CCGGGCGGCGCGCGTCGGCCGGTCCGCCCCTCCCCCACCTGCCAGTGACGGCCCCGCGCGGGCTGTCGTCAGCCGAGGCCGGCACGCCCGGGGTGATTTGCGGATCGACCCGACCGTCGAGATCACGCCCGTGCAGGTCCAGCGGGTTCTCGGCGGTGCGCGGTGACGACGTTCTACGTGTACGTGAAAGGCCACTGCCGGCTCACCACCCACGACCAGCAGGTCGCGGACCGGTACGCCGCCGCGGTCCCCGGGAGCCGGATCGTCCCCGTCGTGCGGCAGCCGACCGCAGGGGAACTCCTCGCCGGTGAACGGCGGGTGGCCGCGTGACCGCGGTCCTGCCGGAGCGTCCAGTGCTGGTCGACCGGCCCGGCGTCTACGACATGGACGAGGTCACCTACTTCTCCGACCCTGTTCCCGTCGGCTCCCTGTCGGCGTCGGGCGCGAAGCTGCTCCTCCCGCCGTCGTGCCCTGCCCTGTTCCGTCACGCTGCCGACAATCCGCCGAAGGCGAAGCGGGAGTTCGACATCGGTCACGCCGCCCACAAGTACGTCCTGGGCGTCGGCACCGAGCTCGTCTCTGTCGAGGCAAACGACTGGCGGACGACGAAGGCCAAGGAGGCGGCGAAGGCCGCCCGCGCCGAGGGCAAGATCCCGCTACTGGCCCGCGAGGTCGCGCAGGTCAAGGCGATGGCGGCGGCGCTGCGCCGCAACCCGTACGCGGCGGCGCTGCTGAACCCCGAGCGTGGCAAGCCGGAGCAGTCCATCTTCTGGTTCGACGAGACGTTCGGCATCTGGCGCCGGGCGCGCCTGGACTGGCTGCCCGACGTCGGGCGCGGTCGGTTCATCGTGCCGGACTACAAGGGCTTGGCGCTCGATACACCGATCCCGACGCCTGCTGGCTGGACCAACATGGGCGCTTTGCAAGTAGGTGACGAGGTCTTCAGCTCGTCGGGTGAGCCGTGTCGCGTCGTTCACAAGTCGGAGGTGCACCTCCGTCGCTGTTTCCGCATCACCTTCGATGACCGTTCAACCGTGATATGCGACGACGAGCACCTCTGGCTCACGTCTGCCGGACAGACGGCGGGCAGGCCACCCAAGGTTCGGTCAACGCGGGAGATCAAAGCCACCCTTCGGTTGTACGGGCAAAGCCAGCATCGAGTTGCGACGGCTGGACCGCTTGCACTCCCAGAAGCGGGCCTTCCCATCGACCCGTACGTCTTCGGCTGCTGGCTCGGCGATGGCACGGCGGCTGAGGGGACGATCACCAAGCCGGACGATGAACTGTTCGAACTTATCACCGAGCGCGGCTACCAGTGCAGCGAGCCGCACAGCAACGGTGACCGACGGCCGATGACCCGGACCGTCTACGGCCTGCGCAAGCAGCTCCGCCTGGCCGGGCTCCTTGGGCACAAAGAAGTGCCCGGCGCCTATCTGCGCGCGAGCCGCGATCAGCGCCTCGCGCTCCTCCGCGGCCTGATGGACACCGACGGATCGTGGAACTCGACGCGAGGTCAGGCGGTCTTCACCACGACCGACAAGGGTCTTGCGTTGGCTGTTCGTGAGCTGGCATGCAGCCTGGGCCAGCGCGCGATCATGCACCATACGACCCAGCGAGGCTTCGGCGTGACCGTGCAGGCATACCCGGTCACCTTTACGCCGAACGGGATCAATCCGTTCTCGCTGTCACGCAAGGCCGACCTGGTTCCCGACCCGTCCGCACCACCGCGACGTGGGGATCGCTCCAGGCGCCGCGTAATCGTCGGTGTCGACGAGGTTCCTGCGGTACCGACGCAGTGCATCGCGGTGGACTCAACCGATCACACCTATCTGTGCACCGAGCAGATGATCCCCACGCACAACACGTCGACCTCGGCGAACCCCGAGGACTTCCGCAAGGCCGTCCACAACTTCCGCTACCACGTCCAGGATGCCTGGTATCGGGCCGCGGTCGAAGGTGCCGGTATCGCCGACGACCCGCTGTTCGTCTTCATCGTCCAGATGAAGGACCCCCCGTACCTAGTGACGATCGTCCAGCTCGACGCCGACGCGCAGCGTGTCGGCCGCGACCTCGCCGGCCAGGCCATGGACGCGTTCCGCAGCTGCAACGAGACCGGCGTGTGGCCGGGATTTGCTGACAACGACATCCCCGAAATCGGGCTACCCAAGTGGGCGGTCCGCGACCACGACTCTCGGGGTGAGTGGTGACCCGAGAAATCCCGCTCTCGCGCGGGTTGGTGGCCCTTATCGACGACGCCGATTTCGAGATCGTGCACGCAGTCGGCAAGTGGTACGCCAACCCGAGCGACCGCACCTTCTATGCACGGAAGAACTTCTGGGTTGATGGCCACTGCCACTCCGTCCGGATGCACACCCTGATCACTGGGTGGGACTACGTCGACCACATCAATGGCAATGGACTCGACAACCGCCGGGGGAATCTTCGCCCAGCGAACGACGCCTTGAACTCACGGAACCGCCAGCGGCGCAGTGACAACAAGTCGGGGTTCAAGGGTGTCCACCTGCACAAAGGGTCCGGGCGTTGGCAAGCCAACGTCAACGTCGATGGTCGTCGGCTCTACCTCGGACTTCACAACACAGCAGAAGCGGCTGCCCGCGCGTACGACGAGGCGGCCCGCTGCGCTTTCGGATCTTTCGCCCGCCTCAACTTTCCGACCCCCGAACAGGAAGTTAAGCCATGACCGTTGCCATCCGTGCCGAGAGCACGTCCACCGACCTGGCGATGCCGTCGCAGGACCGGTCCCTCAACCGTCTGGCCGAGTGGGCGATGGCGGCTGAGGCCGCGTTCCGCGTCGCCGACAAGATCGCGCACACGAGCTTCGTCCCGAAGGCGTACTTCGGGAAGCCGATGGAGGTCACCGCCGCGATCCTCGCCGGTGACGAGGTCGGCCTCTCCCCCATGGCGTCGCTGCGCGCGTTCGACAACATTCAGGGCATCCCCGCCCCGAAGGCGATCACCCTGCGGGCGATCGCGCAGAGCTTCGGTCACGACGTCGAGATCGAGGAGGCCAGCGAGACCCGCGCGGTCGTCGCCGGCCGGCGCAAGGGCTCCGAAAAGTGGCAGCGTTCGATCTGGGACCTGGACCGCGCCCGCAAGCTGGGCCTGCTCAAGAAGGACCAGTGGCAGAACCAGCCGGGCGCGATGCTCGTCGCCCGCGCCACGTCGGAGGCCAGCCGCTGGGTCGCCTCCGACGCCATCATGGGCATGCCCTACTCGGCGGAGGAGCTGCGCGATCAGGAATCCGCTGGCGAGTCTAACGTCCCGGCTGGCCCAGTGACCGCGGCGGAAATCCTCGGCACACAGGCCGAGCCCGAGCAGCCCGCCATCAAGGCCGAGGCGACCACCGCCGAGCCGGCCATGCAGCAGACGTCGCCCGTCGAGGTCGTGCCGGTCTCCGAGGTCCAGCGGAAGCGCATGTTCGCGCTGTGGGGGAAACTCGGCTACGCCGGTGACGAGAACCGGGCGATCCGCCTGGACGTGACGACCCGCATCCTCGGGCTTCCGCAGATGCTGGGGTCGTCGTCGGACCTGACCGGCGAGCAGGCCGACCGGCTGATCGCAGCGCTGGACCAGCGACTCGCCGAAATGCCGACCGCCACCGACGCGCCGCAGGACGGTGAGTCCTGATGGGTGACCACCGCACCTACCCAGCCGCCGAGCGGGTCGTCACCGAGATGACCCGCGAGGGTCTGACGCTGCGGGTGTACGAGAACTCCCGCACCGTGTGCACCGAGGCGGTCCTGTCGCAGGGTGAGGCGCACCGTCTCGCGCACCGTCTCGTCAACTGGTCGCTGCGGCACGGACCGTGGACGCTGGCGAACGACGAGCCGGACGGCCCGACGATGCCGGAGTTCTGGCCGCCGAAGGCGGGAGAGCTGTGGCGGGACTGCGAAAACGAGCTGTACGCGGTGACGAAGGGCGGGATGCTCGCCCCGCTGTATGTCGTTGGCGACAGCCCGGCGCCGTACTGGACCGCCGATGACTTCCAGGCGAAGCTCGGGCCGGTCCGGCGGGTCTCGCTCTCGCCCGATGCTGAGGACCCGTGGGACAAGGTGCCGTTCTGATGGCAGCCGAGTCCTGGGTTTCCGCGGGGGTCGCTGCGTTTGACGCGGCGGCCCCGGCCGGGCCGTTCACCATCCACGCGCAGGTCATGGCCGAGGCCGCCAGCAGTCTGGCGCCGATTGCGATCGCACCGAGTTCGTCCGGGGGCCGGCGGTTTGCGCTCGGCACGCTGACGCTGGTCGAGCGTCCCGGCGACCGGTGGGCGGTGCGTGACCTGACCATCCACGGCCCGGTGCGCTACCTGGACCTGACGGGTCACTGGTCCGCCCAGGGTGGTGACGGGCCGAATTGGGAGGCCGCCTACTGGCACGCCTTCGACCTCGCTGTGAGGCTCGCCCAGGACGATCACCGCTGCCTGTCCTGCGGTGCGCTGTACACGGTCGAGGCGCGGGCCGGAGCGCGCAACAGCGCGATCTGCTGCGTGCCGACCGAGGACGAGGCGCCCGTCGCGGGCTACGGCGACATCGAGATCCCCGCCTGGTGCGCGACCCGCCGGGCGTTCGTGTGGCGCAACGCGAGCGGCGAAGTCGAGGCGGACCGATGAGCGCTGGACTCGAGGCAGCCCGCTGCCAGTCGGTGAACGAACTGCGGCACCTCGCCGAGCGGGCGCGTGCTGTCGATGACGCGGAACACGACGAGTGGGCGGTGTGGCTGGAAGAGGACGCCGCCCGCCTCGAAGCTGGCCTGGAGGCGGCGTGAGCTTGCCACTGAACCTGACGATCCCCGGCGCGGCCCTCACGGTCGCGCCGGGCGGTGCCCCGAAGGTGCTCGGCATCGATCCGAGCCTCACCTGTACCGGCCTCGCCGGCGACGGATGGACGGCAACGATCCCGACGAGGGGCCGCCGTGCTCGCCAGGGACGCCGCGACTTCGCGCACGGCCGGATGCGGCACATCCTCGACATCGTCCGGGACCACCTCCACGGTGTCGACCTGGCCGTCATCGAGGGGCTCGCGATGAGCCCGAAGATGGACGCCGACCGGCAGCTGGCGTGGCTGAACTGGCAGGTCCGCGACCTGTGCTGGTCGCGGGAGGTGCCGTACGCGGTCGTGTCCCCGTCGGGGCTGAAGCTGTACGCGGTCGGGAAGGGCAGGCGCTCCACGAAGCAGGTCGCCGCCGACGAGGCTGTCGGCGTGTCGGTGAAGGAGCCGGTTCTCGACGCGGTCCGCGGCTGGTTCGGCTGGTTCGACGGCGGCTCGGACGAGGCCGACGCGAGCGTTCTCCACGCGATGGGCCGGGACTGGCTGGGCGCGCCCGTCGTCGCGGTGCCGAACGGGCAGCGGGCGGCGCTGGACGGGGTGGCGTGGCCTGAGGTTGAGCAGCCGATGCGGTTGGGGGTGGCTGCCTGATGCCCTCCGGTGTGTACACCCGCCGCCTGACCCCAGAGCAGCTGCACCTGGCGGGTCTGCTCGCCGACACGGACCTCGGTGCGCCGCTGCTCGCGCACAGGTTTGGTCTCTCCGCGGGCGCGTTGCAGCGGCGGAAGGCGACCGTGTACCGGGCGTACGGCGTCCACTCCCGTGCGGGGCTGCGGTTCGCGAAGTTCCGGATCGCGTCCACCCCGCGCACCTTCGACAAGAACAGCAACGAGTGGAAGGACGGGGAGCCGCTGTTCCTCGCCTGCAACATCTGGCGGCAGGCGGCAGAGAACGTCGCCGAGTCGCTGCAGCGGGGCTCCCGGGTCATCGTCACCGGCCGGCTGAAGCAACGCAGCTACGAGACCCGCGAGGGCGAGAAGCGCACCGTCATCGAACTCGAGGTCGACGAGATCGGTCCGAGCTTGAAGTACGCGACGGCGAAGGTGCAGAAGATGCAGCGTTCGTCGAGCAGCGGCGGGACGGCGCAGCAGGGTGGCGGGTTCGGCGGCGATGACCCGTGGTCGACCGCAGCGCCGGCCGGTGGCAAGTCGCAGTCCAGCTTCGGTGACGAGCCCCCGTTCTGATCATGAAGTTCGCCTTCCTCACCGCCACCGACCGTGCCTGCTCGGGGATGAACACGAACCTGTTCATCCCCGAGCACGGCCAGCACAGCAAGGACGCTAAAGCCGTGTGCCGCACCTGCCCACACATCACAGCCTGCCTCGCCTACGCCCGCGAAACCGGCGACGACCACGCCATCCTCGGCGGAACCACCGCTGCTGAACGCCGCAAGACCCGGGAGCGGCAGAAGACACCACTGCAGCAGGTGATCGCAGCCCGACGCGCCGCAGTCGCCAGCATGAGCGACAGCGGGCTTACACCGACGGAGATCTCGGGGGTGCTGCGGCTGCCGTTGGCGACCGTCACCGCCGACAAGATCCACAGCGGCAAGCGGGCCGGCGCGCAGGCCGACCCGAACCTGAACGCGCGCATCGACGAACTCGACCAGCGCGGCGTATCGCCGACAGCGATCGCGCAGATGCTGCACATCGGCAGGCGGACCGTCTACAACCGCCGCGCCCAGCGTGCCGCCGAACGCGAGCAGGTGGCGGCGTGATCACCGGCAGCGCCTCCGGCGCCGGCTCGCACCTGCCGCAGCCGATGCCGCCGTTCGCCGGGGACCCGCGGATCCTGTGCACGCCGGCTGACGACGACATCCTGTTCCCACACCGCCCGTCGGTCGAGGCGACCGCCGCCGCGGTGAAGCTGTGCGAGCCGTGCGAGTTGCGGGCCGCCTGCCTCGCGTACGGGCTGCGCCACTCCCCTCACTTCGGAGTGTTCGGCGGCTACACGCCAACCGCGCGCCGGGCCCTGCTGCGACGGCGCAACCAACCCACTCAACTGGAGGCAGCCGCATGACAGGCCAGTTCATCGTCTTCGAAGGCGGCGAAGGCTCGGGCAAAACCACGCAGGTCCGCCTCCTCGCTGCCGCCCTCAACCACGACGCGCTCGTCACCCGCCAGCCCGGCGGCACCGCCATCGGCCGGATCATCCGTAGCCTGCTCCTCGACAGCCCCACTGGGTCGGTCAGCGACCGCGCCGAGGCGCTGCTGTACGCCGCGGACCGCGCGCAGCACGTCGACGAGGTCATCCGGCCTGCCCTCGAAGCCGGCACTGTCGTCATCTCCGACCGGTACGTCGACTCCAGCCTCGCCTACCAGGCCGCAGGCCGGGACATGGACGGGGCGTGGATTCAGGAACTGTCCCGCTGGGCGACCGATGGACTCGTGCCCGACCTGACGATCGTCCTCGACGTCCACCCGGAGATCGGGCTGCAGCGTGCCGCTCGTCGCGGTGCCGCGGACCGGCTCGAGCAGGAGGACATCGGGTTCCACTGGCGGGTCCGCGACGCGTTCCTCGCGCTCGCCGAAGCCGACCCCGGCCGGTACCTTGTGCTTGAGGCTGGGCAGCCCGCCGATTGGCTCGCCGACATCATCGCCGAACGAGTCCGTGGGCTCGTCGCCGCAGGAGCCGCCGCGTGACCCCCGACCTTCACCCCGACGACCGCGCCCACGTCGAAGCGGTCGCCGCCGAGCTGCGCGGCCACCGCCGGCGCCTGGAACTCACCGCCGTCGAGGTCGCCGCCCGCATCGGCACCGGCCGCAACGCCGTCCGCGCCGCCGAAGTCGAACCGAACCGGCGGACCGGCACCCTGCAGCAGTACGCGTACGCGCTCGGGATGCGGCTCGTGTTCCACCTCGACGGGCTACCCGACATCGTCGACCCGACCGCGCAGACACTGGCCCGGTCGGCGCGGCAGGCGAAGGACTGGCGCCGGTCGCACTCGTTCGAACGGGCCGCGCTCGGCGCGAGGCTCGGTGCGATCCGACGGCATCTCAAACTCACGCAGACGGAACTCGCCGGGAAGCTCGGCCGGGACCCGGGGTTCATCTCCCACCTGGAGCAGGGCACCGCCGACGACCCGCTCCTCGGCAACTATCAGCAGGCGGCCCGCACGTTGGGCGGGATGCTACGGATGCGGATCGTCCCGGACGGTTCGACGGACGAGACGCGGCTGCTGGCGCTGCTGGACGAACTCGGCGACCACAGCCTCGTAGCAGCGGTCCGGTACCGGGCCGCTACGCCCATCGGCACCGTCAAGGGCCTGTCGCTGCTGGACGCTCAGCTCGCTGTCGCCGAGCACGGCGGCCACGTCGAACAGGCGGAACTGTGGCTGCTCCCCACCCGGCACAAGGTGCTGGGGCCGTGGCTGCCATACGCCGAGAACACCCCCGTATCCCCCGCAGCCAACTGAAGGAGACCCCCATGTTCGGTAAGACGAAGACCCGCCCGGTCAGCACCAACCTGACCCCGGCCCGCACCATCCGGCTCGCCAAGCCCGACACCACCGCCGCGCAGGTCAACCTGGAGAAGGCCGACGCCGGCGGGCACATCAGCCTCGTCAAGCAGGCACAGTCCGTCGGCGACCAACTGGAGAAACGCGGCCTCCTCGGCGTGCACGCGGAGCCGTGGCTGCTGCTGGACCGGTCCGGGTCGATGGCCGGCCACTACAAATCCGGGGCCGTCCAGGCGATCGTCGAGCGGGCCCTGGCGTTCGCGCTGCTGACCTCACCGACCGGCACCGTCAACGTCGTCGGGTTCGGCTCCGGCGTCACGAAAATCGTCAAGGTCACCCAGGACAACTACCGCGGGGTCATCGGTCGGGACATCCCGCCGCCCGGACGGGACACCACGAACCTGACCGCCGCCCTCGACATCGTCCTCGATCGTGCGAAGGTCGCGGACCTGCCGTTGTTCGTGACCGTCGTCGCGGACGGCGGTGCCGACAATCCAGCCTCAGCCACGGCGCGGTTCTGCACGTCGGCGCAGTACCCGGTCTTCATGAAGCTCCTTGCCGTGATCCCGGTGCCGTACTTCGCGACCCTTGACGACCTGGACGGCACGCAGCGGCTCCTCGACAACATCGACGCCAAGCCGGAGAAGGGTGGCAAGAGCCTTCTCGACATGGACGGCGACGAGTTCGCGGAGGCGATGGTCGACGAGTGGGACGGCTGGGTCAAGACCGCCACGGCGGCGGGCGTCCTGGCGTAAGTGGTCGGGCCGGGCGGCAGGAAGGTCGCCCGGCCCTCGTTCCTGATCTGAATCATCGAAGGAGAGCATCATGACCAACTACGTCGCCACCACGATCGACCGTCTCGCCGAGCTCCTGCCCGGCTGCGACCCGGACCTGCTGCGCCTCTACCTGCTGCTCGCCTTGGTGAAGGGCGCCCACGTCACCAACAGAGACGTTCACGACGCATGGTCGGCGTGGTGCCACACGACCCGGCCCGACCACCGGTCGCTGATCCCGTTCGACGAGCTCACCCCGGAGGCGCAGGCGTTGGACACGAAGTACGCGGAGGCGATCCGGGCGGTCGCGGCGTGACGACCCGTACATACGGCGGGTGATCCGGTGGCGACGAGGCGGGCTTGAGTTGCGTCCCGACGGCGTCCCCATCCGTCCCTGAGCGTCGCTCGTTGTCCCCGGTCAATGGCGGTACAAGCCGGTACCGTGCTCACTGAGTGTAGTCGTTTCCGGGAAACGACATACCAACCAGCCGTAGATGTAGACCGATGTCCTGAGGTCCACATGACCCGGTCTGGGTGACCGGGTAACGCGGACCGCCATCCACCTACGGATGTTGCGTAGCAAGGCTTGCGCTTCAACCTGGCTGAAGGTCACGTCGAACCCGAGTTCTCCACGGGCTAGCGCAGATTCAGCCCACACGACACGCCGGAATGGGGGCGGCGCAGCTTGCTGACAGTGACCAAAGCCGCTACGGTGAGAGCCACGTACACAGCTTGAGAAATGGAACGGCCGACCCCGGGGAATTTGCCCTGACAGACGAAGCCCCGCGGCCGGCCGACAGACATCCGAGTCAAAGACGCAGACGCCAGCAGGTCGCGCAGCAACGCTTCCCGCCAGCTACAGGTTTTCACGGCGACGCCCCCGGAGCAAGCAACCCGGCAGGCAGCGCGCCACCCTGAGCGTCACGGCTCGGTCGACCCCGGAAGGGAACGACCATGAGCGACACCACGCAGACCCATCACGCCGCCGCCGGCCGCAAGGGCGCCGAAGCGCGCTGGAGCAAACTCACCGATCCCGAAGATCGGCGTCAGGCCATGGACCACGTCACCAAGGGGCGAGTCCGCGCACAGGACGTCGTCGAGCGCGTCGACCAGGTCGAGGGCAACATCCTCGCCGAGCTCCGCGCCATCAGCGCCCGCCTCGCCGCGATCGAGAGCCGCGACGCCGAGCGCGTAGCCGCCTGACCTATCCGCCGCATCAGCGCGGACAAGGTTAGAGCCCAGTCTCCGACAAGACCGGGCTCCCTACGTGCTGATCCTCACCTGACGAGGACCACATCATGGTTGCAGACTTTGCCCTTTCATGCACGTCCGTTGATATTGACCCCGCCCTCACCGACTACCTGACCTTCCTCGAAACCAAGGTCGACTTCGATCAGGCATACGGCTTCGAGATCAGCCCCGCCGAGGTCAACCCGCTTCTCAAGGACCACCAGCGCGCCATCGTCCAGTGGGCCGTCCGCGGCGGCCGGCGAGCCATCTTCGCCAGCTTCGGCCTCGGAAAAAGCATCATGCAGCTGGAGACACTCCGGCTGACAGTCACCCGCGACGGGGGCAAGGCGCTCATCGTCTGCCCGCTCGGCGTCCGCCAGGAATTCGTCCGCGACGCCGCCATGCTCGGCATCACCGTGCGGTTCATCCGCACCAGCACCGAGGTCAACGGGCCCGGCATCTACCTCACCAACTACGAGTCCGTCCGCGACGGCAAGCTCGACCCGAACCTGTTCGACGCCGCCAGCCTCGACGAGGCATCGGTGCTGCGGTCGTTCGGGTCCAAGACGTACCAGACCTTCCTGACCCTGTTCGACCAGGTGAAGTACCGGTTCGTCGCCACCGCCACGCCGAGTCCGAACCGCTACAAGGAGCTGATCCACTACGCCGGGTTCCTCGGCGTTATGGACACCGGTCAGGCACTCGCCCAGCCCCTCGACGCGCAGGTGCTCACGCCCGCCGGCTGGGTCGCGATGGGCGACGTGCAGGTCGGCACTGAGGTCATCGCGGTTGACGGCACCCCCACTCGGGTGCTCGGCGTCTACCCGCAGGGTGAGAAGCCGATCTGCAAGGTGACCTTCTCGGACGGATCGAGTACCCGCTGCACCGGGGAACACCTGTGGTCGACCAAGACGAAGTCGGATCGACGTTACGGCAACCCCGGCCAACTCAGGACCACCGACGAGATCGCCACCAGTATCGGCAGCGAACACTCCATCCCGCTCGTAGCGCCTGTGAAGTTCCCAGATCGGCCAGTCGACATCGACCCGTGGCTACTCGGCGCGCTACTCGGCGATGGCACCCTCGGAGCCAGCAGCGTTGGCGTCACCTCCGCCGATGCGTGGATCGTCGACCGAATCGGTGAGCTGTTGCCCGATGGTCTCACCATCAAGCACTATGGCCGCTACGCCTACGGCATCGGCTCTGAAACGCGGGCGGGCATTGGCCGGGGAGTTCGCGCCAACACCCTGCTGAACAGCCTGCGCGCCTACGACCTGGCCGGAAAGCGGGCATGGGAGAAGCGCATCCCCGCCGACTTCATGTTCAATGAGCCGCAGGTCCGGCTCGACGTGCTGCGGGGCCTCATGGATACCGACGGCCACGCGCCGAAGGTATGCCGGAACAGTCCGCGGTTCGTTACCACATCTCGGGGTCTTGCCGAAGATGTGCAATGGATCGTGCGGTCACTCGGCGGCCAGTCGCGGATCACTGCGCGGTCAACGACCCGCCGCGACGCCTACTCGGTGACGGTCCGCCTCCCCGAGGGTCTGTGCCCGTTCTCGCTGCCGCGCAAGGCGGACCTCTGGAGGCCGAGCGAGCGGCTGAAGAAGATCGTCGCGGCCGTTGAGCCTGACGGTGCTGGACTTGCACAGTGCATCGCCGTTGAGCACCCCGAGCACCTGTACGTGACCGACGACTTCGTGGTCACCCACAACACTCGGTTCTTCCAGCGCGACAGCACGAAGGCCAACAACCTGACCTTGTATCCGCACAAAGTCCAGGAGTTCTGGCTGTGGCTGAACACGTGGGCGATCCTGCTGCAGAAGCCGTCCGACCTCGGGTTCGACGACACCGGATACGACCTTCCGCCCCTGGAGGTCGTCTACCACGAGATCCCCGTCGACCACTCCACCGCCGGCGTCGAACGCGACGGACAGGCCCGCCTCTTCAAGGGAGGCGACCCTCTCGGCGTCACTGGCGCGGCGCGGGAGAAGCGCGACACCCTCGGCGCCCGCGTGGCGAAGATGGCCGAGATCGTCGCCGCCTCACCCGGTGAGCACTTCATCCTCTGGCACGACCTGGAGGACGAGCGCCGCGCCATTAAGCAGGTCTTGCCCGAGGCGGCCGAGGTGTACGGGGCGCTGGACCTCGAGACCCGCGAGCAGCGGATCATCGACTTCTCCGACGGCAAGCTCCGGCTGCTGGCGACAAAGCCGGAGCTGTCCGGGTCCGGGTGCAACTTCCAGCGGCATTGTCACCGGGCGATCTTCGTTGGGGTCGGGTTCTCCTTCAACGACTTCGTTCAGGCCATCCACCGCATCCAACGGTTCCAGCAGACCCACCCGGTGCGCATCGACATCATCCACGCCGAAAGCGAGCGCGAGGTCGTTCGGACGCTGCAGCAGAAGTGGGCGCAGCACAACGAGCTCACCGCAAAGATGACCGAGGTCATCCGGGCGCATGGACTCGACGGCGCCGCCGGCGTGCAGACCCTGACCCGCTCCATCGGTGTGACCCGCACCGAGGCGTCCGGTGACGGCTGGCTCGTCGCCAACAACGACTGCGTCGTGGAGACCCAGGCGATGGCGGACGACTCCGTCGACCTGATCGTCACGTCGATCCCGTTTGCGAACCACTACGAGTACACGCCGTCGTACAACGACTTCGGCCACACCGACGACAACGACCACTTCTGGGCGCAGATGGACCACCTCACGCCCAACCTGCTACGGGTCCTGCGGCCGGGCCGAATCTACGCCTGCCACGTCAAGGACCGCATCCTGTTCGGCAACGTCACCGGCGCCGGGGTGCCGACCGTGTCGCCGTTCCACGCCGAGGCGATCTTCCACGCCTGCAAGGACGGCACGAAGATGGGCGCCGGGTCACCGGAGTACATCCTGCTGTTCCACAAGCCGCAGACCGACCGGGCGAAGGGTTACGCCGACGTCCCGGTCGTCAAGGAGAAGGCGGACTACACCCGGGCCCGCTGGCAGGTCGACGCCCACGCGTTCTGGCGGTCGTCCGGCAACCGAAGTCTCACGCCCGAGGAACTGGCCGTGCTGCCCGCGGACCAGATGTCTCGGCTGTTCACTGAGCAGACCCTGCGGGACGTCTACGACTATGAGGCACACATCCGCACCGGTGAGGAGCTGGAGCGCCGCGGTGCACTGCCGGCGACGTTCATGTCGCTGGCGCCGGGCTCGCACCACCCGGAGGTGTGGCACGACGTGAACCGCATGGTGACGCTCAATACGGAGCAGTCCCGGCGGGCGCAGGCCATGCACGTGTGCCTGGCTCGCGGTTCTCTGGTGCTCACGCGTGGTGGCTACAAGCCGATCCAGGAGGTGCAGGTCGGTGAGCTGGTCCTGACGCACAAGGGGCGCTGGCGGCCGGTGGTCGCGGTGCAGAACACCGGCGTCCGACCGGTCGTCCAGGTCCGCGCACAGAGCGTTCCCGGTCTGACCCTGACTCCGGATCACAAGCTGTGGACCCGGGACGTGCGGGGCCGCGCCCGGCAGGCCGACTACGTTCGCCGTGTCGAGCCGGGGTGGGTTCCGGCGGAGGACACGGTCGGGTCGTACATCAACCGCAAGCTGCCGCCGGCCGAGATGCCCGGAGTGGCGGACCCCGGCGTTTGGTGGATCGTAGGCCGCTGGTTGGCGGACGGGCACGTCGAGTCCCACGGCGGACTCGCGATCTCCTGTGCCGACCGCGAGGCCGACGACCTGGCGGAGCGGCTGGGCGGGTTTGCCGGCTCCTTCCGTCGGACCGGCCCGAACTGCCAGCAGGTCCTGCTGCGAGACCCGAACCGGGTACTGCGAAACCTGACGAAGGCCTGCGGCTTCGGCGCCGCAGGGAAGCACCTGCCGCCCGACGCCTACACGCTGCCCGCCGAGCACGCCAAAGCGCTGCTCGACGGCTACCTGTCCGGCGACGGGCACCTCCTCGCCGACCGGAACCGATGGGTGGCCAGCAGCGTCTCCCGAGAGCTGCTGCTCGGCATGGCGTTCCTGGCCCAACGCGCTTACGGCGCGATCGCCAGCGTCTACCCGGGCCGCCCGGCGCGGCGCGGACAGATCGAGGGTCGGGACGTCGAGATGCGGCAGGACTGGATCTTCGGGTTCAACCTGCCCGACCCGGTACGGCGAAAGCGGCCGCTGATCCTGGACGACGGCGCGTGGATGAAGGTCCGGGAGGCGGCCCCGGCCGGCGAGGTCGAGACGTGGAATCTCCGCGTTGAGGAGGACGAGAGCTACACCGCCGAAAACTGCGTCGTCAAGAACTGCCCGCTGCAGTTCGACATCGTCGACCGGCTCATCAACCGCTACTCGAATCCCGGTGACCTGGTCTTCGACCCGTTCGGCGGGCTGTTCACGGTGCCGCTGAGGGCCTTGAAACTGGGGCGGACCGGCCGGGCGGTCGAGCTGAACGAAGGCTACTTCCGTGACGGAGTGGCCTACCTGCGGGCGCAGGAGCGTGAACTGGCCGCGCCGTCACTGTTCGATCTGTTGGACCTGGATGCGGCATGAGCGCCGTGAGCTACTCCTCGTCGAGGTATTCGCGGAGCTTCCGGCGGATAACCTCGGAGACGCTCTCACCGCGAGCCGCCGCCTTCTCCTTCGCGGCGCTCCACAGCGCCTCGTCGACGCCGACGTTGCGGAGCTTGACGTCTTCCGCACGCTGGCCGGGCATCTCAGGCGTACCGGCGAGCCATGACCGCGGCGACTCGCCGGGCGAGCGGGTCACCGTCGCCGGTGGGCTGGCCATCGCGGACCAGCACGACGGGGCGGGTCAGATCGCCGATCGCAGCCTTCGAGGCGGCGGCGGGGCTTTCGCCGCCGCGGTCGCTGAGGCTGTCGAGGGTCCCGTCGCCGTTGTCGCGGTAGAACCAGCCGCCCTGCTGGTCCTGGACGATGTCGCCGATCATGTCGCTCTCCTCGGTAGGTGTAGGTACACCCTAGCCGGTGTACATACACCCGTCAAGGGTGGTGCGGCGTGATGACCACGTGGCTGCGCAACCCCATGACCGTCGGCACGTGCGGGGCACCCAAGACGCCGGCCGACACGAAGGTGCTGTGCGCCGCGCTCGCAAGACTGTTCCCTTGCGGTTGGAGATGTGCTGATCATCAGCCATCGCGGATGGCCGCGCCGCACCTGACGGTGGTGCGCTGATGCCCGTCGCCCTTCTCCCCCCGACCACCTCCAGCTGCGGCGCGTGGTCCGGCCAACTCCCGCTTCTCGAGGCGCCCCGCTACGCCCGCGGCCGGGGAAACGGCAGGTGGCACCGTATCCGGTCCGCCGTCGTCTACCCGGCCGCATCCTGGCGACCCGACGGGTGGACCGCGTACACCTACTGGTGCGGAGTCCACGGCACCGACGGCGGCAAAGCCGGTCCGCTGTGGCTCGTCGACGATGTCCCGGCGAGCGAGCCGGTGTGCGGAACCTGCGTCGGGCGGGCGCTCGGCGCCGGCCAGGACGACGTTCCTGCCGGACTGCCATCGCTGCTGTTCAGCCCCCGCTGGCGGACACCGCCGGCCGTGTGCCCCGGGTCGCGTTCCCGCACGCTGTGGACTCAGGTGTCCAGGAACTGCGGGCAGTGCCTCGTCTGCGGCGACATCACACCCATCCGGGTCGTCGGCAGCGGCTACAACGCGTGGGGTGCCGGGCCGATCAACCACGCGCCGGGGGTGCAGCTCGTTGAGCCGTGCCCGTTCCACGCCTGGATCAACCTGGTCGAACGTGGCGGCAGGGCCGTATGCGGGTGCGGATGGCCGGGTGAGACGTCGTGACCGACGCGCGTCCGGCTGGCCGCTTCGAATGGGAGCAGACCGTCCTGCGGGGACGGTGGTCCGGCCTCATCAAAGGCAACGGCGCCGGAACCCGCGGCGGAGTGTCTGGCGCGGTGTTCCGGGCTGTCGCGTGGGCGCTGTGCACCCACGCCGACGCCGACGGTTCGAACGTCCGTCCCGGTGACGCCACCGTCGCCGCGCTGGCGGAGGTGGGCGTGAAAAACGTCCGGGCCGTCAAGGGCGCGCTGCTTGACTACGGATTCCTTGAGCGGACGAAGGGCGGCGCCCGGCGGCCAGGTGGCGGTGACGCCTACCGGCTGACGCTGCCAACCTCGACCGCGGCGGGCGTTCCGGTCCTCTCTCAGGCCACCCTGCGGAGCGAGGTTGCGCGACTCTCCGACAGCGAGAAGTCGCGGAAGAAGCGCGGGCTTGAACCGTTTGAACCGGGTCCACTGGACCCGGAACCAACCGCGTCCGAACCGGGTCCAGTGGACCCGACACCAGGGCCGGAACCGGGTCCACTGGACCCGGAACGAAAAGCTGGTACCGGGTCCAGTGGACCGGCAAATCAGTCTGGTACCGGGTCCAGTGGACCGGCCGTACCGGGTCCAGTGGACCGGCATACCAACTATGACCAACTAACTACGACCAACAGGGCGGCAGTCGAAGCGAAGCGCAACGCACGGGCACAGCGCGACGGCGTGCTCTTTGCCCGACCGGCAAAGCTCCCGCGCACGGTCAGGCTCATCGCCGAGACCCTCGCCGACGACGCGATCACCGAGGAAGAAGCCCGGCAGGTCGACAAGGCGTGGACCGCCAAGGCGAACCCCGAAACCTTCCGCCTCTACGAAATCGTCGCCGGCGACGGCGGCATCCCGTGGCGGAGCCTTCTCGCCGGCGTCCGGAGCGCAGCCAAGGCCGTCAACGCTGCGTGGATCGAGAAGACAACAAACACCGGGACGCCGTGCATCCATGGACAGCCCGGCGGGGTCGAGCTTCACCCCGTCACCGGCGACGCCCTCTGCCCGCTCTGTCGACGTGGCACCCCGGCTCCCGTGCACGAACCGGACCCGATCCGGACCTACCGACAGCTGCACACCGCGGCCCACGGCCAACCGAGCCGCGAGCGCATGACCGAGATCGCACACCAGCGGCAGCACCTCGCAGGTCAGGGCGTCACTGCTGTGCAACTCCAGGCCATCGCCGCCGGAGCCGCTGTCGCCGGACAAGACCTCGTCACCTACCTCCGCGCCGAGAAGGAGCGACTCAGTGCCTGATGCAGCAGTCCGTCACCTCAACGCCGTCCCCGACGCGGGCGAACCCGGCGATGACAACGGCCCCCGCCTCGAACGCCACGCCCTCGGCACCGCCATGGAATCCCCCGGCGAATTCGCCGCCATGCGTATCGCGCTCACTGCCGAGTCGTTCGCCGACCCGCGGCACGCCCTCGTCTGGCGGGCCATCACCGCCGCCGCCGACGCAGGCGAACCCATCCACGCCACCGCCATCACCGAGAAGATGATCCGAGCCGGGGTGCTCGGCCGGCTCCCGCACGGCGCGTACATGTTCGACCTCTACCAGCAGGCGCTTCCCGGCCAGGGCGGCTACCTCGCCCGGCGCCTCGCCGAACGGGCGACGTGGCGCGACCTCGACGCTGGAGCCGTCCGTCTCGCTGACGCGGTGAGACGACCCGGCGCAACTCTCGGCGACGTCGTCAACCTCGCCGAGGCCGTCGTCACCGCGGCCACAACCACTGCGGCCAGCACCGACGAGGGCGTACACATCGCACAACTCGCCGCGAACTACCTCGACGGCTACCTCGACTATGGGCTCAACCACGGCATCGCCACCCCGTGGCCCGACCTGAACCACACCCTGACCAAGGGCGGGTTCGAGCGGGGGCAGGTCGTCACATTCGGCGGCGGTCCCAGCATGGGCAAGTCGATGGCCCTCACCGACTGCGTCAGGCATCTCGCCGCCGAGCTCCAGGTCCCCACCGTCATGTTCACGCTGGAGATGAAGGGCGAGGACGTGATGATGCGCCTCGTCGCCGGCCTCATCGGCATCCCCGAGGTGCGGATCAAAAACCGCAACCTGACCACGGAGGAGATCGCCCGCTTCGACGACGCTCGGCAGCACCTCGCCGACTCACCGCTGTGGATCTTCGAGGGAGTCCGGCCGCTCAGCGAGATGCTGGCCATGGTCAAACAGCACAAACTCCGATACGGACCGGTCCACGTCCTCGCGCTCGACTACTGCCAGCTCGTCCCCGCCGAAACTCGAGGCAAGAGCAAGGAGAACCGGCAGCTGGAGATCGCCGCAACCATGCTCGGCCTCAAGCGGTTCGCGCTCAACGAGAACGTCCTCGTCCTCAACGCCGCCCAGATCAACCGCGGACCCGCCCAGCGCACCGATAAGCGCCCCATGCTGTCCGACCTGCGCGAGTCCGGCGAGATCGAGAACAGCTCCGACATCGTCATCCTGCTGCACCGCGAGGACTACTACGACAAGGAGTCGCCGCGGGCCGGTGAGGCCGACTTCATCATCGCCAAGCAGCGCGGCGGCCCCACGGACACAGTCACCCTCGCCTGCCAGTTCCACCTGACCCGGTTCGTGTCGATGGCCGAGGACTGGTCACCTGCGGGGGCTGCCCGATGAGGCCCTTCCCCCGCAACGCCGAACCCGACGAGATCAACCGATGGTGGGCCGAGAACAGCTCAGAGCTGTCCGCCCGTTCCATCGCCGCCGGTGCTGACGCGCGCCCGATCACCACCTGGGCGCAGGTCGCCGAGTTCGTCGACGAATCCACCTGGGAGCGCATCCTCGGCGACCTCGCGCCGGCATCCCTCGCCGAGGCGCTCGCCGCCCGACCCGTCCGAAGCCACCGCCACCTGAGCCTCGTCCCCGACCCCGAGGAGTCCCCGTGAGCCTGCCCCTGATCACCGGCGCCGCCCGGATCGTCACCGACCCGAAGCGCGGCGTGACCAAGACCAACGAACCGTGGGCGTCCGCCGTCGTCCGCTTCACCGGCTTCCGCAAGGTCGAAGGGAAGTGGGAGGAGGACACGTCGTTCGGCGCCAGCGTCATCGCGTTCGGCGACACTGCGCGAGCCCTGTTCGCGTTCGCGAAGGGCGACGAGGTCGAGATCCACGGCAAGGTCAAGGACGTCACCGTCTGGCAGCCACCGACCGGAGACCCCCGCCCGCAGCTGCAGCTCGTCGCCGAGACCGTTGAAGCCGTCCAGCGCGGACGCAGCCGGCAGCCGTTGCAGGCCGCAGCGTGAGCCCACCCGAACTGCTCGGCGACCTCGCCGCCGCCTTCCTCGCCCGAACCTGGCACCGACCCGAAGGAGCGCACATGCCCGACCACCCCGACGACTACCGCGTCGACGAATACGACCTCCGCTCAACCCGCGTCGTCGTCGAACTCGACCGGCCCGAAGACGACCCCGCACCCGCCGAGGAGGCGACCACGTGACCCCCGAACACGACCCGCAGGTCCTCGTCGCCCGCATGCACCTGCGCCCGCACCTCACCGCCATCCTCGACAGCGTCGACATGCCCGAACCGGTCCGCACCGCGGTCGTTGACACGCTGCTCGCCGTCGGTGAGGTCGACCGCGAGGCCCGCCCGGAGATCGTCGACGGCGGTCCGTTGCTCGTCCACTACGCGACCTTGACGGTCCGTCACCCGTACGCGGCCCGCGCCACAGCGGAGGTGGCCTGATGACCGAGCATTTCGAGGTCGCGAAGTGGGGCCACACCGTGGAGGTGGCCACGTCGCCGTGCGGCACCTGTGGCCAGCCGGTCCTGCACAACCTCGGCTGGAAGGTCGTCACCCACCCCCCCGACGCCGTCGACCCGTGCGACGCGCCGTGGCCCGACGAGCCCCGACCGGCGTACGTCACCGCGGTCATCGAGCAGCAGCAGGCGGATACGGAGGCGCTCCGGCGGGGTGCCGGCCTGCTGGACGTGACCGCGTCAGCGCCCGCACTCGGCCTGGAGCCGCACCACCGTCGTGGCAAGCAACGCACCGACGGGGAGCGGGCGACGTTGACGGCGAGGGCGCTGGCGTGCGCCACGCAGGACGACGTCCGTCGTGCTGCGGGCAGGGTCCGGGCCGACATGCTCGCGCCGAAGATGGCGACGGGCGGCGTGGTCATCGGCGCTCCGTTCGACGGCCCCGGCTACGACAACCGTGGCGTGAGTGACGGCGCCTGCTGTCAGGCCGCGTACGACTCGGACGGGTTCGCCCACGACCACGAGGTGGTCCGATGACCGAGCCCGAGCAGGTGGCGCTCCAGGTCGGCACGATCCTGGCGCAGGTCGAAGCGCGCAGGGCTGAGGCCGAGCGACTGCTGGCGGAGAACCCGCCGGTGGTCGAGTCGGTGACAGAGCGGCTGCGCCGAGTCGATGCGAAGCAGCGCCGGGACCGGGCTGAGCGGGTCGGTCGGCTCGACGTGGGCGGTGCTGCGTGAGCGCCGTCGTGGTGGACGCCGACGACCTCGCCACCGTCCTCAACCAGCGTGTCGGCCACAGCCACCTGCGCCCGGGCGTCTGGGACGACAGCAACCCGCCCTCGCTGGCCGGGAAGCCGTGCGTCGAGTGCGCGGCCCGTGAGCGGCTGACGGCCGCCGTTTTCGGCGGGCAGTGAGGGGCTCGCCGTGACGGAACCCATCGACTCACCTGTAGCCAGCCAACCTATCGGGTGGGCCTGCTCGAAGTGTGACAAGATCCACAACCCGCGCAAGTGTAAAGGGCACAAACGGGACGGCGACGGCTGGAAACAGTGCGGCGCCTGGCCCATCACCAACCTGCCCGTCTGCGGCGCACACGGCGGCCACGCCCCCCGCTCCAAGGCCGCTGCCGAGAGTCGCGCCACGGAGGAGAAGGTCCGCAAGACGCTCGGCCGGCTCACGTCGACCCCGGTGACGAACCCCCTGGAGGACCTCCTCGCGCTCGGCGGCAAGGCCAAGGCGTGGATGGACCTCCTGGAGGGTCACGTCGGCGAGCTGGAGCGGCTGCGGTACTCGACGGAGGGCGGCGAGCACATCCGTGGCGAGGTCGTGCTGTTCGAGCGGGCGATCGAGGCGTGCCGGAAGGTCCTCGTGGACGTGGCTCGGCTGGACATCGACTCGCGGCTGATGCGGGTGACGGAGGGGCAGATCGGGATGGCGATGACGCTCGTGGACGCGATCCTGCGCCGGCGCGGGCTGGATCCGGATTCGGCGGAGGTACGGGCGGACAAGGCGGCGGAGATCACGGCGCTGGTCGGGTCGGCTCGGGTGATCGAGGGGGTTGCGGCGTGAGCGCCCCTGAGGGCCGCGAGAGGCCGTTGGTGCCCGAGACCATCGGCGGGTGGCTTTCCGGCGCGTGTGTGGACGCTGGGGCCGTCAGCGGTGGCATCCCGCCGAACCGACACCGACGACACCGGCCCCCGCGACCCAGATAGCGATTCCCGGCCCGCACGCCGGGCCAGGAGACGAGAAACCCCCACGGCGAACCATCGCCGAACCACCCCCGCGTTCGAACCCGCCTGAAGGAGACCCCCGATGACGACCGCAACCCCCGCAAACTTCACTGCCGCTGCCGGCACTCGCGCGTTCGAAGACCTTCCCCACTCATGCAGCTGCGGCATCCGCTGGTCCGGCTCGAACACGACGCACTGCGGTACCTGCCACAACTTCTGCGGCACCGGTGTCGAAGCCTTCGACCGGCACCGCCGCAGCGGTCGGTGCAACCCGCCCGCTGGCGTCGGCCTCGTACTCATCCCCGGTCGCGCCTACGAAGTGTGGGGCACGCGGGCGGTCGGCGATGAGTGACGTCCCCATCGTCTGGGTTCGCGGCGAACGCCACCTACCTCCAGGCGACTACTGCCGTCACGGGTGCGGCCACGCCCCGACGATGGTCGTCGCCCGCAGCGACGACCCCGAGCGCCGCGAGCTGCTCGAATGCCTCGCCGACATCAACAAGGGCGGCTGTGGCGGCGGATGCCGTGCGTGGTCCGACGGGCGTGGCCGGATCACAACCGCGTGGCTCGATCACGCCACCAGCCCGAGGAGTAGCCGATGACCGACGAGGACCGCGCCCGCAGCGCCCAGGAGGTTGCCGCCATGCCCGGCGACTCCGGCTGGTGGCACACCGACGGCGACGAGGCGTTCCGTGGGCTGGCCGTCGAGATGGTCGGACTCGACGTCCCCGTCGACCGTGCGCTGCGCATCCTGGCGACCGCGTTCGGCGTGGTCGCGAACGAGTACGGAGGCTGACCATGACCGCCGCCAGTGCGCGCCGGCGGCTCCTCGCTCTACGCCGCGAGGACGTCCGCATCCAGCACCTCACGAGGTGGCGCGCGGACCGCCCGCCGATCTCGGACGCCCTCATGCGCCTGTCGCTCCGGGTGCCGTGGCGCCGCCAGTGGTACCCGACCGTCCATCCCAGCGAGCAGTGCGCACGCTGCCGACCCACTGGAGCCGCCACGTGACCACGCCCGACCAGCCCGACGACCTGGACCGCCTGATTGCCGACAACATGCGCGACCCCAACTTCGCGCGAGCGTTCCTTGCCGGGGAGTGGCGCGAGCGCCGGGCCGCCTACGAGCGTGGTGTCGCCGAGGGCGAGGCCGAACGTGTTCGGTTGAAGCTCCTTCTGGACACCGCCACATATGCGCTGGAGCAGGCCGAGCAGTTCGCCCGCGGCCTCCAGGATGGCACCCTGCCTGGCTACGTCGAGCAGTTGGACGCCGCGCGCGCCGAGGGCCGACGCCAGGCCACCGAGGGCTGGCTTGTCGACCTCGTGCGCGCGGCAGCCCAACTCGCCGAAGAGACTGCCTGCAACGGCGACCACGACGGGAACGACGGCTGCGACGCGTGTACGTGGGACCGGCTGTATCAGGCCGTTCCGCAGCCGGTGAAGGCCGCCGTCGAGCGAGCGAGCCGCCCCGTCGGCCCGTGGGAACCCGCGTGCACCTGTCCGCCTCCGACCGCTGGAGTGGTCGACGTCAACCGTGGGCACCTGCTCCGCTGCCCACGCCTGCGACGGCTCGCCGCCGGCGAGCAGGCCCAGGCCGGCGCTGTTGAAGCCAGCGACGAGGCGCACTGCCACCGCTGCCACGGCCCGAACACGCCGTGGTCTGCGCCGTCACCGCTGTGGAACGAGGTCATGCGCGGCGGCTCGATCAACGGCGATGAGATTTTCGACGGGATCGTCTGCCCGACGTGCTTCGCGATCATGGCTGAGGAGAGGGGCATCGCGCAGTTCTGGCGGCTGACAGCGCAACGGGTCCACGTCGAGCTGGAGACCGTCACCCCGTCAGGCCGGACGTGGGACGAGCAGGCGTTCCGATGGCGGGACGCTGAGCAACCCGAGAACCCGAACTCCGCGGCCTGGCGGCTGCGCGAGCTCGGCTACCCACACGGCAAAGCCTGCACCTGCGACGACTGCCCCGCCCGCGACGAGGCCGAGGCCGCGCAGACCCAGGGCGTTCCGCAGCGCCTCCATTGCGCGCACTGGCTGGAGGGTGACGGTTCGTGCTGCCGATGCGGCGAGCCGAACTGGTGCCCGGCCGAGGCCGCGACCGCAGCGGCCGAAGCACGGTTCGAGCAGCGGAAGCGCTGCGCCAGCGCCGAGCAGGACGGAGACGGTCGGTGATCCTCGTTGTCTGCCTCGACTGCCAGGAGCGGCGAGAACACGAAGCGCGCGGCATCTGCCCTCGCTGCTATCAGTGCCGGATCACCGCTGGCACCATCGACGAACGGCCACCCCTCGGCACCCGTGAAGGTGGCGGGCTCGCGAGCAGTCCCCTTCAGTTCGGCATCACGTACCGGCAGCTCGACTACTGGGTGCGGCAGGGCTACCTCGTGCCCAACCACGCCAGCCCCGGATCCGGCTCCTGGCGGTCCTGGCCCGAACCCGAGATGGAGGTCGCTCGCATGATGGGCGTGCTCGTGACGGCTGGTCTGCGCCCGGAAGCGGCGGCACGCGTCGCCCGAGGTGGCGCCCTGGCGCCCGGTGTCCAGCTCGTCATTGACCCAGCCGTGCAGGACGGGGACGGCCGGTGAGCGCCGCCCTGGTCTGGTCGGTCATCCTCGCCACCGTCGGGATCTTCGGCCTGTACATCGCCGGTCGGAAGCTCTGGTGGGGCTGGCTCGTCGGCCTCGGCGCGCAGGTGCTGTGGATCGGCTACGCGGTCGCCACCCGCCAGTGGGGCTTCATCGCGTCGGCCCTCGCCTACGGCTGGGTGTACGGACGCAATGCGCTCGCGTGGCGGCGAACCTCGATGGAAGGGAACGGCCGGTGAGCTTCCACCACCGCACGATGGTGCGCGTCGGCAACCACACCGAGGTCGCCCGCCCGCTCCGCGACAGCTCCTGGTGGCACCGCTGGCGCCAGGAACGTGCCTGCCGGAAGGCCACCGGTCACTGCTGGCACGCGGACGAGATGGGCATGATCGGCTGGTTCTGTTGCTGCTGCGGCGGCGAGACCGACGGCATGCCACCGCAGCGGTGCATCCACTGCACGGCGACGCCGGCTGGGCCGCAGGAATGCCAGGGCGCGGACTTCTCGAAGCTGCTCGCCGCTCTGGACGAGGGGCTGGTTGCGCACGCTGATCGGGACGGACTGACCGGTGTCATGCGTGCCGTCTTCATGTCCCGCGGTGGACACGCGCCCGGCACGGTCTGCCCGTCCGAAGGGCCACCCGACCCGGTCCACGCGTCGTGGTGCGACTGGCTGCTCGGTGAGGACTGCGACTGCGGCGCCGAGCAGGACGGGGCCAGCCGTGACTGAACCCGAGCACGTCCTGCTCACCGACCTGCGCCGGCTCGCCGCCCTGCCCGACGACAGTCTCATCGCCGAGATCCGCCGCGCCGCGAGCATCGTCGACCCGGTGCCGCCCACCCTGCTCGACACGATCCGCGCGGCCATCGGCTGCGACGACCGCCCCGGAGATGCCGCATGACCGACCTTGCCGCCCGCCTCACCGAAGCCCTCGACCGCGCCGAACAGGCACTCGCCGGCTGCGGCACCGACTGGGCCACCGACAGTGGTGGTGACTGGCTGACGTTCGGCAACGCTCCCGGCGCGGTGCCGGTCAGTGGCTACGTCTACGACGAAAGCCTCGACGGTGCCGCGATCGCCGCGCACATGGTGGCGTGGCAGCCAGCTGTGGTGCTGCGGCTGATCACCCGCGACCGTGCCCTGCTCGCCGCGAACGCCAGCACCGACCGCAACGTCGCCGACCACGTCGCCCGGTGCGGCCCGGACCTGTGCGGCTGCCGCGACTACCTGGCTACGACGACGACCCTGCAGATGCTGACCACGGCTGTTCAGGCCGCCGCGAAGTTCTGGCTGCCCGAGGAGCCCGCCGATGTCTGACCTGATCGGAATGCACTTCGGCGGGCCGCTCCTCGTTCACGACCCGGAACGCTGCGCCGGCCAGGTGTGCTGCATCCACGCGCCGAGCGACCACCCGATGCGGGACTGGCCGCAGCTGTGGCGCGGTGACCGGCAGCTCATGGAGCGCGTCTGTCCGCATGGCACCGGCCACCCGGACCCGGACGACATCGACTACAAGCGGCGGACGCGCGGCGACGAGTACGCCCGTTACGAGAGCATCCACGGCTGCGACGGGTGCTGCTCGGGAAGGAGCCTCGATGGCTGACGACGCCCTGCTCAAAGCCATCCAAGTCGGGCTCTCCAGCACCGGCCCCGGCTCCGACGTGGACGAAGACGCCGCCGCCGTCGCCGCGGTGCTCGTCGACCACGGCATGGTCCTGCCCGTCGGGGTGACTATCGACGCCGTGTACGAGGTGTTCAGGGATGGCGACCGGGACGGTTACGAGTTCACGGACCGTCGCGAGGCTCAGCGGCAGGCGCGGTACGGCGGGCAGGACGGCACACCCGGCGAGGTCAGGGCGGCGTGGCGGATCCAGGCCGACGGCGTCGACGTGATCACGACCTGGAGGTCCGATGGCTGACGACGTCCTCTCGCTCCGCCTCAACCCGGACCGGCGCGCCGTCATCGACATGATCGCCGCCCGGCATGGGATCACCGTCTCCGACCTGCTCCGTGCCGCCGCCGACCACGTCGCGCGGATGCCCGTCGACGACGTGACGAAGCTGCTCGCCTGCACCGCGTGCGGAGGCACCGGGCAGCGGTTCAAGACGAAGGAGAGCAATGGCTGAGATCATCACCGATCCGTGGTTTCTGCACCCGTGCGCGTCAGGGCAGTGCCGCCGGCCGATCTCCCTGTCGTCGGTGTACTGCTGCGCAGCGTGCAGGCGGGCGTGGACAGCCACGGCCCGGTACGACGTCGACGGCTACCACAGCGTCACCTGCGAGGAGCATCACGCGGTCCGTGTCGCGGCGGGGCTGCCCGCCCGTGGCTGAAGACCTCGGGACCCTGCTCGTCGAGCTGTACCGCGACGCGGAACGGCTCATCGACATGCTCAACCGGCATGGGCGCCTGTGGCAGCCCGAACCTGGACGTGCCCACCCCGACGTGGAGCGGCTGCCGCTGCTCGCCGCGCGCCTCGTTGCGGCGGCCATCCACCAACCCGACCCCCGAAAGGAACAACCGTGATCGACCAGCAGGAACCGCCGGCGTTCCACAAGCGTGTCCCGCGACCGCCCCGGCGCCGCGCCAACATCGTTGTCGGCGCTGAGCAACTCGCCGCCCTGCTCAACCTGCCGCCCGACGTCACCGTCGCCGCGCTCGCCCTCGACCCGCTCCGGGACGCCGTGGTGTTCTCGCTCGCCGGCAACCGGTTCGACGAGGTACCCGCCGGCCACGACTCGAAGCGGTTGGTCGCGTACATCAACACCAGCGTCAGTGCGGACGGGACCGAGACTCGGCGAGTCACGTGGGAGGGGCTTGAAGGCGCCGAACTCGTCACGCGGCGGGGCGGCGACACCTACCAGTTCCGGCATGCAACCGTGCGCGCCCGGCAGTGGCTCGGCGACAACGAGGCCGAGATCCAGGAGTTGACCGGCAGCGACTTCTTCAAGCTCGACCAGCCCGTCGACGACGATCCCGACGCGACCGGGTCGCTGCTTGCCGGCCCGCATAACGTGTGGGAGCTCGTCCTCGACGGCGACTGGATCGTCCGGCGGGGCGACGGTTGGGAGCGGATGACCGACGAGGAGTTCGTCGCCGAGTACGAGCCGGTGACGGCATGAACGACCAGCCCATGCCCCCGTCGCCGATCACTGCCCTCGCCGAGGGCGCCGCGCAGACGCACGAGTTGTACCGCTCCTACGTCGAGGCCGGGTTCACCGAGGAGCAGGCGATGCAGTTGATCTGCACGATGCTCGCCGAGTCGATGAGGGGCGGTCGGCCGTGACAGCGCTCGTGTACCGCGAGGACGACCGTCACGTCACGGTCATCGACGAAGACGACGGCTGCTTACCAGGGCGGCACGAGCGCGACGCGTTGTGCGCGCGGACGCCGCTCAAGAAGCTCGCGCCGGCCGAGCCGGAAGCCGTGGACGACGGACGCGAAGGAGGGCCGACATGATCGAGCAGCGGGCGGGACGGATGCTCGCTGGGCCGACCATCACCCTCGGCGGCGAGTGGGTCGAACTCGGGCGCACCGAGGGAGGCGTCGTGTTCACGCCGAAGCGGAAGCTACGGCAGCGGATCGCGTTCCGGCACCCCGCGCCCGGCCTGGACCCCGCCCGCCTCATCGGTGCCCGCATCGACACGCTCACCCTCCACGGCGTCAACCTCGCCGGCCCGGGACTCATCGTCGTGTCGGCGGAACCGGTCGACGACAGCGAGAACCTGTGGATCGTCGCCGAAAGATGGGAGGACGCGTGAGCAGCACCGACGACGTAGCGGCCCGGATCGTCGAGGTCGTCATCACCGACCTGTCCGACCGGAGCGGCTTCGACTGGTGGTGGGACGATACCGACGCCGGCATCCAGGACGAGATCAGGCAGACGCTGGAGTCGAAGGTCCGCGGCGTGCTCGACGCCCGGCGGGACGGTGCAGCGTGACCACGTACGAAGTGCTGATGTCCGAGGAGTTCCTTGGGCAATGCCGCGCCGACGGCAAGATGCTGCCTGCCGGGTTTCGCTTAGGCGAGGTGACCGCCCATCCCGCCCACCAGCAGCCCGCCTTTCGAGCCTGCTACGTGCGGGTGGAGGACGACGAGGCGCCCGCCGAACTCGAAGGCCAGTTGATCGATCCGGCGTTCCGGCGGGAGTACGACGACGAGTGGCAGTGGGTCAGGACGGTCGTCGTCGATCGCCCCATCGCAGACCGGGCTGCTGCCGGGTACGTGCCGATTGAGTTGACCGACGACCCCGAATGGGTTAAGTGCCCGACTTGCCAAGGCGAGCGCGGCTGGATGAATCACGACACCGGCAAATTTGACGAGTGTCCTGAATGCCAAGGCGAGGGGGCGTTTCGGGCATGATCAACCCTGAGGACTACCGGCCCGACCCCGACGACCTGACCCGCGCCGAGCTTGCCGAGCTGGCGCACCTGCCTTGGGCGGACGTCGCCAACGTGCTCGACGAGTGGAACCGGCGCACGCACGGCGTCCTGTCCAGTCACCACGGCGTCGGGCTGTTCCTCGATCTGCTCAACGAGGCCGGGTGGCACCTCGTGCGGAACGAGCCGCCCATCGTGCTGCCGCCACCGACCGACTGAGGAGTGCACGTGACCATCACCCGTACGCATACCAAGACCTTCACCCTGCTCAACGCGTGGGCGTCGACCACGCCCGCCGACTACGGCAGCATGCCCCGACCCGGCAGCCCCTGCGCCGTCCCGAGGTGCCAGGAGCCACTGAAGGCGAACGAGGCCGTCTACGCCGTCACCGAGACCGGCGGCCCCGACGCGCCCGAGCCGATCCCGTGCGAGACCGACCCCACGCTGACGACCGCCGAATGCCACCACGCCGAACAGTGGGTGTGCTGGCGGCACATCCGGCCCGACGACGGACCGATCGTTACCCGCCCCTGACACATCGACGGCGCCCGGCCCGTCACAGCCGAACGCCGCCCCGCGACCGCCTTGCCAGGTGATCCGTTCGAGCGATCATAGCCATGAGCTGCGCGAACGGAGCCACATATGCACAACCCCCGACCACTCTGCGCCGCGCCACACTGCGCCATCAAGGCCCGCCACCGCGACACCTGCCAGCACGCCGACTGCGTCCCCGACTGCTCCGAGGACCGCTGCTGGGGGTGCCTTCCCCGGTGGGCCGCCGACGGGCTTCTGCTCTGCGACGTCGACACCCGACGGATCGCCGAAGATGCCGGCCGAGCCGCTGACCAGTACCTTGGACTCGAATCGTCGATTATCCGCCGCGGTGGTGGCGGCGAGCAGGAGAAGACCTCAGGCTCATCGAGCGGGGCGCCAGTCCCTGACGACGAGGTCATGGACACCCGCGTCAAGATCCGCGACCTGCTCGGTGCGATCGTCCGGCTCATCTCGGAGCAGCGCGGTGTCACTCGACCGGGCGGCGGACGGTCCGCACCCGAACTCGCGCCCCGGCCGAACACGAAAGACCCCGCCGGGCTCACCGCGCACCGGCCTGACGACCTGCGACCGCTCGCCGCGTTCATCGCCCGGCACGCCGAATGGATCGCCGCCCACCGGTACGGACCTACCATCGCCCGCGACCTGCGCAACATCGCCGGCGACGGACGCATCTGGGCGCTCGCCTACCCTGCCGGATCCGACCGGCTGTACATCGGCGACTGCCCGGCGATCCTGACCGATGACGACGGCGCCGAGTCGACCTGCGGCAACCGCCTGTACCAGTACGCGGGCCAGCCGCTCGTCGAGTGCAGCAACTGCGGCGTCAGGGACACGCTTGAGCAGTGGCGGCGGTGGGTCGTGGCCGATGCGCACGGAGAGGTGAACGCCTACACCTTGGCGAGTCACCTCGCGCAGACTTGGATGCGGCCGGTCGATCCCGCCGTGATCCGACAGTGGGCATCCCGGGGCAAGATCGCGGCGTTGACCGAACCGGACCCGGACGTCCGCGGCTCGACCCGGCCGAAGCGTGATGAGCGCCGGCGAGTGATGTACGACCTCGCCGCTGCTGTTGAGTACGCCGAGACCATCTGGGGCCCGCCGGCGGAATTGGCGCATCGAAGGATCGCCTAAAGGCGCTGCTCAAACACCATGAATCAACGCCAAACGCATAGGCGTTCATGAGAAAATAGAGGTGCCCCGGAGTGCTGTGAACACCCGGGGCGGCCGAACCTTCCTGCGAAAGGAACGACATGCGAAATCGTACCGTGGTGCTTGCCAACGGGTTCCGCAATCTCGGGTCGCACCCCAAGGGCGAGCGGGAGGCGCTGCTCAGGGAGATGCTTGATTCACCGGCGGCCAATCACATCTACAACGCTGCCTGCCAGGCGCGAAAACTCGGCTTAGACCTGACTGACACCGAGGTAATGCGGCAGTGCCTCGCGGCCGGCAACCGCGACTACCTCGCCACCCTTGCGTACGTCGAGAGCCACGAGCGGGCGGGAACTAACCACACAGGCAGGCCGCACCTGCCGGTTGTCTACTACATGCGGCTTGGATCACTGATCAAGATCGGGACGTCGGCCAGCATCAAGAGTCGCCGCCAGGCGATCAACCCGCACGAGGTGGTCGCGCTTGAGTTTGGTGATGTCGGCGTGGAAAAGGGGCGGCACCGACAGTTCGCAGACCTGAAGGACCATGGCGAATGGTTCCGGAACGGACCTGAACTCGCGGTGCACATGGCAACGCTGGCTGACGAGTTCGAGCGCACCCAAGGCGTGAAGCCGAACGACTGGCTGGGCGCGCCACGCAAGGCGGCTTGACAGACCAGACGTCGGGTGTCACAGTGCAAACGTCATTCTGAACGGAGAGCGCCCTCCAAGTGGTTGGGCGCTTCACTGTTTTGAGGCACCTTGGGACCGAATCGCTACGGCGACGGTCCCATTTTTGTTGTCCGCGCTCCGTCCCCCCAGCGGGTCCGTAGAGCCGGATGGGGCCGGGCTCCCCTCACCACGGGGGGTGTCGGGACCCGGCCCACCAACCGTGAGGAGCAACCTCGATGCTCCGTGCCCTCGTCGCCGCCGGAATCGCGACGGCAATCCTCGGCGCAGCCGGCTGGCTCGCCTACACCAACCTGAAGGAGACGCTCATGGCCACGAAGGATGAGATCCTCGCCCAGATCGCCGACGTCAAGACCGTCCTCGTCGAGACGGGCAAGGACGTCGGCCGCGTCGCCGACAAGCTCGACCAGGCCGTCGCCAACGGCAACCTCACCGAGGTCGCCGACGCCGTCGCCGAGCTCAAGACGATCGCGCAGGGCATCGACGACCGCGCCGAGGCCAGCGACCCGGAGCAGGCCGCGCCCGTCGAGCCCGAGGCGCCGGCCGACGAGACGCCGGCCGAGCCAACCGCCTGACGCACCTGGACCCGGGCGCGCCCCTGTTCCTCCCCACAGATGGCCCCGGGCGCGCCCGCCCGGCCAGCACGGAGGCCCGATGCGCATCAGTGAGATCACCGTGCAGGCCGGAACCCCGCAGGTCACACGCTGCGACACGTGCCAGACCGACGCCTACGTGACCGTTGACATGCACATCCTCGGCGCCGACGGACCGTATCGGGTCGGCACGAGCACAGGGTGCAGTGAGTGCCGCACCGGCTTCTTCGCCGACGACCTACCCGTCGGCGAGTGAAGCTCATCAAGTCGGGCCGGTTCTGGATGGGCGTCTGGCTTGCGTTCGGTGCCGCGTTCGCTGTGTGGGCCGTGATCACCGTCCTGTTCCTGCTCGACTCGGTACGGAACCTCAGCCTCATGTCTGTCGCCGCGCTCATCGTGGCGGTCGCCGCAGGTCTGCAGACCACGCTCACGATGCGGAAAGCGGATCAAGCTGACGACTTCTAGGAGCACGGTGACCGCGCAGCGCTACGGCCGCCGACCGAACCTCGTCGACGCGATGCAGGTCACCGAAGCCACCGCGCTCGAGGTCGCCGAGTGGGCCGACGGGCATGTGACCCGGGACCCACAGACGGACAAGCTGCTCGTGAAGCTGCCGATGTCGAAGATCCCCGCGCGCGTCGGAGACTGGGTCGTCAGGGACCACCTGCCGGACGGGCTCGGACCGGCACGGCCGATGCTCGCCAACGTGTTCGACTGGGCGTTCGCTGAGGTGAAGCCGTGAAGATCGAAGGCGTCAAGCTTGACGACGGGCGGGTGTTCTTCAACGCCGCCGACGTCATCCGGTCGCTGCGGTCGCGCGCCGACGACTTCGACCGGGCCGCCGCCGAGCTTGGCGAACCGCTCGACGGGAAGGCGTTCACCGACGTGGTCGCGCACCATGCCGTTGCCACTGAGCTGCGGGCACGGGCCGACTGGCTGGACGTAGCGACCGTTGCGCATCCGTCCGAGCAAGCGAGCCGCGACCAGCCGAGGTGAGCCGTGACCGCCATGCTCACGCGGTTCGACCTCGACGTGCTGGCGCAAACCGCCCGGCTTCTCGCTGGCGAGACCAACTCTGCGAAGGACGCCAAGACTCCCGGCGAGCTCGCGAAGTTGCTCGACCCGAAGACGGTGCAGACCACCGCGCTCGAACTGATCGACGCCGCACTGGTAGACGCGGCCGAGGGTCGCTGCGATCGCCTGATGATCTCTTTGCCACCTCAAGAAGGGAAAAGTGTTCGCGTTTCGCGGCGCTTTCCCGAGTTCCTGTTGGCTAGGAATCCCAACCTGCGCATCGCGATCATTTCCTACGCGCACGGCGTCGCCCGTCGACTCGCCCGCTCCATCCGCGACGACATCTCAGTGCACTCCGGCGCGCTCGGCATTGCGGTCAGCCCGACGTCGTCGGCCGCGCACGAGTGGAGCATCGCTGGTCACGACGGTGAGGTCTACGCCACCGGCATTGCAGGAAGTTTGACGTCTCGACCTGTGGATTGTCTGCGTGGCGATTCTCAAATCATGACAGAATATGGCCATGCGCCAATCCGTCAACTTTGTGAATCCGGAGACGCTGCCCCCCGCGTCCTCAGCTTCAACCACGCCACCGGAAAGCCCGAATGGCGGCGCATTCTCGCGACCCGCACCATTCACGATCGACCACTCGTCGAAATCGTCACCTCCAGCGGCCGGCGCGTCGTCTGCACCCCGGATCACCTCATCTACGTCGCCGGACGCGGCTACGTTCGGGCCCATCAGCTACGCGCCGGAGACCGGCTCACCACTGCCGAGCAGAGTGCCGATCAAATGCCTGCACTGCGCGACGGTGACCACCCGCTTTCGGTCGTACTTCAAGAGGCTCCGCGAGGGCGCGCCGCTCTACTGCTCCAAGACGTGCCAGTATTCGGCCGCGTCGATGACGCTGACCTGCGAGGGCTGCGGCATCGAGTACGTGAAGCTCCGTTGCGAGATCGAGAAGGCCGAGCGGAAGGGCTTCACCCGGGCGTTTTGCACGAGGACGTGCTTCCTGTCCACGTCGAGCAAGAGCGCGTACGAGCGGGCGATGGCGCTCATTCCGCAGCAGCCGATCGGACCGATCATCAGCGACGAGCGGGTGCTCACCGATTCGGGCCGGCGTCGGTATTACACGGCGGAGATTGCCGCGCTGTCGGACGGCACCAACCGGAAGCGCCCGTGCGTACAGTGCGGTGCAATCCGCAAGAGCAAGAGTGCGATCTGCAGGCCGTGCTACCAAGCCGCCCGCGCGTCGACCTACCTGACGCTCACCTGCACGCAATGCTCGGCGCCGTTCGTGAAAATGCGGGCCGAGCGCGAGTCTCGCGAGCGGGCCGGTCAGACGAACGCGTTCTGCCGGTTCGAATGCCATCACCAGTGGATGCGGGAGAACAACCCAACGGGCCGCTGCGCCCGCTGCGAAAAGCCGATCAAGGTGGACGGCGCGAAGCGGTACTGCTCGGATGGCTGTCGTCTCGCCGTCCGCGACGAGCGGCGCGAGTCCAAGAGCCGCCCCTGCCCGCAGTGCGGCGTCGTCTACATCCCGAAGTCCTCGCGCCAGCAGTATTGCGACCGGATCTGCGCAGACCAGGCGCACTCGGAACGCATGATCGGCGCGGGGAACTCGCACTACAAGGACGGCACGAGCTACGCCGAGTGGTTCCGGCAGATGCGTCCCCTGATCCTGGAGCGCGACGCGAGCCAGTGCCGGGTGTGCTCGGTTCCGGATCAACTGGTACCTACTGGCCGCAGCGACCACCAGCAGTGGAAGTCGCTTCTCGTGGTCCATCACCTCAACGAGGTGCCGGCGGACAACCGGCCGGAGAACCTGATCCTGCTGTGCTCGCCGTGCCACATGCGGCACCACAAGTCGGTTTTGACACCGTATCCGTGGTTCGCGACCTACGCGGAGAACGCGACACGGTCTATGACATCCAGGTGGACGGCAACAGTAACTTCTTTGCAGACCAGATTCTCGTCCACAACTGCCTGATCATCGACGACCCCTACAAGAACGGCGAGCAGGCCGACTCCGAAGCATGGCAGGAAGTCGTCCGCGACTTCTGGACCGAAGTCGCCGTCCCCCGTCTCGGCCCCGGCGCCATCGTTATCATCGTCCAAACGCGCTGGCGCGACGACGACCTCTCCGGCTGGCTGCAAGCCGAGGACACCGACGGTCACTGGCGCGTCATCAACATCCCCGCCCAGGCCGACCACGACCCGAACAAGGGCGAGACCGACCCGCTCGGCCGCGAGCCCGGCGAGTATCTCGAATCGGCGCGTGGGCGTACCACCGAAGAGTGGGAACGCCGCCAGGTCGAGGTTGGCTCCCGCACCTGGAACGCCTTGTTCCAGGGCCGGCCAGCTCCGGCGTCCGGCAACATCTTCAAGGCTGAGTGGTTCCCGTTCTACGACACCCCGCAGTGGTTCAAGCGGGAAGACGGATCGTTCTGGGCTATCGGCTTCGACGAGGTCATCGCCTCCTGGGACATGACGTTCAAGGACACCGACGGCACCGACTACGTGTGCGGTCAGGTCTGGGGACGCCGCGGCATTCAGGCGTACCTGCTCGACCAAGTTCACGACCGCATGTCGTTCGTCGAGACCTGCAACGCTGTCCGGCTCCTTGCCGCGAAGTGGCCGCAGGCGCTGCTGAAGCTGGTCGAGGACAAGGCCAATGGCCCTGCCGTTCTGTCGGCGCTCGCCCGCAAGGTGCCCGGCCTCGTGCCCGAGCAGCCCGAGGGATCCAAGGTGGCCCGGGCGGCGGCGGTGTCGCCGTTTGCCGAGTCCGGCAACGTTCTCCTCCCGGCGCCCGAGCTGGCGCCGTGGGTCGACGGGCTCATCGAGGAACTCAAGACGTTTCCCCGGGCCAAGCACGACGACCGCACCGACACTCTGACGCAGGCCGTCCGTCGGCTGCTTCTCGATCCGCTGCTGACCGAGATCGACGTCTACGAGGACGAAGAGCAAGAGGACGCCGAAGGCTCGATCTCGATGTACTAGCCGGGGGTGCTCGCATTGGGCCGCTCCCGTACCCGTCGCCGCCCGATCGTCGCCGTCGAGTCAGCCTCCTCCGGTGACCTGACCCGCGCGATCAACAACCTGGAGCTGGCCGAACGCCGGCTTACCGACGGGCGCCTCGACCCGCTCCGCGAGTCGACGTCGGAGCTTGAGCAGCGCCTGTACGACCCGGGCTGGCGCCGCTTCACCGTCGAGGTGGAGCAGGAGTTCACCGACGACGGCCGCCGGCAGATGCGGTCCGTGTGCCGCCTCATGTCGATCGTCAACCCGCTGCTGGTCAGAGGGGTCGGTCTCCGCTCGGCGTACATCCACTCCGGTGGCGTCCAGCGCACGGCCCGCGCCAACGGTAAAGACGACGCCAACGAGCAGGACGTCCAGGCTGTCGTCGCCGCGTTCCTGACCGACGAGGGCAACGCCCGCTCCTTCACGAGCCCAGCCGCCCGCGACCGGCTGGAGCATTCCCTCGCCACCGACGGCGAACTCTTCGTCGCGTTGATCACCCGCCCGTTGACCGGCGAGGTCCAGACCCGCGTCATCCTCGCCGACGAAATCGCGGACATCATCTGCAACCCCGAGGACCGCACCGAACACTGGTACTACAAGCGCTGCTGGACGGAACGGCAGTACGCCAAGGACGGCACCCCGACCGACGTGCCGCAGGAGATGCTGTACCCCGCTGTCGACTACCGTCCGGCCCGCCGCTTCCGCCAGTTCGCCGGCATGCCGGTCGCGTGGGACAAGCCGGTCCTGCACATTGCCGTGAACCGCCCCGAGCACTGGTTGCACGGCATTCCCGACGTGTACAGCGCGATCAACTGGGCCAGGGCCTACAAGACGTTCCTCGAACAGTGGGCGACCGTCATGGCGGCCCTGTCGAAGTACGCGTGGAGAACCACGGCCGCCGGTTCGAAGCAGGCGAAACAGATCCGCTCCGCCGTCACGGCGGCGAACCCGTACCGTCCCGAGACGGCGGGACCCGGCGACCTTGGCCAGATGGTCGTCACTGCCGCCGACCAGACCCTCGAGGCGATCCCGAAGTCCGGCGCGACAATCGACGCCGAGTCCGGCCGGCCCCTGGCGATGATGGCCGCCGCCGCACTCGGCATCCCGGTGACGATGCTCCTCAGCGACCCGGGCCAGACCGGTGCCCGCGCGGTCGCGGAGACCCTGGATCAGCCGACCGAGCTGACGATGAACCAGCGCCGTGAGGTGTGGACGGCCGCCGACGACCGGATCCTCCGCTACGTGATCGCTGAGGCGGTCCGAGCACCGAAGGGCCCGCTCAAGGGCAGGATCACGCGGGACCGCTTTCGTGACCGCGAGGTGGTTGAGCTCGACGGCGACACCGACCCGACGGTCGACATCGTCTGGCCGGACCTGTCGGACACGACCGTCAAGGAGAAGATCGACGCGATCGTCTCCGCGGCCGGCACCGGTACGCTCCCGCCCGAGCTTGTCCTGCGACTGGTCCTCGCCGCGATCGGTGTTCGTAACGCTGACGCGATCATCGCGGAGATGGTCAAGGACGGTGTATTCCTGTGGCCGTCGACCGGCCCCGCGCCCGGCGCAACAACCGGTGTCATTCCATCCGACGGTACCGTCGACGGCCAAGGACTCCCGGCGGGCGCGGGCATGCCGGATCAGAACCCGGCCCAGCCTGGTCAGCTCGCCGCCGCCGCGGTCGAGCACGCGGCGTCCGGTGCCTGGTCCGCCCTCGACGCTGACGCTGCCTCGCTCGCCGCTGCCGCCCAGGCGGACGCCGTCCCTGCCGGCGACCTGCCTGCGTGGTGGGCGGACGCGGACGCTGTCGACGACGACTGGCGTGTGGATGCCGCGCTCGCTCGCGGCGCTGACATCGCGGAAGCGTACGGCTCGCAGCACGCCGGCGACGACGAGGATGCGTTGCGCCGCGGGTATGACATCCTCACGGCCGAGGCTCAGCTCACCGGCGGGCAGGCGCCGACCTTCGAAGTGTTCGCCGCTGCTGCTCGTGCGGCCGGGGAGTACACGCCGACGGTCCAGATCGACAACCGGGTCGTCGCGACCGCGGTGCGTGTCGGGTCGTACGCGGCGACCGTCGGCGACCCGATCACCACCTGCCCGTACCAGGGTGCGGACCCCGGTCAGGCGGCGCTGCGCAGGGTGTGGCTGAGCGCTTACCTGCGCATCCGGCCCGCGGGCCCGGCCGTGGCACGTGACGCTGCGGCTTCTTCCGACGCCGAGTCTCCGGCCTCGACCGAGGATGCAGGTGACGGCCGTGGCTAAGGGGCACCCGTCGTCGTGCGCGACCGCCGAACTCGGGTCCGTCTGTCACTGCGAATGTGCCGGTGTCCGGCACTCGTGGCTCGGCGGCAGCGTCCCGTCTGCGGTGAAAGCCCCGCAGGGTGGCTTGCCTGCTGTGAACGGCGCGAACGTCGCGCAGACGGCCGGCGGCCTGGGTGGGCTGAGCGGGGAGAAGCCTCCGCCGCCAGTGTCTCCGACCGAACCGGCTACGCCGGCCGAGCCCGCGGCAGAGCCGCAGCAGGCGACACCGTCAGACGAAGCCCCTGCGGACGGGCCGAGCGTCGATACGCTCACCGGCGACGCCGTGCGCAACGCCGCCCCGCTCAGCTGGGTCCGGAACCAAGCCGACCTCACCGACGAGCAGCACCTGGGTCTCGACGAGTACCGGCGCGCCGGTTACCGGCCGATCAACCACCTGCTCCGCGGCGGTGACGCCGACGGCCTGGCCGATTTCTACGTCGACGAGGCCGAGGTTCAGGGCTGGATCGGCGGCATCGACTCGGCGATGGAATCGTCCCCGCTGGCCGACGACGTCATCGTCTGGCGCGGTCACCGCAATGGGCCGCGAATGTTCGGCGACAGCTTCAGCGGCGACCTGACCGGCATCGAATGGCGCGAGGCCGCGTTCGTGTCAACGTCGTCGGACGAGACGGTCGCGACCGGGTTCGCCCGCGAGCACTCGACGACCAGCACGCCCGCCGGTTCAGTGGTGATGCGGCTCGTCACCCCAGCAGGTACGGGCGCGGTTGAACTGTCCGACGGGTCGTACGAGTCGGAGATGCTCCTGGATCGCGGCCACCGCTACCGGGTGGTCGCGGACCGTGGTGTCGACGGCGACGGTGTCCGCCAACTGGATGTGGAGGTCCTCCCGCGTGACGACCGCACGGAAGACACCGAAGAAGACGGCGCGGGCGGGTCCGACGTCGGCGAGGGAGCGTCAGGCGGGGAACTACCGGCCGCCGATCCTGGCCCCGCCGAAGGGCGGCCCGATCCCGACGTGGGTGGAGGCGACTCCGCCGAAGGCCTGACCGGTCCGGCCGCCGATGACCGCCCCTACCACGAACGTGTCGACGAAGCCCTCACCGAGGTCGAGGCCCGCACGTCGCCGCCGCTGTCCCGGATGCGTGAAGGCGCCCGCGCGCTGACCGACGACGAGCGGGAACTCGTCGAGGAGTACATGGGCGAGGGCTTCCTACCGATCAACCATGTGCTCCGCGGCGGTGACCCCTCGGCACTGGAACGCTGGGACCGGCGCGACCGCGGCTACGACCTGACCCCAGAGGTCATCGACAGCTGGACCGGCGCCCTCGACGCGTTGATGGCGGAATCCCACCTGCCGCAGCCGATCATCACGTGGCGTGGAATGCGCAACGGCGACACCCTGTTCGGCGACTCATTCGGCGATGATCTGACCGGCGCCGAATGGTCCGACCCGGCGTACTCGTCGACGTCGACGGACGAAGATGAAGCTGTCGCGTTCGCGCAGGACCAGATCGGCAACGCCGTGCCGGGGTCGACGGTGATGCACATCCTGGTGCCGTCCGGCACGGGTGCGCTGGAGCTGTCCGACCACAACTACGAGTCCGAGGTGCTGCTGGAGCGGGGCCTGCGGTTCCGGGTCGTGACCGACTGGGGCATCAACGACAACGGCGTCCGCGTCCTCGACGTGGAGGTGATCCCCGATGGCAGTTGAGCGGGGGTTCACTTCGGCGGCCGAGCGGCAGGCAGCGGTGCCGGCTGAACTGCTGGTGCAGCCGGCGGGTGGCCCGGTCCCGACGTGGGCCGGCGGCCCGAAGCGCGGCAAGGCCAAGAAGCAGGTAATGGCGACCCACGTGGAGTCGGTGACCGGGTCGGGCTATGACGCAGCTCGTGTCGCCGCGGAGTTGGCGTCGGCGGTGGCAAGCTTCCTCAATGCCTGGCCGTCGCTGGCCGGGCCGCTCGTCAACGGTCTCGTCTCCGATGTCGCGTCGCTCGCCGCGGGTGGTGTCGGCGGGCTGGCGTCGCTGACTGCTGGCGCGGCTGCGATTGCTGCGGTCGGTACAGCGCTCGGCAAGGCGACGCGTGGGCTGGCGAAGCGGTCGGCGAAGCGGGCTGCCGGCGAGGTGTCGGCGCTCGGCGTTAAGGCGTCGGAGGGTACAGCGGACAGCGAAGCCCTGCAGGGGCAGGCGGACGTGACCGCGCACCTGATCGGGCAGACGTTGGCCGGGTCGGCGACCCGGACGGCGCTGCTGCACGTTGGCCGCGAGGCGGACGAGATCGCCGCCGCGGTCAAGGCGGATCTTGAGGAGATCGCCGACCTGAGGTCGGGCGGGTACATCCTGCAGAACCTGGAGTCGGCGCTCGCCGCCGCTCAGGGCGCGGGCCGGATGGCGACGTTCGCGCAGGTCGAGGACAAGATCCAGCTCATGGCCCGAGAATCCCCTGGGGCTTGCGCCGTTTGTGAAGCCGAAGACGGCAAAGTCTATGCGTCCTTCGCCGCCGCCGCGAAGGCGTACCCGCAGGGCCGCCATGTCGGCTGCCTCGGCCGCAGCAACTGCAGAGGCGGGCTCCAGCCCGTCGTTCGCGCCTGATGGTCAAAGCCGAGACTGCCGGTCGTACAACCTTCGTCGCCCGATCATGCGGAGGAGGCGTCGTGCACTGCGAATGCTGCACGTGGGACACCCGCGGCCGGCACTGCGACATGTGCCACGAAGAGCTTCCTGCCGAACAGATGGCTGAACGGTGACCGTCGTCAACGGCAGTTCCGTCCTGATCCGGCGCCGCGTCCAGCTTACCGGCTCATGGACATCAACCTCGCAGGTCTGAGCACGTCAAGGGGGTGGGGATGACACCCACCGTCGACCTGGCTCAGGCGGAAGCGGCCGGGGCGCTGACCGAACGTGGACTCGACGGCTTCGACGTGAACCAGGTTCGCAACGACGACGGCGAATGGGCGACAGGCGGCGCATCGAACGGCACCGCCGCGGGGATGGCGGCAGGTGAGGACCGTCTCGGTCTCGCCGGGCGCATCCAGTTCGGCGATGGCGAACGCCTCATCTCGTCCGACCGGCTCGCACCAACCCTGGACTCCGACGCCGACCTGCTCTTCGCCGTCGTTGACGGACCCGACGGCCGCGAGCTCCGCATCAGCGCCGGCCCTTACGGCGACGACAGTGGTGTCGAATGGGACGGCGCCGGCGAGTTCACGGCGAGGCTCGACCCGCGCAGCCTCCGCCGCCTCCGCAACGACCTCGACGACGCCGGCAGGGCCGCCCGCGAGGCCGCCAAGGAAGCCGACGCAGCCTGGGACTCCGGCGGTCAACCCGACGAAAAGCTGTACGACAGGGCGGTCGTCGACGGCCACGTCGGCAACGTCCACTACGAGATGTGGCTCACCGACGACGAACCGACGTCGTGGGTGACGCACCTGTACACCCCGTCCGCCGGGCCGCCGGGCGAAACGGACGACGGTGTGCGGCTCAACCCGAAGGACCTGAGGAAGCTGCTGGCCAGGCTCGGCCAGGTCGACACGGCCCTCACCGAAGCTGAGGCGGCGGCACTCAGCGGCGCGATGATCGCGCTCATCCCGGCAGAGTCTGACGCGGTCCGCCTCGCTGTTGACGGCGGCGAACCGGCCAGCGAGTTGCACTGCACCCTCGCCTACCTGGGCAACGCCGCCGACCTCGACGCCGCAAAGCGGCAGGACGTCATCGACTCGGCCACCACCGCCGTCAATGGGCTGCCAATCGTCGACGCTGACGTGTTCGCGCTGTCAGTGTTCAACCCCGGCTCGACAGACCACGATCCGTGCCTGGCGCTCGGCCTCACCGGCGGGATGCTCGCCGCCGTTCACGCCCTGATCGTCGGGTCGCTGCCGCACCTGCCGGTGCAGCATGCACCCTGGGTGCCGCACATCACGGTGCAGTGGGGCGGGGGCCCGTCCGCGCTCGCGGAGCTGACCGACCGGATCGGGCCGGCCCGGTTCGACCGGCTCCGGATCGCTCTCGGCGGCCAGACCATCGACGTCCCGCTCCTCGCCGAAGAGAACACCGAAGAGGACACCGACGGCTTCGAACTCCCCGGCGGTGACTGGTCGCTTGTCGAGACTGACGGCGACGGCAACAACCTGCGTACGTACCAGCGGATGGCCGAGGCGCACCACCTGGAGCAGCCCTCGGGCTCTGCGCAGCCGATGGCCGAGGCTGCTGGGCCTGTCGCCCTCGTCGAGGCCGGCCAGTTCCTCACCTTCTGAACCAGTCCCTACCTTTCGACGCGCGCCGGGAGGTCGCTCGCCCATGCCCAAGCATCGACCTCCACGACGCGCCTTCACCCCACGAACCCCCGGCCAGCAGCCGGGGGTTCCGCATTTCCGGATCAAGCTGCGGGAATCAGCGGTGACCGCCGAGCGGGCCAGTCTGATTGAGACGAGCCTCGGCACCGTCAGCCAGTCGGGCCGGATGCTCATCCAGCTCATCAACGAGGGCCGGGGCTCCTCGGGCGCCTACGCCGCCGCCGTCCTCGAAGAGGCCGCCAGGAACCGGATCTTCGGCCGCGGGCTCGCCATCCACGCAAATCACCCGACGGCGGAAGAAGAAGAGAGCCGGCCCGAACGCAACGTCCTGGACTGGGTCGGGCAACTCGTCGAGGACGCCCGCTACGACCCGGTACGACGTGCGCTCATCGCCGAGGCGCAGATCTTCCAGCCGTGGCGGGGTGTCTTCCTCGACCCCGACTTCGCCGCCGCCGTCGGCCTCTCCATCAGGGCGTCCGGCGTCGCCGAGCACGGCACGTTCGAGGGTCAACCCGCGCTCATCGTCAAAGAAATCACCGAAGCGCAGTCCGTTGACTTCGTCACGAAGGCCGGCCGCGGCGGCAAGGTCCTCGCCCTGCTCGAGTCGGCCCGCACGAAGCTCGCCGAGTCACCGACGGAACAGATCCGGGTCGCGCTCGAACGCGCCGTCCGGGCGGCCTACGGCGTCGGCGAGCACCGCTACGCCTGGATCCGCGACTTCGACCCTGACCGGGCAGTCGTCTGGTTCGACACGGACGCCGACGGCGACAGCACCCAGACCGGCACGTGGGAGCAGACGTACGCCACGAACGGCATCGACGTGGCCCTGCTCGGCCCGCGCCGGCAGGTGACCGCGGTGACCGTCTACCGCCCCGTCGCCGACGTCCCCACCGAGGCCATCGCGTTCGGCGAGTCGGCTGAACCCACCACCGCAGATGTGACGGACGGCGCCCCGCCGACCGGCAGCACCACACCCACCACCACCGAGGAGGGCCCCGACATGTCGGGTACCAGCACCGGCGCGACCGCGTCGGCTCCGGCGGGGACGGCACCGGTCGTCGACACCGCCGCAATCCAGATCGAGGCCCGCGAGGCCGCGACCGCCCGCGACAAGGCCGCCGCGGAGCGCGACACGGCGCTGCAGGAGGCCGCGGCGCAGAAGGACCGCGCCGACAACGCCGAGGCCGAGCTCCGCCGGTTCCGGGCCGTCGAGTCCGCCCGGCCGCTCGTCGCCGCGCAGCTCGCCGAGGCTGGTCTCCCGGCCGCCGCGCAGGCGAAGGTCACGGCGGGCGTCACCGCCCGGGTGCCGCTGACCGAGTCCGGTCAGCTCGACCAGAACGCGCTCCGCACCCTCGTCGAGGCGGAGGTGACCGCGGAGAAGACGTACCTGGCGCAGCTCGCCGAGGCGGCCGGCGCCGGCACCGTCACCGGCTTCGGGCAGCAGGCGCAGCCCGCCGCGCAGACGCCGGCGTCGTGGGTAACCCCGGCGGCCGAGCCGAACGCCGCCCTGATCGAGGCATACCGCGCTCGTGGCCTCGACGCCAAGGCCGCCGAGGCTGCCGCCCGCGGTCGCGCGGTCTGAGAAGGAGAACCCAGACATGGCGAAGAACATCGTCCGCGAGCTCGGCAACCAGCTCGCCGTCACCGTCACCGTCCCGACCGTGCCCGTCTCGGGTGACCCGGTCCGTTGGGGCGTCAAGGCCGGCGTGGCGCTCACCGACGAGGGCGCCGACGGCCGGACCACCGTGAAGTTCGACGGGACCGCGCTGCTGTCCGTGAAGGGCATCACCGACTCCGGCACGAACAGCGCGGTCACCGAGGGGCAGGCCCTCTACTACTCCGACGGCGACACCCCGCCGGTGTCGAAGAAGTCCAACGGCACGAACTCCACCCTGATCGGCCACGCCATGGGTGCGGTCGGTTCCGGTGCGACGGCCACCATCGAAGTCCGGCTCGCGGGCTGAGGAGAAGACACATGACCACAACCCTGTTCTCCGAGGCCGTCACCCGCATCGATGCGGAGTCGGCGTCGATCGCGACCCTGTTCGGCGACCGGACGGTGGTGGCTCGGCGTCGAAGCTCCGCCGAGCAGCAGCGTTACGAGCAGAACCTGCTGGAGGCGGAGCGGTTCCTGGACGAGATCCGAGTCGGCCGCCGCCCGATCCACCACTTCCAGGAGGCGATGTCGACCTCCGACTTCCCGCTGTACTTCACCGACTCCCTGGACCGTCAGGTGTACGGCGCGTACATGGCGACGGAGCCGACGTGGAAGAACTACGCCCGGTCGGCGACGGTCAACGACTTCCGGAAGGTGAAGCGGTTCGCTAGCAACGGCATCCGTGGCCGGCTGTCGAAGGTGAAGGAGCTGGAGGAGCACAAGCGGCGCGGCGCTTCGATCGACGAGTACGAGTACTCGATCGACAAGTACGAGGCCGGCTTCGGGCTCTCCTTCGAGATGATGATCAACGACGACCTGGACCTGTTCATGCGCCTGCCGCAGGACCTGGCCCAGTCGGCGATCGACTCCGAGGAGCTGTTCGTCACCGAACTGTTCTGCGGTCCGTCCGGCCCGATCACGCCGTTCTACAGCAGCGGCAACAACAACCTCCTGACGGGCAACCCGGCCCTGACCCGCTCGTCGCTGCAGGCGGCACTCACGCTCCTGTCGAAGCGTGTCGACGCGATCGGCATGCCGATCGCGATCAAGTCGGTGCGGCTCGTCGTCGGCCCGGGCCTCGCCCTGGCTGCGCAGGAGATCATCGAGGCGACCGAGTACCACTCCGTCGGCCCGTCCGGTGATGTGACGATCATCCGCGGCAATGGTGTCAGCGCAAACCTCGGGGTTGACGTCAACTTCTTCATCCCGACGGTCGCGACGACCGCGAACGCGGACACGTCGTGGTGGCTGTTCGCGAACCCGGCCGACGGTCGTCCGGCGCTGGAGTTCGGTCGTCTGCGCGGCTACGAGGCGCCGGCGCTGTACGAGAAGATGCCGGACACGCAGCGCGTCGGCGGCGGCACGGTGCCGTGGTCGTTCAACCACTCCGCGGCGGAGAAGAAGATCGTCCACTGCTATGGCGGGTCCCAGGTGGACAGTCGCATGAGCGTGGCCTCAGCGGGCAACGGTAGCTGACCCGATGGCTGAACTGCCCCGGGCGGTGAGCACCGACCACGAGTTCTACGCCCACCACAGCGAACAGCTCGTCCGCATCGCCGACGCGATCGACGAGCAGAACGAGCTCCTGCGTCAGGTGCTCACCGCCCGGCAGGCAGACCAGCGCGACGTCACGGAGGTGTCCGCCGATGCGGGTCCCATGGCGGTCGAACTCCGTGAACCAGACCCCCCCAGCAAGACCAGTACCAAGGCAGCGCCTCCCGAACCGGCCAGCACCCCGGCACCGCCGGAGCCTGAGCCGGCCGCTGTTGACGAGAAGAAGCCCACCCGCACGGCCCGCGGTGGCCGCCGTAGCACGAAAGCAGGCAACTGATGCCTCCACGGAGGACCGCGTACAGCGGCATCGTCGGCAGCGAGAACTACTACTTCGGCGGTCAGAACCAGGGCACGCTCCGCGACAACGGTGTCCGCCGTCTCGCCGGCGCCAACCTGGCCGCGCTCACCACGCAGGTCATGACCGACGTGGCCCTCTACCTGGAGAAGGGCGACCTGGTCAAGTTCCTGACGTTCCTGTCCGGTGCGACCGCCGCGGGTACGCCCACGAACTGGTGGTACGCGCTCTACGACCCGACGGGCGCCACACTGCTCGGGCAGACCGCCGACCAGCTCACCACTGCGTGGGCGGCGGACACGGCGATGAAGCTCGCCCTCGCCACCCCGTACGTGGCGCCCGCGACCGGCATCTACCGGGCCGCGATCATGGTCAAGGCGACCACGGTCCCGACCCTCGGTGGATACTCCGTACGGGCCGCCGCCTCCGCTGCAGTCGTTGTCGGGCAGGCGGTCCTCGCGCAGACGTCCGGGTCCGCCCTGACCGCCACGGCGCCGGCGACGATCGCGACCCCGACCGCGGTCGGGACCGTGCCGTACGTGGCCGCGACCTCGGCCTGACATCGTGGCCGGATCGCCTTGGCACGCGACCCTTTCCGCAGGCGTAGCCCTGCCCGTTGTCTTCGAGCAGGACTACGACCGGATCGAAGTCGTCAACGTTGACGGCACGGCAGCCGTCTACTTCCGGGTCGGGCAGACAAACCCCGGCGTCGCCGCTGAGGGCTCCCACGTGCTGCCCGCAGCGATCGGCAGCGTCGAGCTCGACGTGACCACGTCCGGCCCGACCGAGGTCCGACTCATCTCATCCGGCACACCGAAGGTCTCTGTCCGCGGCGTCATCAACCTCACCAGGTAGGGGGCTCCTGTGACCGCTGTACTCGAGCTGCTCGCCATCGCCGGGGTCATCCAACTCGTCCTGGCCGGCCTGTCGGTCGGCGGTCCGCGGTACCGGCCGGAGTGGATGGGGCTTGCCTGCCTGGCGTTCGCGGCGATGTGGCCGACGATCCGGTTGCTGGCGGCGACGTGAGTGGCTCCCGGTCGTTCGGGGCAGCGCTGGCCCCGCCTCCCGCCACTCCGACGCCAGCCGACCAGAACCTGATCGGCTGGTCGTTCGACCCGGCGCTTGCCCTGTCGAACACGGGCACCGCCTCCGGCGTCCTTTCGCTGGTCGCCATCCCGGTCCGCGAGGCGAGGACTGTCGCCAACCTGCTCCTCGGCGTCGCAACCGCCGGTGTCGGCCTGACCGGCGCGCAGAACTGGGCCGGGCTGTACTCGCCGACGGGCGCGCTCGCCGGGCAGACGGCGGACCAGACGACGCCGTGGGCTTCGACGGGCATGAAGACCACGCCCCTGGCCGCTCCCGCCGCGGTGACGCCCGGCTGGTGGTGGGTCGGCATCTTGACCAACGCCGCCACATCCAGCCCCGCGTTCGCGCGGGCCGGGGCGGGCGCTGTCGCGGGCATCTCGTCCGTCGGCCTCGCCGCGACCGCGTCACGGTTCGGCTCGTATAGCACGGGCCTGGCCGCACTGCCGGGTCAACTGACGCTCGGCTCGATCACGACAGCGACGAACGGCACGTTCTGGGCCGGACTTTCCTGACCCTGCTCGACCCGGCGCGCGACGCCACAACCACTGGAGGTGCCGCGATGGCGGACGATGCTGCGCCCGATCCGGGCGTGTTCGGGTCGATGGTCGTGACCGGCGAGTGCGAGGTCATCCCGGCCGTTGAGGTCGCCAACGCTGACGAAGAGGAGCGGGACCGATGACCCTCGGCCAGTCCACCACCCACGCGCACGCGATCATCAACGTGCTGCGCGGGACGACGTACACGGCACCGGCGTCGGTGTGGGTGAAATGGCACACCGGTGACCCGGGGGCCGCCGGCACCGCGAACGCCTCGGCGACGACGACCCGGATGCAGATGACGCTCGCGGCACCGTCCGCGGGTTCGTCGGCGTCTTCGTCGATGTCGTGGACGTCCTGGGTGCCGTCGGGCGAGACCCTGACCCATTTCAGCATCTACGACGCATCCACGGCCGGGACGTTCCTGCAGTCCGGTGCGCTCGCGGCGTCGAAGTCGCCGTCCCCTGGCGACACCGTCAACCTGGTCGTCACCGTGACGCAGGGCCCGATCGCAGCCTGATGCCGCACTCGGATCTGAGGGGTCGTCATGGCGGATAACGCGCAGATAACGCCGGGCTCGGGCCTGAGTATCGCCGCCGACGACATCGGCTCCGGCGTCCTCGCCCAGCGCGTGAAGCCCGTGTGGGGCCCGGACGGAACAGGCACCGACGTTGACGTGGCGACGGCGTTGCCCGTCCAGTCGGGGTGGAAGGAACTCACCGGCTCGGCGACGGCGAACAACACCGACCTCGTGTCTACCGACGCTGCCGGTTACCGCTGGGTGACGATCCAGGTCACCGGCACGTTCGCGGCGACCGCAGCGTTCCAGCAGTCCAACGACAACACCAACTGGGTCTCTCTGCCGCTGGGCACCGCCACCGCCACAAGCGGCCAAGGTTCCGCGTTGACGTCAGCCTCCGTCACCGGTGGCGTCTTCGCCGGGCCACTGTCGTGCCGGTACGTGCGGGTCCGTACCACCGCCTACACCAGCGGCACGCCCGCCGTTGTTGTCGACATGTGGGCCGTTCCGCCGCCGGTGCTGTCCCCGATTCTCAACAGCTCGCTCGTGGTTTCCGGCGGGCAGGCGATCGGCAGCGACGCCACATCCCTCGGCTCGTTCACGTCGGTGTCGGTGGGGTCGGCGAATTTCGGCTGGAACGGCGCGAGTTGGGACCGCCTGCGCACCCCGGCGACGTTCAAGTCGGCTGCGGCGACGTCGTCCGGCAACACGGCCGTATGGACGCCCGGCGCGAGCAAAAAGTTCCGGCTCATGCGATACAAGATCGACGTGTCGCAGGACGCGGCCCAGTCGTCCGGCGGGGTCATCACGATCGGCCTGCAGGACAACACGACCGACGTCGGCCTGTCCCAGTCCGTGTTCGTCCCCGGCGCGGCGGCCACGACGATGGGCCCCGGCTGGACGTCCGGCTGGATCGACCTCGGCAACGGCCGCATATCCAGCACCATCAATCAGCTTCTGAACGTCAACCTCAGCGCGGCGCTCACCTCAGGGACCGTCCGCGTCGTCGCAATCGGCTGCGAGGAGTAGCAGTGCAGGTCACCCGCATCACCGACGTCGGCAACGACCAGTGCGCGATCGAGGGCGTCGACGACAACAACAACGTGGTCGTCTGCCTCAACTGGACCTCCGCGACGTGGAACTACTACCCGCCCGAGGCGTACGACCCCGAGACCGGGAACCGGTGGGACCCGAGCGCCCCCGGCCGGGACATGACCGAGGAGGAGCTGCTCGCATGGGCTGAGAACCTTCTCGACACGATCGGCGTCCCGCCCCACGGTCCCACCGCGGTCCTGTACCAGGCGCCATAGCCCCGTCCGGCCCGCGAGTCGTAGGGGGCACCGGTGTCGCTGCTCCTACTGCTCCGCACCCCGCCGCTCTTCGGCGACGCCGACGCGTCCAGCCCCCCGGTCGTAACCGCGAACAGCGGCAACACCGTCACCACCATCACGTTCACCCCGGCCGCGAACAGCGTGCTCGAAGCCGTCGCATGGCACGACACCGCCAGCGGCAACACCACGAACACGTCCGCCGTCACCGACTCGCTCGGCGGCACCTGGACAGTCGAGGAAACCCGCAACAAGGCCGACAGCGGCGGGCAGAACGGGCACGTCCAACTGTCATGGCGAGCCATCGGCGGCAGCCCCGCACCGATGACCGTCACCACCACCGGCACCAGCACCGGCGGGGCGTGCAGCCTGTCCGTGCGCGTCATCGCGGGCGCGAACACCACCACACCGATCGACGTCAAATCCGAGGGCAGCAACGCCGCCGCCGTCGTCAGTCTCGCCCTCCCCGCCAGTGTCGCCGCGAACACGCGCGGCGTCGTCGCGAACGTCGACTGGAACGTCGCCGCCGCGCCGACACCCGGCGCCGGCCAGACGGGGCTCGTCTCCCGTGGCGTGGGCGCCGGCCCGGACCTGCGGATCTACCTCGGCATCCGCAGCGCCTTGACCGTCACGCCCGGCACCGTCGAGACGATGTCGACGGCGGCACCAGCGTCGGGCAACACGAACAACACGATCGCGTGGTCGCTGAAACCGGCGGGCGGCGGCGGCACCCACAACGCGACCGGCACGGCCGCGGGGACCGCATCCGCATCCGGCTCGGCCACCGTCGACCGGAACGCGACCGGGGCGGCGTCAGGCGCCGGAGGCGCCGCGGGCACGGCCACCGCCGACCTCGCCGCCACCGGCACGACGACCGGAACGGCCGCGGCGTCCGGCGCCTCAACGGTCACCCGCGAAGCAGCAGGCACCGCCCCCGGAACCTCCGGGACCACGGGCGCGTCAACCCTCACGACCGCCGCCACGGGTACGGCCGCCGCCACCGGGACCGCTGCGGGCGCGGCAGCGCTCACCCTGTCCGCGACAGGCACAGCATCCGCCACATCTGCAGCGTCGGGCTCGGCCACCATCTCCGGCGCCGGAGCGACCGGCGACGCGAACGCCACCAGCACCGCGGCGGGTACGTCCACCGTCACCCGCAGCGCAGCCGGTACGGCGACGGGCACAGCGACTGCCACCGGCACGGCCACCGTCACGAGCCTCGGTACGGGAACCGCCGCGGGCGCCAGCATCACCACCAGCGCAGCCATCGTCGTTCGCATCGCCACCGGCGCGGCGGCCGGAGTCTCGAGCGCTTCAGGCGCCGCGAGCATCGCCGGGACAGCGGCAGCGACGGGCACCGCGACGGCGATCGCATCCGCCACCGGCAACGCCGCCGTGTCCGGACCGGTCATCCCGGCCATCTACGCCCGTTCTCACGTCGCCCGCGCCTACACGCACCCGACCGGCACCTGAAGGAGCAGCAGTGGGCCTGAACACGAACGGCCGTCATGCCGCCCTCGCCGGGCTTGCCGCCGTCATCACCCACGTCTCCGCCCACACCGGCCTCCCCGACGCCAACGGCTCCAGCGAAGTCGTCGGCGGCGCGTACGCCCGCATCCCCGTCACGTGGGCGGCACCAGCCAGCGGCCTCCGCGGCAACACCGCCCTCCTGACGGTCGAGATCCCGGCCGGGACGACCGTCACCCACCTCGGCTTCTGGTCGGCGCTCACCGGCGGCACCCACTACGGGCACTCCCCCGTCAACCCGGCCGTCGACGGGTACGGGCTCGTCGGGTCGAACGGTGTCGCCATCGACTCCGCCACCGCCCTCGGTCACGGCCTCGTCGACGGCAGGCGGGTCGCGTTCCTGCCCTCCGCCGGTGACGCCCTGCCAGGTGGGATGTCCGCCGCGGTCCTCTACCACGTCGTCAGCGCCGGAACCGATACGTTCTCAATCTCGCTGACATCCGGCGGCGCCGCGGTCGACCTCACCAGCCAGGGCAAGTTCTACTTCCAGAGCTGCACCCCCGAGGTGTTCGCCGGCGCGGGCCAGCTGACGATCGCCGCCGGTGCGCTGCTGCTCGACGGTACCCTTACCTGAGATGACGAGCTCGGCGCTGACGTTCGCTGTCGGCGGGTCGGTCACAGCGGTCAAGGCCGCGAAGGTCGGTACGCAACTCCCGTTCGCCGTGGGCGGCACCGCGGCCACCGGGCAAGGCACCGTCCGGGGCGTCACCAGCACGCTGGCGTTCGCGGTCACCATCGCAATCCCGGGCGTCGCGTACAACGCGGTCGGCTGGGACGAGGAGTACGCGCCCACCGAACTCCAGTGGCTGCGGACCTGCGCCAAAGCCCACTGGGACCTGACCGACGACGACCTCGGCATCAAGGGCAACGAGCTCCACGACTACGGGCGGCACCGTTCGCACCGGTGGCTGCTCGGCCATGGTCGCGCCGACGACTACTCGATCCAGGACCCCCGCGACCGCTCCCCGGACCGCGACGTCCTCGCCGCCCTCGACATCTCCCTACCCCCGGACCTGCTCGCCGAGGCGTGCGCGGCACTGCTCGCCGCGTCGCACGCAAGGACGCTCCCGCCGCAGATCGCCGAGTGGTTCGGGACCGTCGACGGGGTTCACGTTGTCGGCTGGGACGTCATCGACAACGCCCCCGCCACCTCCGACACGTCGCACCTCTTCCACCTGCACCTCGGCTTCTTCCGCGCTTTCACCAACCTCGACCACGCGGCAGTTCTAAGGCTGATCCTGGGGGCTCGCGTGGACGACGGGACGTTCAACATCGCGCTCGGCCGGTGGATGTACCTCATCGGTCTGGCAGCCGCCGGGACCGGCGCACTGACGGTGGCGCTGCTGCGTTCGGCGCAGATCGACGGGCTGCTCCGCGAACACGACACGCTCGCCGACGTCCTCGCTGGCAGTGGCACGGTCGAGGCGGACTTCACCGGCTACGCGCGCAAGACCGTCACTAGCGGCATCGCGGCAACCGTCGTCGACGCCTCCAACTGGGTCAACGCCACCATCCCCGCGCAGACGTGGAACCCGGCCGGTGGCGCGGTCAACAACACGCTCGTGAAGCTGCTCGCCTGCTGGAGCCCGACGGTCGGCGCCCCCGACTCGCAGGTCATCCCGCTGACATTCCACCGGTTCACGACCACCACCGACGGTGTCACGCCGCTGGTGTGGCAGCCGCCGACGGCAGGGTTCGGACGGGCGGCCGGCTGATGCCGACGGTCACGACCCTGCAGGCCGTGGAGATGTCCCGGCCCATACCGGCGCCCGCCACGGTTCCTGTGCCCGCCGACCACATTCGCCCCGTGCTGTCGACCCCGTGGCATCGCACTGGCGTCATCCGCACCCGCCACTGAGGAGGTGCCGTGGCCGACGACTTTGCCGTCCCGTATCTCGACGTGTACCCGTACGACGACACGACCGCGGTCACGCTCGAGGTCCGGCCGCCCGGCGTGACGCCGTACGACGCGGGCACATGCACCCCGTCGCTCGTCACCGTCGACATCGACGACACCCCGACCCTCGTTCAGCGGTGGACGGCACCGCCGGTTCCGTATGGCGCGCCGTTCGGGTACTGGGTGTTCGCGTGGGAGATCACCGGCACCGGCGCGGACGCTCCCGAGCAGCGCTTCCACGTCCCGCCCCCGCCGAGCAGTGGCGGGCCGACGTGGGTGCCGTCACGTGCGCGAGTCGCGACGTACATCCCCGAGCGGACCGTCGAGGTCAACCGGCTGTCCGGCGGCGCGCCAGTTCTGGACTTCACAGACGACACGCGGCCGACATCGACACAAGTCGATCAGCAGATCGAGGACGCGGTCGGCTGGGTCACCGTCACCTGCGGTGACGTCCACAGCGACCTGTTCGAAGCCGCCCGAGGGGTCGCGGCGATCCGCGCTGCGGGCATGGCAGAGATCTCCTGGCCGGTCCGCGACGGCGACATCAACGCCGGTCAGGCGCTCCTCACGCAGGCGGACAACGCGTTGAAGGCGCTCGCGGCTCGCAACGAATCGTTGACCGGCGTCGATCCGGACGACCCGGATGCGGTGTTTGAGGTCGTTCCGGTCTTCAGCTTCCCGCCGCAGGGCCGCTGCAGCGACTACATCTTCTGACCGAGAGGTAACGCCATGACGTTGCGCACGCCCGCGCAGGTGATCGACTTCGACGGCGAGCTCGCCGCGCCGTACTCGCCGACCGTCTCCGACACGTTCAGCATCAACGACCTCCCCGGCATTTTGGAGATCAACAACGCTTCGGGCGGGTCGATCAACTACACGCTCGTCGACGGCGGACGCACCGGCGCCGGCACCGCAGCCGCAGCACTCACCCCCGTTGCGATCGCCGCGGGCGCGAAGCGGCGCTTCAAGCTCACCAAGGACTACGCCGACTCCACCGGCGTCGTCACCGTCACCCTGTCCGCCGTGACCACGGTGACGGCCGAGTTCTACAAGCTCTGACGTCCGTGGCCAGCGACGGCGAACTCATCATCAACGAGTCGGAGATGCACCAGCTGCTCCGCGGCGAGACCGGCGAGGTCATGCAGGAACTCCGCAAGCTCGCCAGGGACGTCGAGCGGGGCGCGAAACGCCGCACCCACGGACGCATCGCCGCCGGCGTCAAAGCCCACTCGCCAGGGGTGGACGGCGAGGCGTACGTCGACATCGAGACCGGCGCCGAGGACGAGCACGGCGCGCCGATCGGCCTGTACACGGAGGTCGGCACCCGCCCCCACGTCATCGAATCCCGCGGCGACTACCCGCTGCGGTCCGCGACCGGGCAGGTCTTCGGCAAGAAGGTCAACCACCCCGGCACCCAAGCGCAGCCGCACCTGAGGCCAGCCCTCTACGACTTCGACTGAGGCGGTGCCAGGTGGACGGCTACGTCGACGCGCTCGCCGCCTACTGCACCCACATCAACGCTTCGGCGATCGTCGGCGCAGGTAAGGCGCTCAGCAATGGCGTCCGGTTCGATCAGCGCCCCCGCTCCCCCGCGTCAGGCGCCATCGGGTTCGTCACCTGGATCGCCTCGCCGTGGGAGTCGTCCGAAGGCGACCTGCACACCGCACTCCTGTCCACGACCGTCCTCGGCACCACTGAGGACAACGCCCGCAAAGCAGCGGTCGCGCTCGCGAACCTCCTCCGCAACCTCGACGGCGACCCGGTCAACGGCGCCGACGGGGTCCTGCTCTGCGTCGAGCAGGTCACCGGCCCTTCCCTGCTGCCCGGCAACGAATACGCATACCTCGTCGACGCCCTCTGTAATTTCCAGCCCGCATAGGAGGCGCCGTGGCGCGCTATGTCGCCGTCCAGCCCATCTACTTCGGCAACGCGCTCGCGTTCGCCGCCGGCAGCCAGGTCCCCGAGGACCACGTCGAACGGTTCGGGTACCTCGACGCCGGTTTCGTCCAGCAGGTCGACGACGACCACCGCGGCGACGCCCCGGACCTGGTGGCCGCGCAACCAGACAACACTCCGCCGCCGCTGACCCAGGCGCGGTTCCTCGACGAGGCCGCGCTGCGGGTGGACCGAGCGCAGCGGGACTTCGCTGCGGCGCAGGTCGCAGGTGGCCGGCCCGCCGTAGTCGCCGAAGACGGCGACGAGGTCGCGGTCCCACTCGCCGCACTTCGGTCACGCGTCGCCGCCGAGATGGACCGGGCGCCCGATGTGGCGGACGCCACGAAGCCCCGCACCGCGAAAGCCAAGCCCGGCACGGGCGACACCACCACCAACCCCGTGAAGGAGGGCTGACATGGCGATCACCCTGTCCAAGCCGCTGGTATCAATCGGTGCCGGCTACCTGCTGTGGGCGCTGCTCGGTACCAGCGAACCGGCATCCAATGCTGTCGGCGGCGTGTTCAACGACTCGTGGCCGGTCGGCTGGAACCTGTTCGGCGCCACCGATTCGGGCAGCGTCTTCTCGTACCAGATGAACGTCGAGGCGGTTGAGGCGGCCGAATTCTTCGACCCGGTCAGCTACGAGCTCGAGTCCCGCGCCGGAAAGTTCGAGGCGGCCCTCATCTCTATCAACGCCACGAACATGGCCGCCGCGTTGAACGGCGGGCAGAAGATCACGACCGGCAGTGGCTCCACGCTGAAGACCATCGTCCGGCCGCCGCAGCCCGGCGCCGAAACTCGGATCATGCTCGGCTGGGAAGCCCGCGACGCCAAGGAACGTCTGGTCATGCGGCAGTGCTTCAACGGCGGGGAGATCAGCGTCAACCGTGGTCGCGGCGCCGGGAACAAGAGCAAGATCCCGCTCAGCTACATGTTCGAAATCCCGGACACCGGCACGACCGAACCGTTTGATCATGTTTTCGCCGGCACGCGGGCGGTCTGACGTGGCCAAACTCGGCTCGTTCTCCGTCGTCCAGAAGACCGCCGCCGCCAGCGACGGCAAACCCCGCGAACCCGACACCTTCGAGTTCGAAGGCGAAGACTTCCGCGTCGTCGACACCGTCCCGTCGCTGCTGCCGCTAATGCAGTTCGCCGCAGCGATGGCTGCGACCGACGACGGCAGCATCGACATGAACGGCCTCGCCGCCATGTACAACATGCTGCGCTACTGCATCGAACCCGCCGACTGGGCACGGTTCGAGAGGCTCGCCATGAAGGCCAAAGCGGGCGCCGAGGACCTCCTCCCGATCACCGAGACGGTCTGGGAGGCCGTCACGTCGCGCCCTACGAACGGTCCGTCCGGCTCGCCGGATGGGCCGTCGAACACTTCGACATCCTCGAGGGCAGGATCGCACTCACCCACGGACCCGCGCTCCGGCACGGACCGGTCGACGGGGCGCCCCTCGGTCATCGAAGGCGTCGCCACCGAGAACCCGGACGCGTGGGCTCCGCCGCCCGGCCGGCCGGACCTGTCGGCGCAGCTGACGCCGGTGGGGAACCTGGCCGCCTGACCGGCTGGCTCGTCGAGTGGCCGGCCACGACGCTGCTCAACGTGATCTACGCGCTGCTGATCGAGCACGCGAACGAAGAGCAGATCGCCGAGATCGAGAAGAGCCTCACCGCGTCATCCGACTCCGGCGACCCTGACGACCTCGCCGCGATCCTCGCCCGCGCCATCGCCGACGACGAATAGCGCTGGGGGTGCCCGTGGCAGCCCTTGCGACCCGGTATGTCCGTATTGCGGTCCAGCCCGGTTTCGCCGCACGGTTCCGGGACGCCGGGAACGACGCCGGGGCGGAGTTCGCCCGATCGTTCCGGCTACGCGCACAGGCCGCCCTCGCTGGGTTCAACCCGCGGGTCAGGGTCCAGCTCGACGTCGACTCGTTCAACCGACCCGTCCTGCCGCCGATCAACTTGCGCGTCGGGTTCGACATGTCGCAGGCGGTCGCCGCCGGTCGCCGTGCCGCAGCGGTAGCCAACGCCGCCGCAGGGCCGATCAACCTCCGCGTCGACGGCGGCAGTGGCCTCGGCAACATGTTCGGCCTGGTGAATGTCGCGGGCAGCGCGATCCACTCGCTGTCGATCAACCTCACCGAGGTCACGAACAACATGACGCAGGCGGCGTCGTCGGCGGGGAGCTTCGCCAGTTCACTGACGAATCTGGGCGGCCCGATTGGTCAGGCGGTCGGCGTCGCCAAGGTCGTGTTCATCATCGCGGCGCTGCCCGCGGTCGCGATGGCCGCTACGGCCGCCCTGTACACGCTCGGCGGTGCGCTCGGGTCGCTGCCTGCGGTGTCGGTGGGGTTGGGGTTCAGTGTCGGCGCGCTCGGCCTCGGGTTCATGGGACTCGCGGACCATTTGAGGTCCGTCCCGAAGGCGGGCGGCGGCGCATCGAAGTCCCTCGCCGCGCTGCACAACGCCATGCGGTCCGTGACGCGCGCGCAGCGGGAGCTGACGAAAGCCACCCTCGACATTGACAAGGCGCGCGCCGACGAGATCGAACGCATCGACGATCTTGGACGGGCGTTGCGAGGTTCGGTCCTCGACGAGGAGGACGCAGCAGCCGCCGTCGCGAAGGCCCGGACCGAGCTCGCAGCAGCCAAGGCAGCCGGTGACCCCAACGCGATCGGTGAGGCGGACCGCGCCTACCGGCGGTCCCTGCTCACCCTCGAAGAGGCCCGCGACAAAACCGGCGACCTGGCGGACGAGAAGGCGAAATCCGACGCCGACGGGGTCGAAGGCTCCGACCAGGTACAGAAGGCCCTCGAACGGCAACGCGACGCGGTCGACGCGTTGACCGCCGCACAGGAAGCCCTGGCCGAGGCGCAGAAGTCCGGCGGCGGTGGCGGCGCGGCACGGCAGCTGATGAAGCTCGCGCCAGCTGCCGAAGAGGTCGTGGCGAAGCTGAAGCAGTTGAAGCCGGTGTTTGAGGACATCCGGCTCGCCGTGCAGCAGTCCCTATTCAAGGGTGTGGCGCCGGAATTGCAGCGGCTCGCGGACGCGTGGAAGCAGCCGCTGAAGTCGACGCTGACGTCGTACGCGTCGACGTTCAACTCGATGTTCATGAACCTCGGCAAGTCGGTCCGGAACCCCGAGTTCATCAAGAACATCACGTCGGGCGCGGAGACCGTCCGCACGAACATCGACAAGATCGGAAAGGCGATCACGGGGCCGCTTGTCGACGCGTTCGGCCGGCTGGCGAGGGCCGCGAAGCCGTTCGTTGACATGCTCGGCGACAAGATCGCGGGGATGGTCGAGCACTTCTCCGACTGGATCAAATCTGCGGACGAGTCCGGCAACCTGACGAAGTTTTTCGAGGATGCCAGCTACTACTTGGATTTGATCTGGCAGATCGGTGGCAATGTCCTCGGCCTGTTCGGCGACATCTTCGCGATCATCTTCAACACGAAGGACCAGGGCGGGACGAAGCCGTGGCTGGAAGGCTTCAACGAGCAGCTACTGATGCTGCGGGAGTGGCTGAAGGACCCCGAGAACCAGAAGCGGATCAAGGACTTCATCGACCGGATCGGCGACCTTGTCCGGCACGCTGAAGAGTTCACCCTCTGGGTGACGGAGAAGGGCCTCCCCGCCCTGGACCAGCTGATTGACAACTTCGGGAAGACCTCCAACGCGATCTCCGATGTGATCGGCTGGATCCAGACGTACATCGGCTGGTGGCAGCGACTCAGGGACCGGCTACTCGCCCCGCTCAACTTCGGCGGCATGTTCGACGGGCTGTACAGCGCGTTCAAGTGGGCAGTCAACAACATCATCTACGCCTGGAACCGGCTGAGTTTCACCGTCCCGAGCATCTCCGCGTGGGGTTTCTCGACACCGTCGTTCACCGTCAACACCTCGGACGTCAAGCCACTAGCCAAGGGCGGCGTCGCACGCGCCACCCCGGGCGGCATCACCGCGCAGATCGCTGAGGGCGGCAAGGATGAGGCGGTCGCGCCCGTCGACGTCCTCATGGGCTACATCACGACCGCTGTCGCTGCGGCTATCGGTCAGGGCGGTCAGGGCGGCGACATCGTCATCCCGATCTACATGTTCCCGAACGCCGCCGAGTATGACCGGTTCGTCATCGGCGCCGCCGAACGGAACAGCGGCACCATCGCGAAGATCGCCAACGCGGGGAACAAGAGCATCAAGTACGCAACCTGATCACTTGTTGCAGGCGTCATACGCCTTGCCGAACCCCGGATCGCTGGCCACCTCACCGCCGACCGCATGGTACGGCTCACCGTCGCGTCCCCACCCGCGCGCGGCACCCGTCGACGCGTCGACGGTGTACAGGCGACCACCGTCAGCACACCGTTGCGAGCCGACGATCTGCACACCGCCGTCCGGGTCGAGGCAGCCGACGGAAGCCTGCTCCACGCTGTAGCGGATCACCTTCCCCGGCACGAACACGTCCGCGCACTTCGGTCGCGGAGGCTGCGAAGCGAACGCCGGCATCGTGCCACCCGCCGGGCCGGTCCCCCCGTCGCCGCTCGCGTCCGAGGGGTCATCACCGCACCCGGCGAGCGCGAACAGCAGAACGGCAGCGGGCAGGGCGCGACGCATCGATCCTCCACGGTGTCGGGGATCCCCGATCCTGCCGCCACTCGCCGCAATCGGCCAGCCCCTGTCAGCTACAAGAGGTCCGCCAGACGGGGGTGAGTGGTGACTTTCTGGCTGGGCGCACCCGCGTCCGTACTCACCGCGCTCCCCCACCCGGGCAGGGGACTCGACGCGCCGCTGAACATCCCGACGAACCCACGCCAGACGATCGGCGGTGGCCTCGCCGTCGACCGGGCGCCCAAAGGTACCCGGACGTACGAATTGGCCTGGACGTCGCTGAGCCCCGAGCAGCACTCGATCGTCGAAGAGTTCCAGCACGGCGCCCGCGGGCGCGGCCCGTTCATCCTCCTCGACCCGTGGCGACGTAACCACCTCACCGCCAACCAGTCCTCGGCGACATCGACGTGGAACACCACCACCGGGTTCACGCCGTCCGCGTCGGAGACCGTCGCATCCGCGACCACCCCGGTCCGCCGCGGCCCACGAGCCCTCGCGTGGACGATCCCGTCGAGCTCCACCGCCGGCATCCTCACCATCACCCCACCGTCCGGGCACACGATGTGGCCCACCCCCGCCCTCGCGACGTGGACGTTCAGCGCGTGGGTCCGCGGCGGCGGCACCGACCCGATCGTCACCATCGGCTCCGACATCGTCTGGCTGGACACGGCCGGCGCGACCCTGTCCACGGCGACCGGGTCGACGATCGCGTCGGCGTCCGGCGCCTACGCGCAGATCTCGCAGATCTCGACCGCCCCCGCCGGTGCGGTCGGGTTCAACCTGCGACTACGGGTCACCCCCGCCTCGGTGTCCGCATCCGCGACCCTCTACGTCGACCAGCCGCAACTCGACATGTACAACGGCGTCCGCAACTGGGTGTTCGGGACCGGCGTCCCCCTCGTCTCGTGCACAGCGAAGGGCACCGCGTACCGCAAGCCGGTCAAGAACTCGGCCAGCCTCACCCTCGCCGAGGTGGGTTGATGCGCGTCGTCACGCCCACGCTCGCCGCCGCGATCGAAGCCGTCGAACGGGTCGTCGACGCGACCGCCGCCGTCGACTGGGACGGCGACGGATACAACACCATCGACACGTCCGACCCGTTCAACCGGGTCACGTCCAGTGGGATCAACCCGCACCCGACGCTCGGCACCGCCTACCTCCACACCGGCGTCGGCGGGACCGTCGTCACCACCGACACCATCGCCACCGGCAGTGAAGTGACCATGTCCGTGCCCGTCGCGGCCGGGTTCCGGATCGCCTACCTGCGCGCCGCGGTCCTCAACGTCGAGGACACCGACATCACCGTCGAATGGTCCTGCCCCGCACCGACCGGCGGGGACCTCGAACCCGGCAACATCTACGTCCGCTGCCAGGACCAGAGCAACTACGTCATGGGCCGGGTCGTCGTCACCCCTGCCGGCGTCGTCATGGTCGCGATCTTCCACAACCAGACCGTCCCGTCGGGCAACAGCTACGTCCTCCTCGACCCGACCGTCGTCACCGGCCTCGTGTTCGACCCGGCCGTGCACTGGAAGACCCGCGTCCAGGTCATCAGCAACCGCTACCGGATCAAAGTCTGGCGCGTCGACGTGGCGCAACCCGACGACTGGGCGGCGACCGTGTACGACGCCGCCGTCTGGACCTCCGGCGGGTGGGGGCTGCGTTGCGGGGTCGCGGCCGGCAACACGAACACGAAACCGGTCGTGTTCACGATCCACGACGTGACGGTCGCGTTCTCCCCCGAGGACGACATCTCGGGGAAGCTCGCCGATTTCTCGATCGACCGGGACATGCGCGGGCAGCTCCCCGACGAGGTCCTCGTCGTCGAGGGGATCTCCGCCGCGACCGGATCCGGATCCCTGACCGCCGCCGACACCGTCGACGAAGTCCTCGACACCGTCCGGTACTTCAGCCGCACCAACCCGGGCTCGCCGATCTACGGCAAACCCCGCGACTCCCGCGACTTCCGGCTCGCGGCCCGGTTCGTCACCGACGCCGGGTTCGAGACCGCGCCCCGCCTCACCGGCGCCGTCGTCCGCGCGATTCCCGTCAACGCCGGAAACCGGACCGCGAGCATCGAGGTCATCGACGGCCGCGACCGGTTCCGGCTGCCGATCACCCTGCCCGCCGTCATCGCCGACGGGGCATGGGACGGCACCGCGGCGATCCCGACGAAACCGGGCCTCGAAGCGTCGTGGATCGCCAGCTACGTCCTGAGCCGGTGCGGGTACCCGCTCAGCCCGCGCCCCCGCGCTGAATGCCGGCTGTTCATGCCGATGCACGGGTCGATGACACCGTTCATCCAGACGCCGTACAGCGGCGCACCCCTCGCCAAGTACGAGCCGTCGACCACGACCAGCGCCCCGGAGCGGGTGAAGTTCACCAGCGGCCCGTTCTTCCTCGCCGCCGATCCTCTTGCCGCCGGCGCCGGGTACATCTCCGCGAAAGCCCCTGTCAACGCGGCCCCGACGGACCTGTGGAACAGCGTCGGCCGGGCCACCGGCATCCGCATCGAAGTGTGGGTCAAGCGGACCGGCAGCGAACCGACCGTCGACGCCGCGCACGTCGGCGTCTACAACGACGTCCTGCCGACCCAGTCGAGCGTGAACTTCTGGGCCCGCACCGCCGGCACCCTCGCCGTCCTCATCAGCAACGGCGCCAGCAGCTTCTTCGCCGTGTCGGTCCCGACGTTCAGCGCGAACGTCTGGCATCTCGTCGGTGTCCACGTCGACGACGTCCTCGGGCGTATCACGTGGCGGATCGACGGCACCTCCACCGTCGTCACGTACGCGCCGACGACGTCGGGGACGCTCGTCACCGCGTCGGCGGTCGCGTGCAGCATGGAGTCGTACGCGCAATGCTCCGACCTGCACGTGTCCGCATGCGACGAGGCGACCGCGTGGCTGCCGACAGCGCACACGTCCGGCGCCGTCGTCGACCGGCTGCAGAACCGGACGATGGGCGGCCTGTACCCGGACAAGCCGATCGAGGCGTGGCAGATCCTGCAGGACGTCACCGCCGCCGAGATGGGCACCTGCCGCATCGACTACGACGGCCGGCCCACCGTGTGGTCCGCGGCCCGCCGCAACTCCCCCGACTCCCTCAACGTGCAGCGGACCGTGACTGCCCGGCAGCACCTGACGGACGTCGGCTACGACGACCGCCGGGACATGATCCGCAACCTGCTGCGGGTGCCGTGGGTGAACCTGACCACCGGCGGTTTCGCGCCCGTCTGGTCGCTGACGGAACTCGTCTACATCGAGTCCGGGGATACGCAGACGTACCAGGTGAAGCTCGAAAACCCGCTCGCCGGGTCGATCGTCACGCTCACCGGCACCTGCCAGCGCAACGCCGACGGCACCGGCGGCGGCTACGGGTACACCGACATCCTCGAGTCGGGGATCCGCGCGAACCTGACGCTCACCTCGCCGACAGCGGCGACGATCACGCTCACGAACATCAGCCCGTACCTGCTGTGGCTCGTCGACACCGGCGGCGTCCCCGACCTCATCATGACCGGCACCGCACTGAAGAAGCTCGACACCGACCCGGTGCAGGTCCAGGACGACGCGGCGATCGCCAGACGCGGCGGCCCCGGCATCGGGGAAGCGCCGCTCGACGTCGACGACAACCCGTACAGGCAGTCGATGCAACTCGCGTACGGCGTCGCCTACGCGCTCCTCGCGTCGCTCAGGGACGAGCAGGTCGTCTTCACCGACATCACGATCCCCGGCGACCCGCGCCTGGAGGACCTCGACCGGATCCAGGTCCAGGACCCTGGCGGGCTCGTCCTGGACACCCCGGTCCTCATCGAGGGCATCGGCGACGACTTCTCGCCCGGCTCGTACGACATGAGCCTGGTGGCCAGACCTGCCCGCGACCAGTGGCTCCTCGGCGGCCCCGGAGTCGGCACCCCGCTCGGTTCCACGATCCTGGGAGGGCTGCCTTGACCTATACCGCGCCGATCGTCCTCGACGGGTTCCCGGTCCCGGCGGCGCTGCTGCAGGCGGCGCTAGACGAGATCGCCCGGCTCGCCGCGACCGCGATCAAACCGCACGCGTTCCTCAGGCAGACGTCGAATCAGTCGATCGGGCACGGCGCTTGGACGGCGCTCGCGTGGGGCGTCGAGGACTTCGACACGCACGGCGGGCATGACCTGGTGACGAACACGTCCCGGTACACGGCGGTCGTTGCCGGCACGTACACCGTCCTCGTGCGCGGCGGGTTCGCTGCGAACAGCACTGGCCACCGCGGCGTGCGGGTCGCGAAGAACGGCGCTGTCGTCAACAACTCCGCCAACTACAAGCAAACGACCACGGCCGATGTCTGGTCCGATCTTGGCAGCGCCGACGTGCACCTCAACGTCGGCGAGTACGTCGAGGGGCAGGTCATCCAGGACTCCGGCGGCGCGATCAACACGAGCGCTTCCGCCGGCGACGTCGGCCCGTCCATGTCCGTGACGCTCATCAACAAGGACTGAGGTAATGGCATGTGGTCGATGATCGGCGCTGACCGGTGGGTCACGGAACAACCGGACGGCAGCAGCAACTACCTGCTCGCCACCGACGGACGCCTGCTGGAGCTCCACGTCGAGGCTGATGCGGCCACCCTGCACGAGTACACCGGCACGGCCCCCGACGCCAGCGCGCCGCTCATCGGATCCGCCCACCAGCGGACGACCGTCCGGCCGGACCTCGCGGGCGCCGACGCGGACGCGGTGTGGCTGGCGCTTGCGGGAGTCACGGATGAGCAGGCGGCCGGCCAGTGACCTCAGCCCCCGCCGACCTGCTCGCCTTCCGCACCGACGGCCGTAGCGTGACCGGCCTGCCCGCCGTTGAGTTCGGCCTCGCCCCCGACGCAGCCCACCTGAGCTCGGGCGGCTACCACGTCGGGGTCGAGGACATCCAGCGGATCGGGCGCTGGCTGACGGACTACTCGACGCGGCAGGCCCGCGACAAGCTCGACGGCACCAACACCACGTCTGCTGCCGATGTCGGCAGCGCCTGGCGCAACGGCGGCAGGGCGGCGTGGCTGCGGTTCAACAACCTGCTGTACGCGGAGATGCGCGACCGCCCGCAGAACCTGCCGGCGCTCCGCGCGATCAACGTGAGCCTCGACGGCAAGACCAAGCGCAGGTTCGACCAGAACAGCCGCGGCGCCGGGCTCATCACCTCGACGGACACCGTCGACACGCACACGCACCTGGAGTTCTGGCGTGACACCGAAGGCCGCCGCGGTCCGACGCTCGACCGGATCGTGCAGCTCATGCAGGCCGCGGTCAGCGGCAATTCCCCCGCAGCTTCGACAGGAGACGACGACGACATGGGACTCGGCACCGAACCCCTCACCCAGGGCAACCCGGGCTACGCGGGCCACCAGCACGACACGGCGTGGGCGTTCACGTGGCAGGCGGCGAGTGAGGCGAAGGAGAACACCGACAAGCTGCTCGCGGCGGCGCAGGCAGACGAGGTCCGGGACAGGGCGAACACGGCCGCGATCGAGGGCCTGACCGCCGCGCTCAAGGCGGCCGGTGCTCCGGTCGGCGGCAAGCCGATCGACGCCGGCGACATCATCGCCGCGGTGAACGCGGTCCGGGACGAGGCGCGACGCGAGTACGCCGCCGCCGCGGAGCGGGCCGCGGAGCAGGACTCGCGGATCGCGGACCTGGAGGAGCAGCTGGCTCGGGCGGTCGCCGCAGCGGAAGCGAACCTGTCGCCGGCCGAGCTCGACAAGCTGCACCCGTAGTACGGCTACCCATCAACAGCCAATGGGGAGGGCGGCCGTAGATGACCGTGGAACGCAGGTCCCGCCGGAAGCCTCCACCGCCGAGCGGCATGGAGCCCTGGCTCCGCAACGCGGTGATGATCTTGGTGATGGTCATATGGAGCATCGTCGTGCTCGCCTACCTCCACGCCGGCCAACTCCCCGAAGCGCCACTCCTCGGCGTCCCCGGCGCGATCTACCTGGCCCTGTCACCACCCCGCGGCCTGCTCCGCAGGCGGGCACCCGAGAGCCCCGACGAGGAGACGGCCCCGTGAGCTACTGGCTGCAGGTGCTGTTCTGGGTCGTATTCATGGCAGGCGCCGGCCTCGCGCTGCGACCGCTGATCAACCGAGACAACAGGAGTGGGCAATGATCATCCGTGCGCAGCGGCTGCTGGACTCCCCGGCGACAACGCGGGTGATCCAGCTCGTCGCGGTCCTGTCACTGATCCTCGCGATCGGCATCGGCTTCAAGCAGCTGAACCTCGCCTCCTGCTTGTCGTCGTACTCCAACGCCTCTGCCGTGTCGACGGCCGGTCGTGCTGCCGCTGCCGCCGAGGACCGTAAGGCCGATGAGGCGGACCGGCAGGCGGACGCTCAGGAGCGCGAGGCGTTCCGGGTGCTGATCGCCGCCCTCGCGTCGCAGGATCAGGTGAAGACCCAGGCGGCGTTCGCGTCGCTCGTCGCCACGTACCAGGAGACGGACAAGTCCCGGGCGGCGACAGCGTTGGCGCGTGCGGAGAACGAACGGAAACGGCGGGCGAACCCGGTGCCCCCGTCGCCCGAGCTGAAGTGCGGCTGATCAGCCCGGTTGCTCACACGCTTCGGGGTGCCCGTTCGCGACGATGACGTCGTCGCACGTGCGGCAGATCCACGAAATGTGGTGCCGGTTGACGCCGCCCTGCTCGCAGACGGTGGTGCCGAGCAGTACCTGGTTCGGGCCGAGCGGGTGCCCGTTGCGACAGCGAATCGGCGCGACCACGGCCACCTCCTGGCCACGCCCTGTGGGCCGTAGGTCACCGGGCTGAGTCATCCCCGCAGCTTAGAACAGACGTTCGCATCTTCGTCAAGGAACGGGTCAACGTGCAGCGCTTCACCACCGACGCCCAGCTCGACAACTGGTTTGCATACCACCGGCCGACGGGTGACACAATCGCCGCCCACGAGCGCGTCCGGGTCGAGTTCCGTGCGCTGGCCGCGACGCTCCAAGAGCTGATCCCGGAGTGCCCCGGCAAGACCGTCGCATTCCGGGCCGTCCGTGAGGCCATGTTCGCAGCCAACGCGGCGATCGCCTGCAACCAGCCGGAGGCGCCGTGACGAAGGCCGCCATCTGCGTTCACTGCGCCGACATCTTCGCGCCGCTCCGGAACTGGGAGACCGACCGGTCCTGGCGCTGGTGCCAATGCGACCACTCCGCAGTGCGCTGGGCTGACGGTGCCCGCGGCCTGATCGAGGTCACGTCGATGCACGGCCCTGACCATGTGCGCGTCCTCGGCATCAACAACGCGTTCCTCGGCCTGGCCGTCGGGAACCGTTTCGCTGACGCCGCCGCCTGGCGGGCGTTGCACAAGCTCACGTGCGCCGAGGTCGAACCGAACTACCTGTTCCACGCCGACAACCGCGATTGCTGGGCGCTGATCGTTCGGCCCGGCGAGTCCGGCGACGTCACTTTCATCGACTGGGTGAAGGCCCGGCAACCGAGGCCAGCGGAGGACGCGGCGTGAGTGTCGGCATGCCCGCCGGGATCTGGCTCGTCAAGTTCGGCGTCATCGTCGCCGACGCCTTCGGGCACATCCCCTACCACGTCGGCTCGTCGCTGAAGACCAAGGACTGGCGCGACGTCGACGTGCGGCTGATCCTCCCTGACGACGAGTTCAAGGAGCGCTTCGGCGACGACCAGAGCGCCGGGACGAACCCGATCCTGTCGGCAATCACGCTCGCGTTCTCGGCGCTCGGGCGGCAGATGACGGGGCTCCCCGTGGATTTTCAGATCCAGACGACTACGCACGCCAACTCCGCCTATCCCGATGGTTGGCGCTCCGCCCTGTTCGAAGTCCGCCCCTGCACGCACGAGGACTGACCGACTGCACATGGCACACCGCGCACCCGAAACCACCGACGAAGGGAGCACCACCATGCTCAGCGCCAGTTTCGCGAAGGCCGCTCTTGAACGAGCCGTGAAGACGTTCGCGCAGGCTGCACTCGCCCTGCTCACCGGCGACGGCCTCGGTGTCCTCGACGTCAACTGGGGCGACATCGCCTCCGTCGGCGCGCTCGCCGCGGTCGCGTCGCTGCTCACGTCGATCGTGTCGGCGCCGTTCGGCCCGGTCGGGTCACCGTCGGTCGTCGAGGACAAGAACGCGGTCGACGCGCCGTGACTCGCACCCTCGTCGCCACACCGGGCCCGGAACCCCGCAACGAGATCACCTGGACGAACGGCACCACGACCGCGACGGGCGATGGCACCGGTAACACGAGGTGGCTCACCCTGGACGTGAAGATCACCCGGTAGCGTCAGGGCATGTCCAACTATCGCGGCCAAGCCACCCTCACCCTTGAAGGTCAGGAACCCCGAGAAGGTCAAGCCGTCCTCCACTCGTCGGTGAAAGACGGCCGGCACGACTGGCTGGGCTCGTTCACCCCCGACGACGGTGCCCCGATACAGGCCGGTGGCGCCGCGACCCTCACCACGAAGACGTGGACCGGCGAGGTGCTCATCCAGGACTACCGGGTCGACGGTTTCGGCCGCGCCATCGTCCTCGGCCAGGACATGCCACCGTTCTGATCCGCTACTATCGACCTGCGGTCGCTCCGGCGACCGACCAACGTGAAGCGCCGCCCCAGTCCTCCGGGACTCGGGGCGGCGCTTTTTTGTCGTCTCTACCGCCTGCGCTTCCAACGTCGCCACCTGCGCCGCCCCTGCGTACGCCACCACAACCAGCCGACCGCGACCGAAGCCAGGACCACCGCTGTCAAGCCGCGCTCCCGGAACGTCAAAACCTGGTCAGCCTTGTCAACCGCCCATGTCACCGCGGACAGCGCCGCCACGGTCGTGGCGAGCCAACCCGCCAGCCACCACGTCCATGGTGAGCCGAGCAGTCGCCGCCAGCGGTCCGGAGCTGCGACGGTACGCCGACCTGGGTGCCGGTACGAGCGGACCTTCGGCTGCCACGCCCGGTCCGGGTTCCCCTCGTTGTGGACCCAGTTCCGCAGCGGACGCTCAGCGCGGATCGCCTCCTCCTCAACAGCGAGAACCTCCGCCTCCGACGTCCACGACCGCGGGTCGACGTCCCACCGGGCGATCTCGTGCGCCCACTGCTGTTCCTCGAGGTGTTCGATGAGTCGGGCGAGGGGACGCCACGTCTGCCCGATGTACAGCAGCCGGCCGACCGCGTCGTAGAAGCGGTACAGCCGCCACACCTTCACGGCTGGCGGCTGTACGCGGGAAGGGTTCAGACGAGTCATGGCTACCGCGGATCGCCGATCAAGGCGTGAACGACCGTGTCGAAGTCCCCTTCAGGGGCGTCTCGCAGTTGGTCATCGGGCTCGGTTCCGTCGTAGCAGTGGAACGCCCGGTGAATGTCGTCGTCGCCCCTGATGACAAGGAACTTGGCACCGCAACCCTGCACCAGCCACCACCTGTTTTGGATCGGCTGAGCAAGGATGCGGGGGTCGTTCAAGTACTGGCTCACGCCGCCACCTCCGCCGGGCCGTACAAATGCTCGAGGACCTCGCCGCGGGTGTTGTAGCGCGCCGGATAGTCGGCGTTGGTCAGGTCGTGCAGGTAGCCCTGCTCCGGGTGCCACGCAACCCAGTGGCCGTGCTCCTGCCGGACGGTCCAGCCGTCGGACATCACCGTGCCGTCGTTCACCGGTGCACCCCGAACCGCGCCGCGACCGCCTGCACCAGCGGCACATGCGCCGGGTACAGGCCAGTCCCGGTCGCCGCCTGCAGTTGGTCATCGACGAACCCGGGCCTGCCCAGCACCACCCAGCAGGCGGCGACAGCGTCATCAGCGCCGACGGCGTCCGGCTGCACGTCCATCACGAACACGCCGAGCTGCGTCGTGATCCACGCGTTCGGGGTGTTCCTCGGGTCGTCGACGTCGACACGGCCACCGATCAGTTCAGGCTCGGTGGCCGGCGCCACCCCCGTCTCCTCCCGCAGCTCACGCAGCATCGCGTCGATGTCGTCCTCACCCGGCTCGACCATCCCGCCCGGCAGCGCCCACCCGCCGCCGTCGCCACGCAGGACCAACAGCAGCAGCCCGCCGCACACGACGGCCGCGTCCACGGCCTGGTTCTCGCCCGGCTCCAACACCTTCGGCACCGTCAACTCCAGTCGATGCTGGAGTCGCGGACCTGGGCGCGGGCCTCATCCTCGGACAGGCCCCGCTCGCGGCAGAAACCGATCAGCTCGCCCGACCCGAACCCGCTGTTGTGCAGGATCCGGATCGCCCGGCCACGGTCACCGCCACGCCAGTACCCGTCGGCCTCCCCGACCGTCGCCTGCCGGCGGGCGTCACGGGCCTGGGCGTCGCCGGCCGCAGCCTGATCCCGCAGTCCCTGCTCCTCGTTGTAGTCCATAAGTCCTCCCCTGCTATCGGCACGCGGCACTACGCCGCGGTGCTCGCCTGCTGAAAGTGCTGGTCAGCCGCTACCCTGAGCGGCATGGATGAGCGCCAAACGCTGCAATTCGTGAACGAAATCCACGAATTCGTGACCCGAGACGCCGACCGGCGCGACAAAGACGCCGAAGACCGGCACAAGGAACTCCTCGCCGCCATCGACGACACCCGCAAGGCGATCGTCAGCGCCATCGAAACCGGGTTCCGGCAACTCGCCGACGTGCTCCGCAGCCGCTGACGTCACGCGTTCACCTGCTCGGCCAAGTCCAGCGCAGCGATGACGCCGGCCTCGGTGAGGCTGTGTCGTCGGTCTGCTGACACCACGAAGTCCCGGTCGCGGAGCTGCTTCAACGCCCCCCGCACTGTCGCCGTCGAATACGACATGCCGGCGTCCGTCAAGGCACCGTCGAGCTCATCCATCGTCAACGCCCGCCGCCCGTCCGTCTCAGCCCTGGCGAGGACCAGTAGCACCGCATCGACGGACCGTTGCGGCGTGACCGACTCCGCAGACTTCGCCTCCGGCGCCCACGACTCCCCCGCCGCCGCAGCCTTCACCCACTGCGCGTACGCGGGACCGAACGTGTCGAGGGTGACCTGCGGCAGGACGGCCGGGTAGCCGATCGGCTGGTCGTTGCTGTCACGCACCCAGTCGTAGTAGTCCGGTTCCCACTCGGTGCGTGCGAGCATCGCCTTCGGCTGCAGCCCACTGAGGATGTACGCCATGCCGGGGATCTGCGGGATGCTGCGCGGGTCGGCAGGGAGCCGCCCGTTGAACGCGGTGGGGCCGGACAGGCTGTTCGCGGTCCGGCCGACCCATACGAGCCCACCGGTGAGAACATCCCGCAACGCCATGCTGCCACCCAGGTCCGTCAGCAGCGGCGTGTGCGTGGCGAGTCTCAGCTGCCCGCCGCACTTCCGCCACATGCGACCGGCTTTCGTGACGAGCGTCGCGAACGCTCGGTTCGACAGGTAGTCGTGCGCCTCGTCGATCGTCAGCGACAGGATCGGGCCGTCGATGAGCGGGTTCCACCACTTGCGGCCCTTCCGCTTCCGGCCGCGCTCGTCGACGTACTCGACGCGGGCGAGGTAGCGGTTGCGGCGCAACATCTCCTCGGTGAGGCACAGCACGAGCAGGATCGCCTCTTCGAGGGATGTCGCGACGGGCGCGGCGAGGTCGTCGAGGAACGGCGCGAACGACTGGCCCTGCTGGGGGTCGATGAGGAAGTTCGCGACGAGACCGTGCGCCCTGCCCTGTTCGTCGCGGTAGTGCGCCCACCGGTCGATCGTGAACAGCGCATTGAGGAACTCCGATTTTCCTGAGCCGGTCGTGCCGAACGCAGCCACGTGGGGGACGCCCCAGCCGGGCCGGTAGATCTCGTAGAACGCCTGCTCGCCGTCGGCGTACATGGCGATCGGCGCCCGGCCGGTCTTGACGTCGATGGAGTCAGGGCCGGACCAGCGGACCGTGTCCTTGATCGGGCTGGACCGCTGCGCGAGGATCGTCGACTGGTTCTCGTCGTCCGGGTCGGGCAGGACGGTGATCATCGACTTTTTCATGCTGTACGCCGATGCGATCTTCCCGACGGCGGCAGCGAACTGGTCCGACTCGTACGCGCCGATCGGGCCGACGACCGTCGCACCCCAGCCACCGACCACCCGATGCCAGTCCTCGAGGTGAGTCCCGGCGAGCTTCCCGTTCGCGGCGGCCCTGACCGACGTCCCGTCCGGATGAACACCGATCACCTGGTCTTTGCGGACGGCGAGGACGGTCCTCCAGATCCGCTCGACCTCGACCCGGCCCGGGTCCAGCGCGACAACCTCCTGTGGCTCCTCGACCTCGACCTCGACGTCGATGGCGGGCTGCGGCCGGTGCCGGCGGACACGCTCCGCCCGCCACCACGACGCTGCCGGGACCAGCCACGCCGCGACCAGTGCGGCGAACGCGACCCGGCCGGTCCACGTCGACGGGTCCACGCCCAGGCCCGCGGCGGCCGCGAGTAGCGTCGCGACCGTCACGCCGGCGTAGCCGTACAGGCGCGCCGACCGGGCGATCGCAGCGCGGCGGCGCTTGTCACCGCCAGGGTCCGTGTCGTCGATGCGACCCTTTCGCGCCGCCTTCGACGTCAGGTATTTCGCGGCGGCCGTCTTCGCCAGCCATCCGGCGGCGGGCACCGCCAGCGCCAGCGGCAGGAACGGCACCTCGGCCGCATCGACCGCGACACACACGCCACCGGCAGCGACCAGCGCCCACACAGGCCGCAGCGGGCGCTCCGCCGCGATCCGAAGGTCACGCCACGGCAGCAGCGGAGGCCGCTTCACGTCCATCGGCACCATGCGTTTCCCGCACCGCTCGCACGCTGGCGGGGTCTTCATCGTGGACCAGCCCGCCGGGCCGTGCTGACGGCACCGGTACTGGACACCGACGATCGTCCCCGACTGGTCGACAGGCACCTCCGCCGCAGCGCGACGCAGGACACCGGACGTGTCGTAGTAGGTGCGGGACTTGCGTTGTGCACCCAGCGGCCCACCTGGCACGGCGGGTCCGCCGGGCGGCGACACCATCGGATGCATCGGGTTCCCCTCGGTCGTGGCTGGCTGTCACCGCGCAGGCCGGCACATGTCCGGCCCGACGGAAACGGTCAGTTGCCACCGAGACGGGCCGGCTGGCGTCCCGCGGCGGCGACGGCCGCCTGCTGTTCGGCGACGGCGATGGTGGCGCCGAGTTGCGCGTTGACGCCGCCGTCTGCGGCGAGGAACCGGGAGTCTCCGCCCAGGTCACCGGCGACGGTTGTCGCGGCGTCGCCGTACTTCGCGACGATCCCGGCAAGCGCCGCCTCCGTCGCCTGCAGCGCCACCTCGGCGGCGTCACGGCGCTCCTTCGCCATCACTTCCATCGCCTCCAGCTGGTCGAAGTAGGTGTCGACAGCACCGGCCGGCATCGCGTCGGCGACGGTCCCCGTGTTGCCGAGGGTGTCCGCGTCGAGGTTCAGGACGGCGAGGTGCTCATGCGTGGAGGCGGCAGCGGCGCTGCTGGACCGGTACGAGTCCTGCATGTCACCGATGTGGCCCTTCGCCTCGCCGAGGGCACGTTCCGCGGCGGTGCATGCGTCGAGGTGCAGCTGCTGCTCCCTGAGGAGCGCCTCGAGTTCGGCGACGGTGGTTTCGTAGTTGACGGCTTCACCGGTCGGTGTGGTCATGGTTCCTCCTGCGGTTGGCGCTGGCGTTTCCTGTTTCCTGGCGGGCCGCCACGCGTACCCATCCCATTCCTCGTCTCCGTCGTCGGTGTTGCGGCGGGTGCCGGGTTCGAGGTCCGCGTACCGGGTCGCGTCGGGGATCTCGTCTGCGGCCGGCTCCGGTTCTGGCCGCGGTTTCCGCTCGACGGGTTCGACGAGCTTCCGGACGACCGGCGACGCGGCGACCTTCCGGGCTCCGTTGACGACGACGTCCTTCGCTGCGGCGAGCCGGTCCCGGAACCTGACCTTCTCCCCCGGGTTCGCGGCCTTCGCGTCGCGGGCGGCGATCAGGGCGTCGGCGCGGCGCGGCCAGTAGTCGTTCCACGCGTCCCGCAGAAAGTCCGTGAAGCCGTACCGGTCGACCTTCGCCGCGGCCGTGGCGCCGTGCTTGCGTTCCATGCGGGGCGACACGATGCCCTGCTTCGCCAGGTTGTTGTCGACGATCGCGTCGCTGACGGTGCGTTTCACCGCCCAGGTCAGGAGCATCACCGCGAGGAGGATCTCCACGGCGGCCTACTTCGCCGTCTGCTGCTGCACCTGGTCGCCGGTCTTCGACACGCCGCCGCCGGCCTGGCTCAGCACGGTCGGCAGTGCCGCAAGGAACGCGACGAAGAAGACGGGGACGAGGAAGAACGCGAACAGGGCGGGCCGGTCGGCGCCCTTCTTCTTGCCTTTGACGTCGGCGATGATGACGCAGATGCCGACGAAGACGAGTACTCCGGCGATGAGCAGCACCTGCTTGGCGTAGCCGTTGAGCCACGTTCCGGTGCTTGTGTTGTAGGTCATGAATCCGCCGATGGCGGCCACGATGCAGGCGGTGCGGGTGAGACGGACCTTCTGGTGTACGTAGTAGGCGCCGGCGAATACGACGAAACCGCCGAGGGTGGACAGGAACGAGCTGATCACGTCCATGGTCGGCCTCCTAGCCGATAGTGAGCAGGTAGAGGGGGACGGCGAGAAGCACGGCGAGCGCGGCTCGCGCCGGATGACGGGCGATCCACAGCAGGACGGTGAGCGTCCCGACGACCGCGAGCGCGACCGCGGGGATGAGCAGCCCGACGCTGTGGTTGTAGAGGACCCAGCCGGCGTAGAGGGCGGCGTTGGAGCCGGGGACGGTGTCGCGGTCCGGCATCCGCTCCGCCCACGCGGTGGAGAACGTCGGCAGCGAGGCGGGCATGAACCAGGCGTCGCGGAGGTCCTGCCACGTCTGCCGGCCCCACCCGGCGAAGGTGTTGACCAACACGGAGCGTGACCCGTACCCTCGCGCGCGCATGCGCGCATGCGGACGCGCCTTCTCCAGACGCACAGTGGGGGCTGCCGCAACGTCTGCCGCCGCGACACGGCCGCCGAAAGCGCTACTGATAGTCACCGCTGCTCCTTCCAGTTCTGCTCGACGTCGAAGCGTTCGACCGTCATCGCGATCGCTGTGGCGAGGTCCCGGCGGGCCGTGTCGGTGATCCGCTTGCTCGCCGCGAGCGCCGCGTTGCAGGCGACCACGACGAGCTGATGGCCGCCTTTGCCGCCGTCGATCACCTTCGTCGCGCGGACACGGACGAACTCGGCCCGGTTCTCCTGACGGCGCACGATCCGCGCCGCTTTGCGCTCCCCTGGAGTCCCCTTGCGCGCCATCACGCCCCCTGACCTGCGGTGACGCGTTCGCACCAGCGGTCCAGGACGGCACGCAGCAGGATGTCGCCGAGCTCGGTGTCGGCCTGGTCGATCGCGTGGTCGCCTTCGCGGAAGCCGCGACGGCCCGCACCGATGAGGACGAGCGCGTGGGCGTCGACGAGCTGGGTGAGGTTCCGGAGCGTCTTCACGCGGCACCGCCCAGTTGGGCGTGGGCGGCCCGGTCATGGGCGGACGCGTAGGCGACGGACACGCCCAGGGCGCCCACGCCCAACACGACCCCGGCGACGCCCTCCGGCTGGCGGCCCGCCCAGTCGACGATGACCGCGGTGAGCCAGAAGCCCAGCGCGGTCCGGAACGCCCAGTGGGCGGCTTGGGCGTCGTTGGGCGGACTGGGCTGGGCGAGGTGGGCGCCCCTGTCGCGGAACGTGGGCCGGGTGGGCGTGGGCTTGGTGGGCTGGGCGCCCACAGTGGGCGTGCTGGGCTGGACGGTCATGACGCCTCCTCGGTGGGCGTGGGCTGGGCGCCCTGGGCGGCGCGGATCTCGCCCAGTAGGCGGACCAGCTTCCCCGCTGGCTCCTTCGACGCCCAGCCCACGTAGCCGCTGGCCTGCATGTGCTTCATCGCCTTGTCCCGCCCGGGCGCTGGCGTGCCCTGCGGGAACTCCTTGTCCAGGTCGACGAGCCGGCGCACCTGCAGCTCCGGCAGTGCCGCAACCTGGGCGTCCAGATCTGGGCGACCGGCGTGCAGGGTGGGCGGCACGGTGGGCTGGGCGCCCTGGGTGGGCGTCTTGGGCTGGGCTGGGCTGGGCTTGGTGGGCGCCTTGGGCTGGGCGGGTGCAGCGGTGGGCGTGGGCTGGGCGGCGCCCAGGTGGGCGAGCGCCTCAGTGGGCGTGCCGCTGGGCGTGGGCTGGGCGGCCGGGGTGGGCGTGTCAGCCTGGGCGTCGCCCACCTCGCCCGCGTTGGGCGTGGGCTGACTGGGAGATCCGGGTGTGGGCGCCTCGATCCGGGCGGGGGCGGGCTGGGCGCCCTGGGCGGGCGACTCGCCCACCACGGAGTAGACACGGACCGCGCCCACCTGGGCTGACCGGTCGCCCAAATGGGCGGGATCAAGCCGGACGGCGATCATGTCGGTCAGGCCGTCGTAGTCCGCACGGTCCTTCAAGCGGGCGGCGATCTCGTCGAGGTCGTACACGGCGACCGCGATGTCCGCCGTCATCGGGTCGACCGCGGCGCGGATCTCCCGGTGCAGCACCTTCGAGATCGCCTTTGTGCGGATCTCGCGACGCTTCTCGGCGCGGGCTGCGGTCAGGGACGTGTAGAGCCCGAGCCGCTCGTCGGCCTTCGCCAGGTTCTTGGCGCGCAGGGTCAGCCACGGGTGCCGGATCCAGTGCCCGACCACCTCGTAGGCCGGGGTGGTCGGCGGCAGGTCACCGGTCGCCCGCAGTCGGTCCCGGCGCTGGTTCTCGGTGTGCATGACCCACACGAGGTAGCCGAGCGCGGACATGCCGGCGAAGAACCCGGCGAGAAGCTTCACGTCGTGGGCCATCCAGTTGAACGCGACCGCCCACGCGGCGATCCCGGCGGACAGCAGGCGCGACGTGAACGCCTTCTCCCCCAACCTGCGGCGCACGTCGGCGTCGTTGAGGACGACGATGCCGCCGAGCTCGAGCGCGCCGACGGCGGGGATGGCCCAGACCAGTGGGATGCCGAGGGCTTCGACAGCACCGGACACCTGCCCGGCGAGGGCGACGCCGAGGACGACGACGTAGAACGCTTTACGGATGTGACCGGACCGGTGAACGGACCGCTGCAGGTCGGCGTCGAGCTTTTCCTTGACGCCCTGCGGGTCGGTGGGCTTCGACGCAGCCTGCGGCTTGCTCCACGCGGCCAGGTTGATGGGGTGGATCGGCTGGTGTCCGTTCACGGGGAGGTCCCGGGTCGGCCGGTATACGGGGGTGGCGAGCGCGGTCATCGGTGCCTCCTCTCTGGGTTTAGCCGGCCGCCGCCGACGGGGGGACGACGGCGGCCGGGGTCTGGGTTACCGGTGTCCGGTGACGATCGGGTCGATGTCTTGCGGGTGCAGCGGCAGGTGCCGGCAGTCCTGGAACCAGCTGCGGTGCGTCCAGCAGGTGAGCCGGTCGTCGCCGTGGAGTCCCTGGTATTCCTCGGCGAAGTCTTCGGCGGCGAGGGTTTCGAGGAGCAGGCGGTCGGTGGTGGTCACGCGTCACCGACGTCGGTGATGTGGATGTCGACGGTGCCGCCGCCGCGGGTGTGCTGGTACGTGAGTTGCCGGGTGGCGCTGGCCAGGTCGAGGCGTCGGTCGGCGCCGATGAGCCGGACGCTGCGGGTGGTGGTGACACCGTCGCGGGTGAGGTCGTAGGCGACGAGGTACACCTTCACGACGCCTCCACCGGGGTGGAGACCCGGCCGCCGCCCTGTGACGACGACCGGGGGCTGTGGGCCGCCATGAGCCGGCGGGCGGTGGTGAGCGCGGCGATGACCTCGTCGAGGGCGGCGGCGTCGAGGTTCGCGCCGATCTGCTCTTCGGCGGTGAGGGCGCGCAGGTTGACGACGGTCCCGTCGGTGGTGTTTTGGAGCATGACGGTGACCATGTCGGCGCGGCCGGGGGTCTGGACGCCGAGGCAGGCGAGCGCCGCGATGTGGGTGCGGTGCGGGCCGTCGATGGTGCACCAGCTCGGGCAGCGCGCTGCGAACGTGACGACCTGGGCGGGGATCTCGGGGAGCCGGGTCCGCAGGAGCGGGGCGGGCCCGCGCTGGCGGGTGCCGAAGTCGACGGTGATGACGTCGGCGTAGGTGACGCTCATGACGCGCTCCTCGCGGTCCGGCCGGCCCGGGTGAGCTGGACGGTGAGGTGGTCGCGTTGCCCGATGCCGCTGGCGCGGTTGACAGCCCAGTCGGCGCCGACGACACCGGCGGTGAGGTGGATGACCTGGATCAGGTCCTGGTTCGCGGCGTCGAGAACTGCGGCGGCGCTGGTCGCCGCGAGAGCTTGGGCGAGGCTGCCGCCGTCGTAGGCGATGCCGAGGAGCTGGGTGAGGGCGACGGTGCTCATGCCGTCACCTCGGCGAGGGCCATCTGGCAGTGGAGCCGCGCGACGGCGCACGCTTCCTGCTCGGTCGGGTACGAGCCGCAGAGGTCGTCGAGCCGGTAGCTGCGACGCTCGACGACGACGCTGTACGCGCTGTCGAGCCGGACGCACTGGACGCGGATCGTGTACTCGCCGGCCGCGAACGGCCGGTACTGGCCCTCGGCGAGGTTCAGCTTCTTCGGAGCTGCGGGGGTGGCGAGCGCGGTGGTCATGCTGCGGCTCCCTCGGTGGCGGTGGTCTTGGAGTCCAGGAGTTGGCCGATCCGCTGCCGGGAGAGCTGCAACTTCCGGGCGATCCAGATCTGCTTGCGCTCGCCGTCGCCGCGGAGGGCGGTGATGGCCTCGCGGTACATCTGGGACTGCGCGGAGGTCAGCGGGAGGTTGTTGCGCGTCATCGCCCTGAGGCGGAGCGCACGCTGCAGCGGGTCGGTGATCGCCTGGATGGCGGTGTCGCTGTCATCGCTGAGCGGTGCGGTCACGGTCATCTCCTCGGCGGTCGGGCCCTTGCCGTTCGGCTAGGCCTAGCCAAGATGCTCCGTGCAATCGCGTGCAATGTCAAGCGATTGGATCTAATTGCACTACGATTGCACCCAGCCAGGTCACGCATCGCCGCCCAAATCACCCCCGCCTCCACAGGGAGCGGGGGTGATTGCATACATTGCGTCAAGCTGCGAGCATCGAAAGACCCACAAGCAGCACGCGAGAGGGGCACAAGATGCGCAATCTGGACTTCATGTGGAAGGACGGCGACTCCGGCGGCGGAGGCTGCCCGGCGCTGTATGCGACCGAGGGCGGCTACGTCGTCCAGGGCATCAAGCTCACCGACGAGGAGCGCAGCCAGTTGCGCCAGCTCGCCGACGACGAGGACGGCGTCTTCGTCCCCGCCAACGTCCTCGACCGGCTCCGGCAGCTCACCTGACCATGTCCACGACCGTCATCGACAACACCGAGTGGGCCGAGCGTCTCCGCAGCTTCAAGCGCAGCGCGTTCCGGTTGGAGCTCCAGCCGCGCTACCTGGAGCCCGAGGAGACAGAGACGGTCGCGCGGTTCGTCGACGGCAACCCGCAAGACCCGACCGAAGTCCCGATGCTGCGAACCTGGTTCAACCAGATCCGCAGCCTCACCGACCGCGGTCGGACCGTCGAACGGGTTCGCGTCCAAGACGACCCACCGACCGACTACCAGCTATGGGAACGCTTCATCAGCCCATGGAACATCGCGGCCGGCGAGACCCTGCGATACCTCGACCGACAGCTGGCGCACGAAATTGGCCTCCTGCCAGATGCCGGACCCGGTGACTTCTGGCTCTTCGACGACACCACCCTGATGCGGATGCACTTCGACGACGAAGGCCGACGCATCCGCAACGAAATCATCACCGATAAAACACTCGTGGAGCAGGCGATCTCATGGCGCGACCTGGCGGTCCGCAACGGCGTCCTGGACAACCCACAGGACGCCGTCACCGCCTAACACGAGGAGCAGAAACCATGACTGAGCGCCAGAGGGAGTGGCTCACGAGGCCAGGCGGTGTCGCTGAACGGCTGGGCGAACTGCGAGCCGCAGCCGGCCTGGACGGGAAGGGACTCGCCGAGAAGCTCGGATGGACCACGTCGAAGGTTTCCCGAGTCCAGACCGGCGCCACCCGACCGTCGCCGGCTGATCTCGTGGCGTGGGCGGCGGCAACAGGTGCCAGTCAGGAAGCGACGCAGGAGCTGCTCGCGCTGCTCGACGAGGTCGAGCGGGCCCGCAGGGAGTTCGGGCTCAAGATGGGCCGCGGCCAGACTGCCGTCCAGGCGGCACACAACGACTGGACGGCAAGGTCCACGCTGATCCGCTACTTCGACCACTACTTCATCCCGGGGTGGTTCCAAACCCGTGAGTACGCTCACCGAGTGCTGTCCGAGATGATCCCGCTGCACCAGCTGCAGATTGACGACGTTGACGCAGCCGTTGCCAAGCGCCTCCAGCGGCAGCACATGCTGTACGACACCGACAAGCAGTTCGAGATCATCATTACGGAGTGGGTCCTGCGGGCGGTCATCATCGAGCCCGCAGCAATGCGGGCGCAACTGGACCGCCTCCAGACGGCCGTCGACCTGCCGAACGTCCGGTTCGGCATCATTCCGCAAGGCGTCCTGCTGCGCACGATCACCCCGCAGAACTCGTTCCAGACCTACGACGACCTGCCGGTCATTGAAGGGTTCCACGGTGAAGAGGAACTCGACGACAACCCGCGTGCGGCGGCCCAGTATGCGCGGGTGATGGAGATGCTGTGGGAGGAGGCGGCAGTCGGGCCGGATGCCCGGCGGCTCATCATCGCGGCAGCCGACGCCCTTCCTTCGTAACCAGGTCCGCCACATCGCACAGCACCGCCCCGCCTCTTCGGAGACGGGGCGGTTTGCGTTCGTGGCGTCAGTCGTCGAGCGGGTGTTCCGCCAGCCACTCTGCTCGCGCCTCGGGACTACTCCCGTAGTAGATCGTCGGCGACCAGTCCTCACCGGGGATCTCACGAGCGGACGCGTTGTCGAGCGTGTTGCGCAACTCTTCGATCGCGGCCAGCGCCTTCTGTGCGGCTTTCGCCTGCGGGGAGTCCTTCGGGTAACGGTTGCCCGTCAGGACCGCGGCGTCGAGGAGCGCGCGGCGGGCGTTCTGCAGGTCGGCGCCGAGCTCAACGTGCTCGCGACGGGTCGGGTGCTGCTTCGTCATCCGGGCGTCCTTCCGGGTCGGGGTGGCGGCGAGCCTAACCGACATCGACCGACATTGGGCGCTTCTCGGCGTTCCGCGTTCGCCACGTCACACGGCAGCGCTTTGCCGCTCGAGCATCTCGGCGTGCGCCCGCCCCACGGCTTCCGCCGCATCGGCCAGCCTCGCGTCAGGCCAGCTACCGCGGCACTCCGGGCCAACCCCGTACGTCCTGCTCGCCACATCGCTCAGCGACCGGCCGCAGATCACGCACGCACACTGCAGGGTCGCGAACCGTGCGGCGGCAGCGAGCGGGTCGGCCTTGATCGCCTCATGGGCCCGGCGGTGCCACGGCGCCGAGACGTCCTCGATCCAGGCAAGGAGCCACTGCCGGCGTTCCTCGCCGCTCAAGCCTGCCGGGATGACGTGCTGGTGTCCCGGTCCGGGCTTGCGGTACAGCGCCGGTCCGTAGCGCGCTTTCGCCGGCCACGGCGCCAGCTGGCCGCTGTCGGCCCGGCGCCAGTAGGTGATCCGGGTGGGGTCGTCGGGGTCAGCGACGGCGAAGTAACGCGGTCCGGTCATCGGCTACCTTCTGGCTCGTGCTGGTCGACGAGCGGCGAGGAATGGTGCGTCAGGTGTGTTCCATGATCCAAACTCACTGCTCAACCCCCCGCAGTGCGAGTGTGTGGTGTGTCCCTAAAGGACGGGACACACAGACACACCACTCGCGGGTATGTCTGAACACACCCGAACACACTCAGACACACCGAGGTTTTAGGCCGCATCGGCGAGGACCTCCGTCAATGGAAGCGAGTGCAGACGACTGCGGTTCGGCCCCTCCCTGACGACGATCTCGCCGTTATCCTCGAGCTGGGCAAGCGCCTGCCGGATCTTCGTCGCACCGAACCCGACACGAGCGCTGATGTCGTTGAACGTCTGCGGCTTGTCCTTCGACGCGAGCGAGGCGAGGATCTGCTTCACGACCTTGCTCAGGTCGACGGGCTTGGGCTCTGCCTCTTCGACGCCGTCTTCCTGATCCTCAGCCCGCGGCGGCCAGAAGATGAGCGACTCCATCTCGCCGCTCGTGGCATCCCCGACCAGATCGCCGAGGTAGGTCATGCCCGGTGCGCCCTCGACCGGGTTGCCGTGCTGGCGCAACCCGCCGTTGCGGTCCTTCGACACCAGCACCTTCGACCGACCCTTCAGCCCGCGACCGAACGGGTCGACCCGCTCCATCAGGAACTGGGCGCCGTTCAGGCCGGCGAGCTTGTGCTGAGCACCGATGGCGTAGGCGCCGCGGGCCTCCCGGTTCTTCACGACGTGGTCAGTCGCGAGCGTCGCCGCCCCGAGGGCCATCGCAGGCTTGATCAGTAGGCGCCGCCACTCCGCCGCAGCGTTCTGGTTCAGCGGGTCGAGACTCCACAGCTGCATGCCCTCGGTGACGCCGTCGTAGATGACGAGGTCCGCGGCATCGTTGTTGAATCGGAGCAGCTCCTCGAGCCATTCGATCCGGTGCGGGCCCTCGGGTCGGACGTAGCGGAACTGGTCCGCCTCGTCAGTGAGTCGCGCGGCGAGCAGCCCCATCGTCTTGAGCCGGCCGACGATGGTGCGCTCGTCATCTTCGAAGTCGACGTATAGAACTCGACGGCCGCGTTTGAGGAGGTCGATGACCTGCATCAGCGCGAACCACGTCTTGCCGCACTCGGGCTCGCTGGCGATCGAGTGTTCCTTGCCCCGGTAGAGCAGGGGCACGCCGTCGTGGCGCCGGCCGATCTCCGGAAGGACGACCGGCGCGGTTCCGTCGAGGACCGGCCTGAGGTCGACCGGCTTCCACCCGCCGCGCTCTTCGGCGTCGGTCGCATCGGTGAGAGGCTCGGCGGCGAGTCGTTCCTTCGCCTCCTGGTCCGCCTTCCGCCACGCGATGCGGTCTTTGACGAGCGCCTGGTGGTTGAGGTCCAGGGCGCGCTTCAGGTTTTCTTTCCCCTGCTCGGCGTACTGGCCTTCGAGAACGGCCCGCATGCCGGGGTCTTCGTCATCGTCGGGCGGGTCGGGTACCAGCTTCATGTGGTGCCCCGCTCACCGCGAGGGGTCGTGCTCTTGGCGCGGCTCAACGTACGATCGACGTAGAGCATGGTCGGGGTACCTCCCGATCGAGGCCCGGCATTGCGGTGGGGCAACCGCGCCGGGCCTTCTGCTTGTCTGGGGTCAGGCTGCGTTCGCGAAGCGCGGCGCGGGGTCGGCGACGACCTGGACTTCGAAGAGGGTTTCGAACTTCTCGTCGAGCAGGTCCATGACGCTGGCGACGAGCGCGGTGTGCGGCTGGCGGCGGCCGTGCAGGTACCGGCTCATGTCGCCTTGGTCGACGTGGAGAGCGCGAGCGATCGCGATGTCGCTCTTGAGGCCGAGCTTTTCGTGGGCGATGCGCCGCACAGTTTCGCGGCGCATGACGACGCGCCTAGGGCGCCGAATCGGGGCAGGCATGCCATAGATCATACCGCACGCCATGGCACAAAAACCAACCCGAGCCACTGCAGTGGGTCGTCTCGCCTTTGCCCTAAGGTTGGCATGTGAGCCAAACCGAGGATCGGAACGTGCCAACCCAGTTCGGCATGTTCCTGCTCGCCGCGATGAACGCCGCCGGGTACCCCTCGACCACGAACTTTGCCCGCGCTGCCGGCGTCGACCCTTCGGTCGTCTTCCGGTGGATCTACGGCAAGACGGCGCCCACGACAAAGATCCTCGCCAAAGTCGCGCCCGTGCTGGGACTCACCGAGAGCGACCTCATCGCCCGCGCGTACTCCACTGGGACGTCGCTTGCCGAGAGCCCGCGTGTCATCCACCCGCTCGTCGCCGAACTGGCCCGCCTACTCGGCGACGACTCCCCCATCGGCACCGACGAGCGTCAGGTGCTCGAGACCCTCATCGACCGGATCGTGCAGCCCTACCGCCGCCGGCCCGGCCGCGGACGCAAGACGGCCTAGCGCAACTCTTCCGGCACCTCGGACGCCGATGCGACGAACGTGAACTCGACGCCGCTTTTGCCGTGCCGGTACAACTGCAGGTCGAACGCCCACAGCTCGTTGAGGTTCTCGCCGGCGCGCCGGACCGCGTCGACGAGGAGCCCGGTGAGGACCCGGTCGATGGTGGCCCGCTGCTCGGGGTCTTCGAGGTCGAAGTGGCGGCTGAACGGGTCGAGGCCGCTGACGTCGCGCTGCCGGTGGCGGAGCCGGATGTCGTAGTGGACGAGCGCCACGGTCACTCCCGGGGGGTCAAGTAGTCATGTTCGGGTGACCGTCAGGTTACCGGTCGTGGCGTGAGCTGCGCATTCCCCGGGACGCGCCGACCCGCCCGCCGGTGTCGGCGTGTCGGGCATCGACGGTTAAGGATCCGCTCATGGCTGAGCACCGCGCTGTCACCGAGGCCCGCGCCGCGTACGCCCGCGGCGACCGGGTCCTGCAGGTCGGATTGACGCTCGTCGGCGGCACCATCCAGGACCGGAGGTCAACGACCACCGCCACAGCCGACGACGTCAACGCCGTGTTGAACGAGATCGTCAACGTCGGCTGGGACCTGGTGACCGCGCACATGGACCGTCAGCCGCGGAACCCGGAGATCCTGATGGGGTTCTACCTGTTCCGGCGGCGCTGAACGAAGAACACCCGCAGCCTGATTGCTGCAGGTGTCCGGTGAAGCCCCTGCCTAGCCGCGCCAGGCCCGACCATGCCTTGCCTGGCGATGCCATGCCAGACCGGACCCGACCGCGCCGTTGCAGCGTAGCCCGAATCCCACCGGTGTAGTTCGCTTCGCCCTCTTGACCTGCGAGGACCCGCCACGATCATGGAAATGTGACGGTTCTTCACGCTCCCGGCTGGCGCGTGGAAGAGACGTGGCTGGACCTGGACGGCCGCGGCGAACGCACCTGGTTCCGGGCCGTCGACCGGTACGGCGCGGAGCACTGGTGCACGACCGCGCAGCTGCAGGAACGTCTCCGCCGCGACGGCCTCGATGTCGGCGACTTGCGCCTCACCGAGCCCGAGCGGCTCGTCGACAGTGATGACGGCTGCGAGTGACACGCCGTCACTGATGGACCTCTCACCCGGACTGAAGGTACCGTCGTACGTATGGCCGACCAGCAGCGCGACACCCAGGGTGACGTCGTCGACGAGCGCGGCGTGCTCATCACCGCCGCCGGCCGCAAGCGGATGCGGGCGAAGATGGACGAGGTCATGAACCGTTGGACCCCCGAAGAGCGGGAACAGCGCCGCCTGGCCGCCCTCGCGCGTATCACCGCGGCGTGACCGAAGCGCAGTTCACGCTCGACACCACAGCGGTCCTCGCGTACGTCGCCGGGTCGCACGGCCTCGGTGAGCTCCTCGGTGAGGTCGCCGACGAGAAAGCCCGGTTCGCGGTGCCCGCCATCTGCCTCGTCGAGGCTGCGACGATGCTCGAGGATGTCGCCTGGCCGATGCTGGACCTGCTCGCCGGGCACCCGAACGCGGTGCTCGTGTCGCTGGACGGGACGCAGTGGCGGAGTCATGCCGCGTCGGCGCTCGTGTACGGCGGGGTCGGGTCGGGTGCGGCGGCGCTGCTTTTCGTGCAGGAACGCGTCTGGTATGTGGCGACCTGCGACCCGGCGATCTACGGGGATGGGATCGACACGGTCGCGATCGAGGACTGATCTCGCACTTCGGGCACCTCGACCCCGTCCACGTCGCCCCGGGCCAGCTGCCCGTACACCGCCTCAGACCACGCTCCGAGCGCCCGCCGATGCTCCTTGCACCCGTGGGTGCCCTCGTACCACAGGACGACAAGCAGTTCGTGCCGGGTGAGGTCGTAGTCGGCGCAGACCGCCGCCTCATCCCGTTCCGCGAGGTACAGGCCGGCGATCGCGTCGGTGGAGATGCCGCGCAGGTGCGGGCCGCCGAAGCGCATGCCCGGTTCTGTGCGGATGACGGGGCGGTTGGTCACAGCTACCAGTGTCCTACCGCAGGGTGCCGCGCAGTTCGGCCGGCACGTGCTCCTTCGAGCAGTAGCCGATGCCACCCGCGACGAGAGTCATGGCCTCAACGCAGCCGCGGTGGGCGCACCGTTCGGTGGCCGGCGCTGGGTAGCTGATCGCGAGCCCCGGAACCTCCATGGCGACCCGCGCGACGACCGCCCGATGCCACGACGCCGGCCACGGCTGGTCGGGATGAGCCGCGTGGTATTCGTCGTCGTTGCGGTAGGTGAGAACCGTGGCGTCGACGGGCGCGGCGTTGAGCTTCTCGACGATGCCGTCGACGAACTCTGCGGTCCGCTGCTCGAGGTCTTCGAGTTCGAGGCGGACACCGTCGGGGATCGGGTAGCGGCCTTGTTCCCAGCTGCGGACGGTGCGCGGGTTGATGCCGAGGTGTCCGGCGAGCCAGTCACCGGTCAGGCCGAGGTGTTCGCGGACGACGCGGAACTCGGCGTCGGTCATGCGTTCGTCGTCGGGCATGCCGGGCGGGTCGGTGTATTCCATGGTGGGGCTCCGGAAACGGTGCGACCCCGGCACGTGGCCGGGGTCGTGGTGGGTGAGGTCAGTTGGCGTGGCGCTCGACGATGGTCCAGAACTCGTCGTCGCTGACGGTCTGCTCGAACCCGGCGGTGTTGAGGAGTTCCTGGCCTTTGTCGTTGGTGTCGACGCGGTACTCGAATGCGTCGACGAAGATAGCTTCGACGTTGTAGTCCGCGGGCTCGTCGAGGGCGGGGAGGACGGCCTGCTCGATGGCGTCTTCGCGGGTGGTGTAGCGCATGTCCGGTTCCTTCCGGCTGAGTCTGGGGCCTGCTCCCCTGACCAACACCTGAAGACTAGCGCCCTAAATTAGGGTGCACAAGGCTGTCACTCGGACGAGGTTGCTTCCCGCCGCCATTCCCGCTCCTCCCGCCGCCGCTGCGACTTCTTGCCCCGCGCCGTCGACGTGCAGTCCGGCCCGGCCGGCCCGTGGCAGTAAGGGCACCACTCCCGCTGGCACACGCCGAGCATCCGGGCCACGTCAGCCTGCCTCCACCCGGTGCCCGCACTGCTCCTGCATCGGCGACCCGGCCCACTGCCGGTACAGCCACTCCCGGTCAAGCTTCCCGTTGACGTGCGTGGAGGACTTCATGCCCTCTTCCCATTCGCGCAGGAGCGGTTCAAGGACGCCCTGCCGGTCGAGGTACAGCAGCGCGCCGCACGGGGCGCAGCAGGACGGGCAGCAGCCCCAGATGTCGTCGCCCTCATCGCGTGGCTGGAAGTCCGACGCGTACCAGACCTGCGACAGGGCGTGGTGGGCGAGCATCGCGTACGCCTCGACGCGCGACGTCGGCGACTGCGGCAGGGTGAGGGTCACGTCGTCTCCCCCGCCGCCGCCCGCACCGCCGCGATGAACTCCTCGACCTTGTCCGGCGGCAGGTATCCGTCGTACGGTCCGACGCTGATCGCGACCCACCCGTCGGGGGCGGACTCAACAGTGATCGTCTCGCGCTGCTCGCCGAGTGGCCAGCCGCCCTCAGGCTCGATCGGGTACTGCCACAGCTCCGACATCGCCGCCTCCATCAAGGACCGTCACACCCCATTGTCGCAGGCCACGGGGTTTCGGTCATTGACCGGTGGGGCGTTTCGGAAGTTGCTCATCAAGGAAACGTGCCTGTCTGTGCATCATTCGCACACGCCCCGCAACCACGGCCGCCGGGCGGGTACAGGCTTCGCGGGCCGGTGCGCACCGGGTGGCTTCCGCCGGGACCACCGCCTCCGCAGCACGGCAGGTGCGCGCCGGCCCAACTACAGCGTGAAGCCTTTGCCAGGATCGTATTGCGCGCCGATGGTCGGGTCGTTCGCGTTGCCGGACTCGTTCTTCGCCGGCGTGACGAGCGTGTCGTCCGTCGACAGCAGGTCGTCGACTGAATGGTCGCTCGTGTCGACGTGCTCGATCTTCGGGAGGGGTTCCTTCGGGGCTTCATCGTCGGCCATGCATCGACCATGCCACGCGCAACGCGGGGTGCACAGCACGAAGCCCGGCAGCCGTGTGACTGCCGGGCTCTTGTGTCTGACCCTAGAAAGGCCAGGCGCCGTCGATCCCGCGTTCGATCAGCGGAATCATGCGGAGTCCTGCGTCGGTGAGCCCGCCGAACGCCCACCGGTTCCGGTCCGACGGCGCGTGCCCCATCCGGTAGCCGGCGAGGTTCCAGGTGAACATCGGCACCGAAGCCGGGATCACCGCGCCTGGGTCGCCGTCGTACGAGGTCTGCTCGTCGGTGAGGATCACTACCCGGTCGTGCTTCGCGAAATGCGCCCGGACCGCGGTCGCCGTGTACGTGCCACCGCCACGGAAGTGGCCTTCCTGCCGCCAGCGCTCCAGCGATCGCAGCAGCGACTCGCCGCGGTGCAGGTTGAACACGGACGTGCGTCCGTCGTAGGCGATGACGTCGGCGTGCGCGCACCGCTGGGCGAGCGCCACACCGAAGATCGTCGCAGCGTCCCACCGGCGCAGGGTGCCGTCCTTGGAGAACACGTCGTTCATCGACCCGGACACGTCGACCATGACGAGGGTGCGGCCCGGCAACTCGGCGATGTTCGCGAGGCAGTGCCCAAGCGCCTGCTCCAGCGGGTACGACCAGCGAAGCGACGGCGCCGCCCGGTACGCGGACAGGAACCGCATCGGCAGCTGCCTGGACTTCGCGACCTGCTCCGGGTCGGCGATGCGCGCGGCAACGGTCGCGGCGACCTCGTCGGAGACGCCGGCCTCGTCGAAGTTGCGCAGGTTCCGCAGGAGCGCCATGTACCCCATCGACGGGATCAGCGAGGTCCACAGCTTCGCCTTGTCGACCTTCGACCCGGCGAGCGACAGCACGTCCTCCCACGTCATGCCCGCCTCGCGGAGCCGGTCGGCGTCGAGCAGGACGGACGGCTCCCGCTCGGCCTGGAGGCGCAGCAGCGAGTTCGCGGCTAGCATCGGCAGTGACGTCGGGAACTCCACCTCGCGGCCGTGACGGCGGTCGAGCGCCTGCTTGAACAGGTCACCCTGCCATGCGAGTTCCGCAGTCGGGTGGACGAGGTCGAGCACGTCACCGAACCGGAAGCCCTTCGACGCGGTGTCGTACTTGAGCAGGTTCCGCTCGGTGTACAGCCGCTGCACCCCGTCGGCGATGCCCCGCTTCACCGGCTTCGGCACCTTCCGGCCGTACCGCGACAGCCAGTAGGCGAGCATCTCGCCCGGCTCGTCGGCGCGCTGCAGCACGGACGCGACCACGGCCCGGTTCTTCGCGTGGTCGGGGAGTGCCTGGTCGCCGCCGCCGAGGGTGAGCCGTCCGCGGACGTACTCGGCGGCGCCGACGATCGCGGCGGTCCGCATGTTCGCCGACCCGCGTAGCCAGCCGAGGAACCGGGCCGCCCAGCCGGGGTCCTCGACGGCGAGCCGCTGGACGAGCTCGACGAAACGGGAGTCGCGGTCGCCGGACTTCTCGTAGAAGGTGTCCTCGCCGACCATGTTGGTCACGGCCAGGAGAAAAAGTTCGGACTTCACGTCCCGCGTGTAGCCGGCGGCACCCTCGTGGGTCACGCCGGTCGGGCGCTGCTCGGTCGCGATGGGGCCGGTTCCGGATGCTGCACGGACACCGACCTGGTTGAACTTGGACATGAGAAAAGGCCCCTTCCGCACCGGGAGGAGCCTGCTTCAGTTGCGAGTGCCCGAGATCAAGGTCGGGAGCGGTATGAGTGCCTTTGCTCTGCCATCTGAGCTACCGGCGTCGAAACGCCGAGCAGGAATTGAACCTGCGACCCAAGGATTAGAAGTAACCGCCACCTGCGCACCGGGCACCGCATCTGAAGTTGTAGGCCGCTCCCGAGATCAATGTGCCAGCGGTGTTTTTCGCAGAAGAAGTAACCGCTGGCGGCGCACCGGGAGATGCTCGGGTCACGCTAGCAGGCTCGGATCCGCAGTGCCACGCGATTCACTCGCAAGCCGTCGATGCCACACCTACCTCGCGTGGTCGTGCGCCTTCACCGTCGCGTCGAGCACCGGCACGTCGACCGGCCGACTGCCGCGCTTCACGTCGTGGGCGACCGCGGCCTGCTCGGCGAGGTGCACGGCGGCGTCGACGAGCTTGCGGAGGGCGTCGCGGTCGCGGTCGCTGATGCCGGAGTCGGGGTGCAGCCAGGCGTCGACCTGCTGGCCGGGGGTGAGGCCACCGCCGAGCATCGGGGGCGGGTCGGTGCCGGCCTGGTGCATCCCGGCGCCGTACTTCGCCGCATCCTCGGGAACGTAGATGACCTGCGTGCCGGGCGCGGGCGGATCTCCACCGTCGAGGATCGACCGCACAGCTCCCGGTGGCCACTGGAGCGCCTTCTCCAGCTTGGCAATCAGCGAGTCCCGATAGCCCTTCTCTTCGCCCCGTTCGAGCTCGCCGACAGTCCGTGAGCCGATGCCGGCCATGGCGGCGAAGTCGTCGCGCCGGTCGTAACCGAGTTCGACACGTCGCGACGTTATGGCTCTGCCGAGTGCTGCCCATTCCCCCACGCGGCCAATGCTGCCAGCGGGCGCACGTATGTGCCAGCACCGTCGGGCGACCAGCCGTCCGGCGGCTTGCCAAAGCGCACGTAACTGCCTATAGTTGCCAGTATGCGCACACGCACCGGCATCACAGTGAACGGCCACGCCGTTCGTGCACTGCGCGACGCGCTCGGATTCGACATCCCGACGTTCGCCAAGGCGGTCGGCGTCAGCGTCCCGTTCATGTCGCGCATCGAACGCAACAAGCGGCAGCCGTCCCCGATGGTCCGCGCCCGCATGGTCGCCGTCCTCGGCGTTCCGCTGAACGCGATCACCATCCACCCCGACGAGCTCGAAGCCGCCTGACCCCAGAAACAGACCGACCCGGCCAGTGGTCGCCACCACTTGTCGGCCGGGTCCTAATCGGGAGGGAACCCCGAAATGTCTCACCCCGAGCCTAGCAAGATCGGCACCACTCGCACCATCACCACCGACCGGGCTGCCCGCCGCGAGGACCGCGCTGCCCGCAACCGCCGGCGTCGCGCCGTCGAGGTCAACGAGCTGCGGTTCGCGATGACCGAGGCCCGCACCCTGCGTCAGTTCAAGCGCCTGCTGGGCGGTGCGGCATGAGCACCCCGATCGTGTTCAAGACCGATCTGCACGGCCACCCCATCACCGAGAGCGGCAAGCCTGTCACCTGCGACGGCTGCGGCGCCGTCCTCACCGTGCAGCCCGGCCCGGACCAGCAGCAGCCCGTTCCGGCCGACGTCGCCCGCGAGGTCTACGGCCAGGAGCCCGGCGTGCTGACGTACGTCGTCTGCGAGCGTGGCGCCGCATGCTTCACCCTCGCGCAGCTCGGCGACGAGATGCACGCTCGCACGCGCTGTCGCGTTCCCGACTGCCGCGGCGACCGCTGTTCAGTCGAGGGCAGGCCCTCATGAGCGGCCAGCCCGTCGCCGGTGACGGCCAGCATCAGGCGTGTGACCAGTGCGGCATCGTCGCCCCGTTCGCCGACCTGGACATGCAGTACAGCTACGGCATCGGCGTTGAGATCGAGTGCCGCGACGGTGCCGCATGCAAGGCGCGGCGTGATGCGCCCACCCCGAACCGCCTCATCGACAACGTTGTGGACGCGCTCGCCGCGCTCGGGATCTCCGCCAACGCCGACGACGACCTCAACGAGGACGACGACTTCTGCGGACTGAGCATCGACCCGCGATACCTCATCGACAGCGACGCCGAAGGCATGCACGTCGGGTGGGACGCCGACAACGGCTGGACCTTCACCGACTGGTGCGACCCGCCGACCGGCGGCGACAACACGTCCTACCTCGACCCCGCCGATCCTGCCGGGCCGCGCGAGGTCGCCGAGCGGGTGAAGGCGATCCTCGACGGCACCGTCACCGAGTTCCGGGCCGCCTGCGTCTGCTACGGCGACCAGAAGAGCACGCAATGCAGTCTTCACGGCCTCGACTACGTGCGTCAGCTGCTCGCAGCCATGAACGGCACCCCACGTACCTGACCGACCCCTCCCAACGCCCGGAAGGGGCATCCAACGTGCGCACGAACAAGCCGGCCGCCCGCGGAAGCGTGACGCCGCGGGCGGCCGGCACGCGGGGGCTGTCGTGAGTGAAGACCAGCCACCCGAGCCGGAGATCGGCACTCTCGCGCACTGTCACTGGGCCTTCACCAAATGGCTCGGCAAGTCCTACGACCTCGGCGCTCTCGACGTGACCATGTCCGTGGCGGCCTGCGAGGACCTCGGCGGGGACCCGCCGTGGCTGCTCGTGCTGTCCGGGCCGGGCAACGCGAAGACCGAGACCGTCGGATCGCTCGCCGGTATCGACGCGCACATCACCTCGACGATCACCAGCGAAGGCGCCCTGCTCTCCGCGACCGCACAGAAGGAGCGCGGCAAGGACGCCACCGGCGGGCTGCTGCGGAAGATCGGCGCCAGCGGCCTGCTCGTCATCAAGGACTTCACGACGATCCTCTCGATGAGCCGCGACGCCCGCGCCAGCGTGCTCGCCGCCCTCCGCGAGATCTACGACGGCAAGTGGGAACGCAACGTCGGCGCCGACGATGGGCGCACCCTGACGTGGATCGGCCGGATCGTGCTCATCGGCGCGGTCACCTCCGCATACGACGCGGCCCATGCGGTCATCGCCGCGATGGGCGACCGGTTCGCCGTCATCCGCATGAACTCCTCCGAGAGCGTCGGCCGGCTCGCCGCCGGTCGCCAGGCGCTGCTGAACGTCGACCACGAGACCGAGATGCGCGCCGAGCTTGCCGCGTCGGTCGGCGCACTGCTGAAGAAGGTCGACGAGTCCAAGGCGGTACTCGACGGCGAATCGCAGGACCGGCTGCTTGAGGTGGCGAACCTCGTCACCTGGGCGCGGACCGCGGTCGAGCGCGACTACCAAGGCAACGTCATCGATGCGCACGCACCGGAGATGCCGACGCGGTTCGCGAAGATGCTCGGCCAGGTAGTCCGTGGCGGGCTGTCGCTCGGCATGACGCTCGAAGCGGCGATGCACGGAGCGATCCGGGTGGCCGGCGACTCGATGCCGCCGTTGCGGCTGTCCGTGCTCGCGGACATCGCCGCACACCCGAACTCGCGGACGTCCGACGCACGGAAACGACTACAGAAGCCGCACAACACGATCGACCGGGAGCTGCAGGCGCTGCACATCCTGGGGCTGCTGTCGCAGGACGAGCCGACGGTCGGTGGTGGTTGGTTGTGGGCGTTGACGTCGGAGGCCGATCCCAAGGTGCTCTCGATCTTGGTTTCCAGAAATGGCTGTCTGGGGGCATTGGGAACAAAGGAAGAAGAGACGACAGACGACGGTGGAGTACGCCGGGGTACAGCCAAAGCTGGAAACCAAGATCGCGAAACGGCGACGGTCGTCCCGCTCTTCGGCGATGCCCAGCCCGTCTGTCCTCGCTGCGGCTTTGACCTGGACTCCAACGGACACGCAGCGACCTGCGAAGGCATCGCCGCGTGATCCACGCCGCCCTGAGGCCAACCACCGCCCACCGCAACGAAACGGATCCCCCGATGACCGCCACCCCGCTCACCGTCCACAACGCCGAGATCCGCACCGCCACCGTCGAGATCAAGACCCTGACCGTCTCCGGCAAGCAGGTCACCCTCGCCGTGTTCCGGCAGCTCATCCAGGACCACCTGATCGACCAGGACGGCGGCCTGCGCGGCACCCCATGGGGCGTCGTGAACTACCACCCCGACAAGTGCGGCGACCACCCGTACCACCTGCACGTCGCCTGGCAGAACGGCTCGGACCTTCGCCGAGACCGGATCGACCCGCCACGCCAGGCCGCCCTGCACGGTCGAACGGCCGCACTGGCGTTCATCGCCGCCATCCGCGCCGGACTCCGGGAGCCCAACCGCGGCACTGCTGTCGATGGCCACGGACTTGTCGGCGTGAAGTGCTCGCTTGATCTGCACCCGCATACCGGGATGTCGAACAGCGCCACGAGGCAGGTCCGTTTCATCCACGACGGCGTGTCGTACAGCACCGCGGTGAAGGTCGAAGTCGGAAAGGCGTTCCAGGGAGAGCCGGCGGCGCTTGCCTGGCTCGAAGAGTCCGCAGCATCGACCGTCCCGCCCCTCGACGAGGCACTGTCGCTGCTCCCCAGCGCGCAGTACCGCCGACTGTGGTCGGAGATCTCCGCCCTCCCTCAGCTCTTCATCGCCGTCTGACCCGACGAGGCTGCATGAACGCGGCCTGCAGTCCCGCGCGGACCTCTGCCCGCGCCTTCCTCGACGCCGTTCTTCAACTTCCGATCAACCGCAAAGGAGCCGACATGACCAACTACTTCCCCGCCGCCTCGATCCTGCCCGCACTCACCGATGAGGCGCTGCAGCGGCAGACGTTCTACGCCGGCGAGATCGCCGAGCTGCTGCTGACGATCCCGGCGGAGTTCCGTCAGGCCGCAGCAGCGGAGCAGCACTGCCGGTCCACGAAGACGACCTACGCGCCGACGAACTCCGGTCTGCACGAGGCGAGGGCCGAGCGGGTCCGCGACTCGCTGGAGACGTGGCATGAGGTTGTCGCCGAGATCGCACAGCAGGTCGCGAAGGCGGGTGCCAGCTGATGACCCCCACCACCAACCGGCCCCCCACCGCCGCACCGCGTGTCATCACCGCCGACCCCGGCGTCCAGCCCGAGCTGGAGCCGACCGGCTTCCACTGCGACGGCACGACCTTCGACGACTGTGAGGCGTGCGCGAAGGGCTGGTGCGGCTTCCCCGACCAGCACTGCGAGCACCGCGACCCCTCAGATCCTGACGATGACGGCGGCAACGACTGGTGCACACACTGCGGCTGCTGCCCGTGCAACTCGTGCATGTACGCGAGGCACGCGTGACCGCCGAGCGGCCGGCCGCGCTCAGCGCGAAGGCCGAGTCCGTCCTGCGGATCGCCCGTTCGATCGGCGGCCCGTTCACCCGCGCGGACTGCGGCATCCCGCGTGACGACCGCCCCGACTGCGTCATGGCCGAGCTGCTGGGCGCCGGCGTCGTGGAGCGGGCGGAAGGGCTGCGCGACGGCTGGCTGCTGTGGCGGCTGACGGACACCGCAAGCGGCGTTTCCGCCTCGGCCGTCCCGTGCCCGCGGTGCGCTGGTCTCGCGGTAGAGCTGGCCGCCACGCAGCAGATGCTCGACGTGATGACGACGCCCGAGCCCGTCTTCCTGACCCATCCCACAGTCGCGTCCGGCTGGCTGTACATCGGCGATCACTCCCCCGCGTTCCTGGCCGCGGTCGCCGCGCACCTGGAGGCGCACGAGGACCTGGACGTGCAGGAGATCGGCGCCCGGATCCGCGCGGCGGGTGGTGCAGCGTGAGCCCGGTCACCCGGCACCACCGTGGCCGAGTCGCCATCGACCCATCCCTGCTCGACGACATCGACGGCGTGCTCGCCATGGACACCGCCGAGCCGCCGGAGGTGGTCAGGCCGCTCGGCGACCAACTCCGCGACTACCACCGCGACCTGAACCTCGACCGTGAGCGGGACACCGCTGAAGGCGTCCACGACTGGATGTACGTCAGCGAGGTCGACTCGGTGCAGCGGTGCCGGGCCAGCCTCGACGGTGGCACGGTGGACGCCCAGTACTTCTCCGAGGTCCGCAACGTCCTCGACGGGCTGACGCTGTCGTTCGAGTCGGAGTGCGGCGGCGGCGACTGCTGCAACGAGTGCAACTGGTGCCGGTTCCTGATCCTCCGCGACCGGTGCGACGTCGCCCTGAACCGGCAGGGGTTCGAGCGGCCGGCGTACCTCGACGAGCCGGACTACGACCCCGACGAACTGTGGCGCGGTACGAACCGGAAGGACCTGCGATGAGCCGCAACCGCACCTGGAACCCACTGCAGACGGACCGTCGTCGCCGTCCGGAGACCGGGAACCTGATCGCCCTCGACCACGCCGTCTGGCGCATCGCCGCCGTCACCGACCTGCCGTTCAGCGACACCGACCGCGAGACGTGGATGGACGTCGGCATGCCCGATCCGGCGACATGGCACGGCCGTCCCTACCGCGCGGACGTCGACTGGGTCGCCGGGGTCCGCCCCGACTGGGCGCTGACCGGACCGGTCGACACGGCGTCGGTGGACATCGCCGCGAACAACAGCTGGTCCGGCGCGCAGTGGGACGTGTACCCGCCGTCGGGCCGCTGGCCGCAGTGCTCGTGCTGCGGTGAGCCGATGCCGTGCCGCGCGGAGATGGAAGACCGCGAGGTAACCGCGGGCCTGAACCTGGTGGAGAAGTTCGCGAAGCGGCTCCCCGGCTGCTGCTGGGGCTGTGAGGAGCCGATCACCCGCCGCCAGAAGTCGGTGACGTACGCCGGCGACAACCTGGACCTGCCGGGCGGGCCGGAGGCGCGGTTCCACACCCGCGCCGACTGCCACTACTACGCCTGCCGGTACGAGCTGCGCTGGATCGCCGTCGACCCTCGGCGGGAGCGGGTCCTGACCTACCCGAAGTGCGCCGGGATCCTCGTCGTTCATGGTGACGGGTCGTCGGAGTGCCGGTCCGGGACGAGCGCCCTCGGTGGCGTCCGTGAGAGCGAGCGGGAGTGCCGCGGCCACCTGACCCACGACCACGCCGCGCATCAGGCGTGCTACGTCGGCGACTCGTACTTCGTGCAACTCGCCGACATGCCCGGCTGCCCGCGTGGCTGCCCGCGCGACGAAACCCACCCCGGCACCCGCACGACACCGCGCCCGCCGCGTGTGGCGTACGCCCAGCCGACCCTCTGACCCGCTAACCGAAGGAGACCCCGATGACCGACGAACGCGACTACAGCAACGACGTGGGGGACCCGCTGTTCCCCGACGATGACGACCACTGCGGCAACGACTGCGGCGGCTACCGCGACGAGGACTCCGGCGACTGGGAGGACGCGGTTGCCTGCGTCTGCTGCGAGTGCTGCTGCACGTGCACGTCGTGCGAGTACGCGAGGGTCGGCTGATGTGGGACCCCGAATGCCCTGATGAGTGGCACCGCAACGACGTGCTCGACCAACCGTGCCCGGAGTGCGGTCAGGAGCTCGACCCGGCGTGGGTCTGGTACGACCCGCCCGCGACAACCCCGAAGGAGACCCGATGACCGAGACCCCCGAGGAGCGTCAGGCCCGTATGGACCGGATGCTCGACGAGCTGCTGATCCACCCCGGCCGCCCGCGGCCCGCCTACCTGGACGACCCGGCCCGCCTCCAGTCGCTCGCCGACGACCGGGCCAAGATGCCCGAGAACCCGCGCTGCTCGTACTGCGGCTCGCAGGCCGTGTCAGCAGTCGCCGGCGTGCAGGCGTGCAACGACTGCGGCATGACGGGTGGTACGCGATGACCTCATACGCCCGCTACCAGCAGCTGCTCGCCGAGTCGAAGGCCCGTTTCACCTCGGACACCACCGACCACGAGATGACGGTCCTTCACGATGACGGCCTGTACCGGCACGTCCGGTTCGCGGAGCCCGGCACCGGCATGTACTCGTTCAACCTGATCACCTGGCCCGGCTACCTGACGATCTGCGGCGACATGCCCGTCACCGCGCTCACGTTCCGCCGGCTCGACGACATGTTCGCGTTCTTCCGCCAAGCCGACATCAACCCCGGCTACTGGGCGGAGAAGCTCTGCTCGGGCCGGGACGCGGCGACCGGCTACTCGGAGGGCAAGTTCCGGCTCCTCGTCGACGAGCGGGTCACCGACGCGGTCGAGGCCGACCCGGAGTTGGAGCCCGTCGACGAGGACCGGCCCGGTCTGGTCGCCGCGGTCGCCGCAGCGTTGGAGGACGAGTACGACCCGTCGTATGAGGAGACGGCGCGGGAGTTCCTGCAGCGGTTCACGTACGACTACACCGACTCGGCCGCCCGGCAGCAGTGCTTCCAGTTCCGGGACACGTGGGAGTGGGATCTCACTGAGTACGACTGGTCGTTCCTGTGGGCATGCCACGCGATCCGCTGGGGTGTCGAGCAGTACACCGCGGCTCGTGGCGTTGCGCCGGTTGAGACCGTGCCCGTTGCGCCGGTCGCGCCGGTCGGCGTGGAGACGCTGGTAGCGGCGGGCGGCGTGCTGTGACCGCCCCCGAGGAGATCCTCCGCGACCGTCTGATCGCCGCCCTGCGTTCCGTCGAGACCGCGGCACCGCGCCTGCAGGTCCCGTACGGCGCGATGGCCGACGCGGTCCTCGACCTCGGCGACGTGGAATGCCGCTGGGAGGTTCGTCTCGGCGCCCCGGACGACCCCGCGTACTACCGCACAGCCAGTCGCGAGGACGCCGACGCGATGGCGGCAAAGAAGGGTGGCGACGTGTCCGCCCTGCTCTCGCTGCGGCTCACGCCGATCAGCGTCAACCTGGAGGATGCCCGATGACCACGCGATGGGTGTTGCGCGCCAACGGCCGCGACATCGAACTCCCGGACGGCTGCGAGCGTCTCGGTGCGATGCGACACGCAAGCGAATGGGCGGCGGAGCTTCACGCGACGGTGCAGGTGTTCTGCGACGACGACGCCGGTCCGATGCGGCACATGGGTGACGTGCGTCCGTGGCAGGACATTGCCGCCGAGCGTCACACGGAGCGGGTGCTTCGTGGCGCTGCCGCGATCTGCCCCGTGAACCGGGCCGTGTTCGGGCACCGGGACCGGGACGAGCCGCCGTGTGAGCAGTGTGCGCGGACAGCGGAGCAGGTACTGGCGGCGGCGGGAGGTGCCGCATGACCGGGATCAAGCGGGGCTTCGGCGCCCCGAACCCCGACTGTTCGAAGTGCGGCGACGAGCGCGGCGGCCTGCCCGGCCACACCGCCGACGCCTGCCAGTGGTTCCCAGGCATGTCGGTGTTCCTGCTGACGCGGCTGCCGCACATGGCCGGCCGAGCCAACGAAATCTGGGACACCTACATTGACCGCTACCTCGACGCCCACCTCGGATCGGAGAGCAAGGCATGACCACCATCCCCGACGCTGCCATCGATGCGTTCCGCCAGGCGGAGCAGGAGGCGTGGGCAGCCGCCGCGCCGATCACGCAGGGCGGAGCGGTCGAGGTGAACCGGGACGCGACCCGGGCGGGTCTCGAGGCTGCCGCGCCGCTGCTCGCCGCGGAGGCGCTGGGTCGAGTGCATCTGCAGGTGCGGGCCGCGCTCGGTGCGAACACCACCCGGGAGCGCGAGGCCCGTGACGCCGGCCGCGAGGGCGATGCGCTCCTCAACGCCGCCCGCGCCGACGCGTTCGACTGGGTGCTCCAGCGGCTCGACGAGGAGATGGGCAAGTGAACGACAGCTCGTACACCGAGGAAGACGTCCAGCTCGTCGGCGACGGGATCGGCGACCGGGGCATCGCCCGCGCTGCGCTCAGGATTCTCGCCAACGCCGGCAGGCTGCGGCCCGCGGTGCTTGCCGTCAGCGACATCAGCGCCGACCTCCGTGAGGAGCTCGCCGCCGAACGTCTCGAGGCGCGTCGTGCTCAGGCCCGCGCGAACGAGGCGGCCCGCCTGTCCGCTGACGCCCGCGATGAGGTCGCGGACCGGGACAAGACGATCGCCGACCTGCGCCAACAGGTGGAGATCGTCGAACGGGACCGGCTCGACCGGGACGCGTGGGCGGTGAACCTCGCGTACCTGCACCATGCCGGCTACCGGGAGTGCCCCGGCGTCGACCCGTTCAAGGCGATCGAGGAGGCGCTGTCCGACGTCGCGGAGCTGCTGCGCCTCAACGACGACTCGGCGAACACCCGCGACCGGGCTATGGACCGGCTGGAGTCGGCGCAGTCCACGATGCACGGGCTGGTGACGGCCGGTGTCCGCAACGGCGAGATCCACCGCCGGTCGGCGATGCCGCTGCTGGAGGCTGCCGGGTTCACCGCCGACGAGGCGCGGGAGATCGTCTACGCCGCCGAGGAGGAGCAGTGACCGTCGAGACCCGCGTCGCTGCCCTACGGGCCGAGGCAGACCGCCTGGAGTCGACGTCGTGCACCGGCCTGACCGCGACCTGGTGCCCGGTCCACGGCGACTGCCGCTGCCCGCACGTGTACTACGCCGACGGTGACGAGCCGCAGGGGCGCACGCTGAACGACCCTGCCTGCCCGCTGCACGCGGTGTCGTCCAGCCACGCCGAAGCGGGTGTGGCATGACGGCCCGGTACGTCATCGTCCACACCGACGAGCACGGCCTCATCGAGACCCTCGCCACGGTCGTCTACACCGACCGGGCGGAGGCCGATCATCGTGTCGCCGAGCGGCGCAGGACCGCGACCGGGCACGACTGGTCGGACCGGTACGACGTCTACCAGCTGCTGCCCGCTGACGTTGAGCAGCGCGTCGAGTGGAAGGTCCGCTGGCTGACCGAGGGCGGCGGCATCGCAACGTCCGAGCGGCATCTGATCAGCCGCGGTGAGGCCGAGCGGCTGGGGCCGACGCGGGTCGGCGAGTACAACATCGCCGGCTGGTCCGTGCATCACCGCACGCACCGCAGCTACACGGACGGGTCGTCGTGGACCGGCCCGTGGTACGACGTCGAGGGTGAGGCGCAGCGGTGATCGACCCTCTCACCGACCTGGCCGACACCCCGCTGGAGACCCTGCTCGCCTCCGTCGACAACGCCCTGACCACCGGCTCGGACATGAACAACGCGAACCTGGCGTTCCTGCTGCTCTGTGACCGGCTCGGCGTCGACCGGGACGCGCTCGTGTTCGACCGCAGCTGGTCGACGCGGCCTGTGCCGCCGGTCAAGACGCCATGCCCGGAGGGCTTCCACTGGATCGGGCAGTCGTTCGCGGTCTGCGACAAGTGCGCGCTACCCGCCTGGGAGCACGAGGGCGTGTCGACGCCGGCGCGGGACAACCCGTTCGACAACGGCGGCTGGGTGCTGCGGCCGTGGGCGCCCGGCGAGCGTGAGGCGTGCCGGGCGAAGTGGGCGCCGACGCTCGGGGGTGGCAACTCGTGACGGACCTGCGAAGCGACCCGCTGTGGCGTCTGGCTCACACGCTCAACCGGTTCCGCGACATGCCGCCCGAGGGTCCGATCGCCGCGACCGCGACAGCCGACGGTGGTGCGAGCCGGTTGACGCACGGCGACCTGGCCCTGCTCGCGGAGCGGCTCGGCTCGTTCGGTGAGCGCCTCGACCGGATCACCTCGTGGCATGCCCGCGAGTCCGGGCCGGGCGGCATGGTCGGCGACTACTGCCGCGAGTGCGGGCACGTCTGGCCGTGCGACACGCGGCGGATGGCGGAGGGCAGCTTCGTGGACGAGGAGGGGTCGTGACCGACCTCGACGCGAACCCCTTTGCGCTGCGCCAGGTTCAGGGCTTCGACGGCCTGTACGTGCACGCCGCTGACGTGGTGGCGTGCCTGCGGGCAAGGGCCGCCCAGTTCGGTGAACTTGCCGATGACGGCCAGGGCGACGAGCTACGGCGGGCCGCGTACCAGGCGGTTTCGGACGCGTTCGCCACGCACGCCGACCAACTCGACGTGGCCGCCATCGGCTGCATCACCGCGGACCCCGCGCCGTGGGTGGTGGGCAAGTGACCGCCGAGGTGGACCTGTCCGGCGTTGATCCGTCGCACCGACCGGGCATGGCGGAGGACAACCTCATCCCGGGCCTCGTGTACTGCATGCGCTGCTGCCGCCTGCTGGCCAGCGAGAAGCGCGGCCTGGCGAAGTCGGGGCCGGTCCCGTGCCCCGGTCCTGGCCGGATGCGACCGCTCGAACCCATCTACGACGCGATCACCGAACCGATCAAGGAGAACTGACCATGACCAACGAGACCCTGCACGCCAACCCCTGGGTGTCCCTGCACGTCGTGCGCAGGCCCGAGGCGGGCATCAACGGCTACGTCTACTCCCACGAGACCCGGTGCCAGGGCCGGATCGTGGCCGTCCTGCCGTTCCGCGACACTACCGTCGGTCGTGAGTGGCTGGTCAAGTCGGAGGTGACGCCGTGCTGGTCGCTGGAGCCGTCCCTGTCGGCGATCACCGGCGGCTACGACGGCGGCGACATCGAAGACGACGCCGTGCACGAGATGGCCGAGGAGACCGGCTACGCCATCACCAGGGCGGACCTGGTCGAGTTGGGCGAGTCGTACGCGTCGAAGTCCACGGACACGGTCTACAGCCTGTTCACGGTCGACCTGACGGGGCGGTCGCCGGGCGTGGCGACCGGCGACGGCAGCCGGCTGGAGGCAGAGAGCACCGCCGTGTGGGTGTCGGAGCGGGAGCTGGCCGACGTCCGCGACCCGCAGGTGTCGGTCATGCTCGTCCGGGCGAAGCTGGCGGTGTCCGCATGACCACCGAGATCCTCGCCGACAAGATCGTCGACCTGGCCCGCCTGTCGCTGCTGTTCGGCCGAGTCAACCGGATCACGTTCCACGAGGACGGCAAGCGACCCGAGTCCGACACCGACCACACGGTGATGCTCGGGCTGGCCGCCTCCGCCCTCGCGGCGGAGCAGGGCGACCTCGACGTCGGGCTCGTCGCCCAGTTCGCGCTCGTCCACGACCTCGTGGAGGCGTACGCCGGCGACATGCCGACACTGCGGGCGCTGTCGTCGGACCGGAAGGCGGAGAAGCGGTCCCGCGAGCACGCCGCCTTCGAACGGATCATGCGGGAGTTCGGGCTGGACCTGCCGTGGATCGACCAGACGATCGCCGAGTACGAGCGGCAGCAGTGGCGGGAGGCGCGGTTCGTGCGCGCCCTGGACAAGCTGCTGCCGAAGCTGACGCACCTGCTCAACGGCGGGGTGACGTTGCGCGCTGAGGGCATGGGTGCCGACGAGTTGGCCGGCCGGTACGTGGCGCAGCGGCAGGAACTGCTGGAGTACGCGGCGGACTTCCCGGTGCTGATGGACCTGCACGCCGAACTCGTCGGGCGAGTGCTGGCCGCGTACGGGCGGGCGGAGGTCGCAGCGTGACCGCCCACGCCTGGACTCCCGGCGTCCGCAGCGGCAACCCGGTCTTCACCTGCTCGAACTCGCCGTGCCGGATCGTGTGGTGCCGGACCGTCGGGAGCCGAAGTCGCAGTGCACGGGGACGCCGGTCGAGGAGACCGCGGCTGACTTCGTACGGGCGATGATGATCGGCGGTGGGGCATGACCGATGACGAGACACTCGCCGCCCGCTACTTCGACGAGGAGCAGGCCGGCCGCCTGCGCGCGGACGGCTTGCCCGAGGACGGTATCGCACACCTGCGGCAGCGGTACATCACCGACGCGGTCGCCAACCCTGAGGCGGTCCGTCAGCTGCGCGAGATCTACGGGGAGCGGCCGTGAGCGCCAAGACCTACCTCGCGGGAGTCGCCGGCCTGCTCCGCACGTGGGCGGACCGGATCTCCCCGGAGACAGGCCCGCACGGCATCCACTGGTCGTTCACATACGAGGACCGGGAGGGCATCCGGTTCCGCGACGACGGCAAGGGCTGCCCGCTGTGGTATCTCGGCGCCGACGACTATGAGCGGGCCCACACGGAGGCGGACACGAGGCATATTCGCGTGAACTGGAAGGCGATGACCTTCGACTACCCGGGAGGTTCGTCGTGAACACGAGGCACCCTTATTGGCCGGACCTGACCAACGACGAGGGCGACGCCCTGTCCGAGTGGTTCGACGACACGTGCGGCGATTGCATCGAGGGCCGCTGCCACTGGGGCGGTGACACGTCCCGTCGGTCGATCGAGATGGCCACGGCCGGCGAGGAGTACGAGGACCCGCAGTTCGGGCGGTGTGGCTGCTCTCGGCATGCGACGAGCGTCCTGGCCCGGCCGTTCCGGCAAGGGGAGCCGAAGGGGACCGCGCTGGCGTGGCGGGCGGCGAAGGAGTCCGGCGCCGTGGTGTCCACCGAAGACGACGAGGGCGACGTGATCTGGGTCAGCGACCCGGCGAGACTGCGGGAGGGGTCGTGATCGACGTCGACAGCCTGCCGCCGACGCAACTGCTGATCCTCGAGACCCTGGCCGCGAGGACCCGTCTCGGGCATCATCGCTGGCCGTTCGACCCACGCCTGCGCCAACAGTTGGTCGCCCTGCACGAGCTGGGGCTGATCGAGATCTGCAACGACTACGAGGCCTCACTGACGGACGTCGGCCGGGCTGCGGTGATGGTCGACGACTACGAGGGCGCGGACATCCTGCGGCAGCGAGACGTGGCGCAGGAGCAGTTGGCGCTGATCGTGCGGGCGGCTGAGCGGTGGGGCGGCGAGCACTACGACGAGGTGCTGCGGATTCTGACGGAGGAGAACCATGGGTAGAGGGCCAGTCCAGGGCAACCCGGACCTGTACATCCGTACGCAGGCGTCACGGGCGATCACCGCGAACCCGGCCGGGTCTCGTGAGGAGCGGCGGGCGGCGAAGAAGCTCGGCGTCGTACCGGAGAGTGGCTGGGCGCGGTTCGCGCCGGACAAAAACGACAACGAGGAGACCGAATGAAGCTGATCTTCGCCGACGTGGAAACCGTTGGGACCGATCCGACACGACATGGCCTGTGGGAACTGGCATTGGTCGTCCGCGAGATCAAGGCCGACCCGGCGACCACCGCCGACACCTGCACCGACACCGAATACTGGTGGCAGACCCGCCCCGACCTCAACGCCGCCGAGCCGATGGCGTTGAAGATCGGCGGGCGTCGAGGTAAAGGCTGAGGACCGACACTCGGCGCTCGGCGACGCACGGGCCGTCCGGGACCTGTACGACGCGGTCCGGAAGCTGGGTGCAGCATGACTCGAACGGTGAACGACGCCCGCGAGTTGGCGTACGCCGCCCACCGCGGTCAGGTCGACAAGGCCGGCGTGCCGTACTTCGAGCACGTAGCCGAGGTCGCCCGGCGCGTCGAGGTCCACGGTGACGAGGCGGTGATGGCGGGCTACCTGCACGACATCGTCGAGGACACCGATTTCACGTTGTTCCAGCTTCGGTCGCTGGGCTTCCCGGAGGCGGTTGTGCGGGCCGTGGACGCGGTGACGCGCCGGGACGGGGAGCCGTACATGGACTTGATCGCGCGGGCTGCTGCGGATCCGCTGGGGCGGCTGGTGAAGCTCGCCGACAACGCCACGAACAGCGATCCGGAGCGGCTGGCGCTGCTCGACCCGGCAACGGCGGAGCGGCTGCGGGTGAAGTACGCCCGCGCCCGGCAGGTGCTGTACGACGTGGCGGAGATGCCCGAGGTTGAGGAAGTCGACCTGCCGTGCTGCACGCCGATGGACGAGGCGCACACCCTGTCGAACGGGCACACCGTGTTCTGTCGCGTCGAGATGAACAAGGAGAGGTTATGACCGAGGCACGGAACGCGATGGTCTGGGACGGCACCCCGGAGTGCTACCAGGACTTGAAACGGTGGGTCGGGCAGTCGAAGTTCAGCGCCGACCCGCTCTTCGACACGTGCCGGAACCCGACGCCGCCCGGCGATCCGGGGCTGGACCTATGGAGCGCTGACACGCTGCGGTGGGTCAGGGTGCCGGTAGGTGCGACGGTGGTCCGCGATGACCGCGGGGTCCTCTCGGTGGGAGGAACGGGCGTGATCGTGAACCTGACCCCGCACCCGATGCATGTCTTCCCGCCGGACTGCCCGGACCGTATCGAGCGGGACGCGGTCAAGCCGGCGTGGGTGCTCCCGGCGTGCGCCCGTCCGCCGCGTCTCGGCGAGACGGAGATCGGGCTGCCGTGGGTGGTGAGTGGCGTGCCGGTCGTTGACATCACGTTCGGGCTCGGCGAGGGTCTGCCGCCGCCGCAGCCGGGCGTGTTCCTGGTGGTGTCGAGGCCGGTGGCGATGGTGAACCGGGACCGGTCGGATCTGCTGGTGCCGCATGAGGTTATCCGGGATCTGGACGGGTCGACGTTGGGGTGTCGGGCGTTCGCTCGGCCGGTGTGAGGCGCCTGTTCCTCCGCCGCCCGGAGTGCGGGTCGTGGTGGTGCGCGGTGTGGTGGTTCGGGGGCGAACGACCTACTCAGCGCGCCGGGGCCGTCCAGCGGGACGTTCCGGCGGGCGGTAATCGGCGAGGAGCCTGAGCAGTTCGGGGTGCTCAGGCAATGCGGTGAGGAACGCAACGAGCAGCGCCTCCCGCTTCCAGCCCGCCGCTTCGAGGGCGTCGTCAGCCACCGCGAGCACCTCAGTTGGCGCGCGGAAGTTGACGTTCTTGCGGGGCGGTCCGGTCACCTGATCAGGATGCCATACCTGCTTGCACATTACCTAGACCCGTGCCATGCTTAATCTGCAAGCAGGTTTTGATCAGGCGATACAGAGGAGCCAGCCATGCGCCGCACCGTTACCAACACCGCCGACCGGCTCCGCACCCTCGACCTCCTGGAGATGGACGCCGACCTGCGCAAGCAGACCCCGGTCAAGCTCCCCAACGTCGTCCTCGTTGAGGACATCGCCGCCTGCGCCACCCACGGCTCGTGCATCGCCACCGCCGTCGCCAACCCGCACGGCGCGCTCAGCGACGAGCCCGCCGCCGTCCTGCACATCCCCGCCGGCTACATCGCCACGTGGACCGGTAACTACGCCGAGGTCAACTGCGTCGGCTTCCGGCCCGGTGGCGTCGACTACACCCGCCCCGCCGGCTGGACCGACGCCCTCGCCGCCATCCCCGAGGTCGGGGAGACCGCGACCCACCCGCGCACCGGCCGTCCGACCCTCGTGCACCGCGTCGACCGCACCTTCACCACGATCGGCGTCCGCTTCGCCGACGCCACCTACGCCACCTACCCGCGCATCATCGCCGAGAGGATCGCCGCCTGATGGCCGAAGAGAAGCCCGAACTCATCGAGGTGCAGTACCCACTCCCCGGTGAGATGCCGACGGGCTACTGCCCGATCTGTGAACTCGCGCTGATCATGCACACCAAGCCGTGCGCCACCCCGACCACCTTCTACCTGGTCGTCACCCAGCGCCTCTGGCTGAATGAGACCGGCGACGGCGTCACCTACGCCACCGACGGCCGCGAGTTCATCAACCGTGAGACCGCCATCCGCTGGGCGACCGGCGACCACGGTCACGACGACTTCAACATCGCCACCGTCACCGACGGCCGCCTCGTCGCGTTCGGGTGGGGCATGGACGACTTCCCGCTCGACGAGGACGGGTGCCCGCACGGGCACGACCTGCGAGAGATCGCCGAACAGATCGGGCTGGAGGTGACGGCCTGATGTGCCACTGCTTCCGCCTCGTCGGCGTCGTCTGCGCCACCCACTGCAACTCCCCCGTCTGCCGCGGCGGCGAGCACGTCGACCTGTGCGCCGGCCCGACCGGCAATCGGCACCTGGAGTCCCTGCACCGCGCCGGGGTGCCGATCACCGAGCAGGTTATCGCCACGGTCCTCGGCGTCGAGCGCGCGTTCCGCGAGGTGTTCGCATGAGCCACTACGTGATCAACCCCGGCGGCGGCCCGGTCCACATCTCCGACGTGGATGCGTTCCTCGCCGAGGCCCGCGAGTCGCACGGCGAGCCGTACATCGACCTTGGCGGCGGCATGGTCGTTCGTCTCGCCGATCACATTCAGGAAGCCCGCGAAGCCGACGAGGCGGAGCGGTTCGAGGGCCAGGACGGATAACGATGACCGACTACACCGCCCACCTGACCGGCACGAGCCGCATCGGCGGCTTCACCCGCCGCACGTACCTGTTCGACAACGGCGAGACCGCGGCCGTCACCGAGATCGGCGACGGCCGGTACGACGTCGAGCACCGCGACGGGCCGCGTCGGCACGTCACCGACGTGAACATTGCCGCGCACCTCGTCGACGTCGTGCTCGCCGAGGTCATGAGCCTCCCGGAGGTCACAGAATGACCGACTTCATCGACTACCTGAAGGAGCACGGCGGTGGCAGCACCACCCTGTGGTGGCAGTACCGCTTCCCGAACGGCCGCGAGGTCGGCGTCTACCCCGCCCACATGACGGTGCACCCGTTCCGGTTCGACGTCGAGTACGACGGCGACGACGAGCTGATCGTCAAGTCGGGGCTGACCACCGAGCAGGTGGAGGCGAAGCTCGCCGAGGTCATGACGCTGCCGGAGGTGACCGGGTGAGCACCCTCGCCGACATCCGCAAGGCCGCTGAGGCGGACCTGCACACCTGGCCGTCCGACTTCACGCCCGGCCACTTCATCGCCTCGACGGTCATCGCAGGGCTGGTCACCGACTACCTGTGCGCCGGCAGCCCCGACGACGCCACGGCGCCGATCGTGGGCCGCATCGAGTGGTCGCCGATCTCGTCCGGCCCCCGGCCGAACGCCTACCGGGGTGGCGGACTCAAGGGCGGCACACTGCTGGCTCGGTGGACGCATGCGGGCGAGGCGTTCCAGGCGATGGTCTCGTGACCCCCGGCATGCCCGACGCCTACCGCCGCATTGAAGCCGCCATGGACGCGCAGGTCGCGAACCCGCGCCTCAACGACGGTCTCGCCGACGCTGCCTGCTGCGCGGTCCTCGACGTCGCCCGTGACCTCGGGCGCAAGCACCCCGAACACGCGGCGGCGTTCCAAGCGCTCGCCGAACACCTCGGCTACTGCTGAAGGAGACCTGCATGAGCGACAACACGATCACCCTGAAGATCGAGCAGTACGGCGAGACGACCGTCCACGTCGACCGCGCCGAGTACGAGCAGGCGAAGGCCGACGGAACCGTCGACCAACTGCTCGACATGCACCTTTCGGACATGGAGCACGACACGACGATCACCGAACCGGACGGCACCAGCTTCGACCCGTTCGCGCCGGCGGCCCAGTGATGACCGACACCCTCATCGCCGACCTCGTGACCGCCTCGTTCGCCGCATCACGCGAGACCACGGACCGCCTCGTCGAGAACCTGCAGGCGACGATCGCAGCTGCCGAGGCGCACCGTCAGGCCGTCGAGCACGGCATCGCCGGCCTGCTCGCCGGGGACCACGTTCCGTCGGCCGCCGCGATCCACCGGGCCGTGTTCGTGCCCGACTCGGCGCTCGTCGCCTACTACCGGCAGGAGCCGACGCGGTGACCACCGCCGACCGCAAGCGTCTCGCCGTCCTGCGCAACATCCACAACGTCCACCACGGCTGGCAGCACGAGGAAGGCGCCGAAGCCAAGAACGTCCACGGTGAGACGGCGTGGCTGCTCTACCACGGCCTGATCGAGGTCGGCACCGACAGTAGCGGCGACCACCGCTACCGGATCACCGACGCCGGTCGCGACCAGCTCGACGAGTGGGAGGTGGCGGCGTGACGGCCCAGCCGCTGGACGAGCTGCTCAACGACTACCGCTACGAGGTGACGCAGGGTGCCGCTGTCGGGTTCAGCGACGAGGCCGATGCCATCCGCGACGAGATCGACGTCCGGCTCGGATACCTGCGCGCGGTCGCCGAGAACCCGAACGACTCGCGCGCATTGGCCGAGGTCGTCGCGTACGTCCTGGACGGGGGCGAGAAGCCGTGATCTACGACATCCCCGAACCGGCCGACTACGTGCTCTCCGTCTACGACCGGGCCGACCGCACCTGGACCCGCGTCCCTGGCCACCCCGACCTGTGGCAGCACGCCGATGTCGTCAAGCCGTGGCGGAACCTCGTCGCGATGCTCGGCCCGATCCGAGACAAGGACCTGGCGCAGTGACCCCTCCGCAACCGACTCCCGCCCTGCTCGTCGTTGCTCGTCGGGTCGCCGCCCACCGCTGGACGCTCGGCCCGAACGACGACTACAGCCCGACCGCCAACCCGAACCTGAACCTGCTCCACGAGTACGGCTTCGTCTACGTGCGCTTCGCCGCCAATCACCTGCGGCAGGACGTCGCCGACGAGGACCGTTGGGCGCTCACGCTGACGGGCCGGGACTGGCTCGCCGAACACGACACCGAAGCGAAGGAGACCCGATGACGAGTCACTACGACGTGTTCGGCATGCGCCACCACAGCCCCGAGGCAGACGCGATCCTCGCCGCTCAGGTCCGCGACATGATGTTCCCGGTCCGCTGCACCTGCGGTCGGATCTACGACCTCGCGAAGGTTGAGGTGACCGCCCGGTACGCCGACTGCTCCATGTGGAAGGCGCCGTGCTGTGGTCGACCTGCCGATGACCGTGGCGAGACCGGCTGGAAGACCACGCAGGACTACTACCGGCTGGACCGTAACGGGCGGGAGGTGCGGCGGTGACCGACTGGATGAGCAACCCGGCCGTCCGCGACAACGGCGACGGCACCTACACGCTCGCCGACGAAGACGGTCGCGTGTCCGCCTGGTGTTGGCGGATCGTGCCGTTCGGTGGAGGCTGGCGGGCGTACGCGCCGGACGACCACTTCGGCGCCACCGTGTTCGCGACTGCCGCCGACGCGATCGGCGCAGTGCTCGGCGACCCGGCGAAGTCGCACGTCGTCGGGGGTCAGCTCTGGACGGATGCTGACTGCGGGTTCGCACGGTGACCCCCGAGCTGATGACCTGGACGAAGCCGACCACCTACACCGTCTGCGCCGTCCCCGAGACCGTCCAGGACTGGTACGTCTTCGCGATCACCGTCGAGGAGACCGCACCCGACCGGTGGGCGGTCCGCCGCTCGAAGCGCTGCCTCAACGCGGACGGCGACTGGGAGTGGGAGTCGATCCCGTCCGAACGGGAGGATGACTTCCTGCGGCGATGCCGGTTCAGCCTGGAGGCGGCGTTGAACATGGCGAGGGAGGCGGCTGCGGAGATCAGGGTGAACGGGGTCACCGCCGCACGGGCCGCAGTCGAGTGGGCGAGGGAGGGGTCATCGTGACGCGCCTGTCGTGGGCCGAGGGCGAGATCACCGCCGAGTTCGCCGGCGCCGCCCTGTCGCTCGCGTCGCTGTGCGCGCACCTGCCGGACCGGGCCGAAGCGATGCGGCTCGCGGCCGTCGGGAAGCTGGACGAGGAAAGCCGGGCGCTGGTCGTGGCGCTCGCGGCGCAAATCGAGGAGGGGATCTGATGGACGAGGACCGCTACGTCGAGACCGACCCCGACGAGGAGTACCGATGAACGAGGTTGACCAGAAGCGCGGGTTCCTGATCTGGCCCGACGACGTCATCGACGAGCTCGTTGGCGACGACACGTACGTGAGCAAGGTCGCCGGGATTTACCTGGCGCTCGTCGTCAACGGCATCCCGCTCAGCGGCGGCGGCGACCCGAGGTGGTCACAGGTCCTCGACGTGTCGATCAACGAGCACGGCGCGGTCACCGTCTACACGAACGGCATCGCGCCGCACGAGCACCACATCGACCGGGACGCTGTGAAGCCGCTGACGGACTGGCTGCGGGAACAGGACGCAGCGGAGTGACCGAGGTCGGACCAATGTTCCTCGCCGCCGTTCTGGCCGAGACGTTCGAGGAGTACGCCGATGAGCCGCTCGCCGAGGAGGCAGGACGGTTGCTGCAAGAAACCCTGACTCGCCACGGCTACCGCCTCGCCCCTGTTGACGACGAGCGCACGGCGAGCCGCATCCAGCTGAATGAGGCCGCCCTGAGCGCGGTCCGCCGCTTCGCCGGCATCGCTGACGCGCTCGCCCGGGACCTGGACCGTGCCGCCCGCGCGATGGCCGCCATGGACGTCGAGCCGGACGAGGCGCGGCGGGTCGAGGATGCGGCGTGGCATTCGATCTGGCTGCACGGGTCGTGGCGCGAGGTGACGACGCAGATGACGACGGGACAGAAGGAAGCCGCCGCCGCGGCCGTGGAGCGGCACTGGTACGTCCCGGGCGACAGCATGGGGCCGGAGACTCGGGCGGAGTTGAGGTGGTGGGAGAAATGAGGGAGCCGCACGAAGGCAGTGCTGTCCGGGAGCGCATCTCCCAGCGGATGCGCGCTCGCCGCTACGCACTCGGCCTGTCCGCCGCCGAGTTGAGCGCGAGAACAGGCGTTGCCCGGTCCGTCATCGCGAACTGGGAGGTGGGGCGGACCAACCTCACCGTCGACGACTACTTCGCGCTCGGCATCGCACTCGGCGCCGAACCGGACGTGTTCATGCGCGAGACGGTCTGCGCACGGTGCTCCGGGCTGCCGCCTCAGGGCTACACCTGCGCCGACTGCGGGGCGGGTGACAAGCGCGACCCGTGCATGGCCTGCAAGAACGAACCACCAGAGGGCTTCATCTGCCGCGCATGCGGCGCCGGAACAACACCTGAGGAGCGACCATGACCAACTCGACCATCACCCTGGAACTGCAGACCATCGGCCGCGCCACCGCCACCGTGGACCGCGCCAGGTACGAGCAGTCGAAGGCGGACGGCACCCTCGACCACCTCCTCGACCGGTACCTGTCGAACATGGACGAGACCACCACGGTCACGGAGCCTGACGGCACCACGTTCGACCCGACCGCGTGAACGCCGAGCAGGTCGAGCGACTGACCCGGTTCATTGAGGCGCGCCTGCGAGACGACGAGCAGGTCGCCGCCGGCACCGACCTCGACGGTGACTGGCAGCTGGTGGACGAGCGTCAGTACGGGCGGCTCGTCATCTCGACCCGGCGGGTGACGGCCGACGTCGTCTCGAAGCGGCGCATCCTGACCGAGGTCGTGGCGCAGATCGACGGCATGGACCGGCAGATTGAGGTCGAGCGTGGCAGCGGGCTGTCGAAGACGACCGGCGAGAGCGACCTGCTGCTGAAGCTGCTCGCGGCACCGTACGACTCGCACCCCGCCTGGGACGAGGCGTGGCGCCCGTGAAGACCGGCGGCTGGGGCGGCACGTGGGTCGAGCTGGAACGGCCGAAGCCGCCACCGGTCAAGGACGAATACGCGTACTCGTCGAAGCCGCCACCGGACCTGTCACCGCGCTGCGCCTACTGGGTCAGACAGATCGAACGCGGCTGGCGACCGAACCGGCGCCTCCAGATCATGGGCTGGAGCTCGGCGACCTACTGGTTCGGGGTGTGGACGTGGGAGTACCTGAACGTCATCTATCCGAGGTTGCGCGAGTTGAAGGCAGGTCAGTGAACCACTCAACCGCGTCCCGCTTCGGGAGACTGCTCCGCGACCCCGCGTTCCGGGCGTACCTTCCGTCGGTCGGCTACACCCGCGGCATGACCGCGTGGTGCGTCGCGGACTGGCAGACGGAGGAGCTGGTGCGGGCCGAGATGGAACCGGGCCGGCACCTGCTCGTCGTCGCGGCCGAGGGTGCGCGGTACGGGCTGCGCATGATCGTGATCGAGGTGGACCGCTGACCGATCGGCGTCGCGGCCTCCACCGTTCGGTCAGTGTCGGTTACTGCGACGTATCCGAGGTGGTACCTCCGTGCAGTGTCGCCGTGCGCTCGGTCGATGGCCAGACCCGCAGGCCAGGTGGACCGTGGGGTCATGGACGAACCGGAGGGGATCTACCTCGTGTCGGGTGCGACGCTCGACGACGAGCCGGTCGGGCCACTGTTCCTGCCGGCCGCCGACGCCCACGACGTGGCGCGGAAGACGATCGCGGGCATCGGCGGGACGGTGGGGATTCTGCGCGACGGTGAAGCCGGCTGGGTTGAGGTGGCGCGCTACACGGACACCGGCGTGCACTCACGTGGAGTCGGTGGCGGGCTCGTGACGTGGGCAGTGATCGCGGTGGACGAGGACGAGCCGGACTGGGCCGACGTCGTCGAGGTGCGCCGGCCGTTCGCGGGACTACGCAGACGGCGGCGCTGAGAGTGGCTGAGCCGCAAGCGCGCTGTGCGCCGCCGGGTCCTCGTCGAGCTGTGCGGTGCCGAACTCCAGGCGGTCGTCGAACAGGACCGGGATCTGCGACTGGCCGTACCGGAGGTCACCGCTGAGGTCGGGCTCGGTGTCGTACATGAGCTGCCAGATCTCGCGGGTGGTGTCGCGGGACATGTAGATCACGGGATGCTTGAAGTGCGGCGCCATGCCCTCAGGGTAGCCGCGCCTGCCGTGAGATCAGGTGCTGCACGTGCGCGACGGTGAGGATCGCGAAGTGCCCTCCGTCGGAGTCCCGCTCCAGCACCATCTCGTACGTCTCGGAGCATGACCGGCACACCGCGACAGCGCTGTACGTGTCCCGCGAGGCGGTGACGACCTGGCGCTCGTGGCACGGCAGCGGCACCCGGATCGTAGTCGCGGTCGTGTCGGTCCAGCGTTCGATGACACGGCCCGGGACAAGGTCGGCTTTCGTGACCAGCTCGCCCGCCCCGATGGCTCGCGGGGCGGGCTTCTCGCTGGTCATCCGGCGGACCGGTGCACGTACCCAGCGGGTTCACCCAGCTCGTTGTAGCGGTCCGCATCTCCAGCGGCGGGCGTGTAGAGGCTGTCGCGAATCGCGTCGAGCACCGCACCCGAGTAGCTGGACTGCGTCGGCTCGTACGAGGCGGGCTCCCACGGCTCGTTGATGTCGTCGTCATCCGTCACCGTGTCGTTCATGGGCCGGATCGGGTCGGGGTCGATCGCCTCGTCGAGTTGGGCGATCCCAGCTTCGGCCTGCTCGATGGTCTGCGCGCGGCGGCCGACGATGTCACGGCACTCCGGGCAGGTGATCACGGCAGGGTCGCCGCAACGGGCGCCCTGAGCGCCGCATGCCGCGGCACTGGACGCGGCGTAGATGTCCCGGTTGAAGGCGTGCACCAAGGGCAGCGTCTCGGCGTCGCTGGGGTCGCCCTTGACCTTGAGGCCCATCTCACGCTGCAACTCCCGCTGGTAGGCGGCCGAGTCGGCTTTCCGGGCGGCGCGGGTGACTTCGCGGTACTCCTCCAGGGCCTCGGCGTGTGCGGCGTCGCGCACGACCTGGCGACCTTCAGCGCTCATCCGGTCCGTCATCTCCTTGGCGGTCAGCGGTTCGGGGTGCTCGACGCGGCTGTGACCGAGCGGGTTGCGCAGGCAGTCGCACTGCTCGCGGGCGTCCTGCGCGGTGTGCGCCTCGTCCCACACCTGCTCGGGCGTGTTCGCGGGGTAGTAGCGGTACCCGACGCCGCGACGCCACCAGCCGAACTCGCGCAGCAGACCGCGCTCGATCATCGCGTCGACGGTGCGGCGGAGGGTGCGGCCGTCGCGGATCAGATCGACGTAACCGTGCCTCGCCACGATCTCCATCACGCGCTGCATGGCTGGGGTGAGCTTCGCGTTCTTCGTCATGATGACCTCCGCTTACGTTGTCCTGCTGATATAGACAACGCTAGGCTGATCGGAACGGCTTGTCAACCCCAACAGGACAACGTACCTTTACGGGCATGGAAGGCTTCCTCACCGCCGAACAACTCGCTGCCCGCCTCGGCGTCAAGCGGGACAGCATCTACCGCATGCACACCCGCGGCGACCTGCTCGCGCCCGACGAGAAGGTGGGCCGCACACCGCTGTGGTCCGTCGCGAGCGTCGATGCGTGGGAGAAGGATCGGCCGGGTCACGGCTGGCGGAAGGGCAAGAAGCGGGAGACGCCGGCGAGCGATTCGCCCGAGGGTGGTTGAGGTTCAAGAGCGGCGAGGAGCGAAGGCCAGGGTCCGCACGGACCGGTTGAGCCTCGTCCTCGCCGCCCTTTTGGGCGCCGATGTGGGTCGGGCGCCGGACCTGCCCCCACCCTAGGGTGGGTGGTGGGGGCAGTTTCGCCGTGATGCCTCCTGCCCGCTGCCCGCAGACTGCCCGGGGCAGGTCTGGCCTGCGGTTTCGCAAAACTGCCCGCGCTCAGTCGGGGCAGTTATCTAACCCGTCGGTTTCGTACCTGCCCGGGGCAGTTTCGTGCTCACGCTTGTAGATGCGTGCCGCCTCCTCCCAGACGCTGTTCGCGTGCTTGCGGTCCGGGTAAGCCTTCATCACCGCCGCCTTGATCGCGTCCCGGCCAGCACGCGGCGACAGGCCCAACGCGACGGCCTGACCGGCGAGATACTTCGCCACCTCGAAGTCGGACTCACCCGAGCCGGAGCGATCACGAAGGACGTGCCGGGTCTCCCCCGCCGCCCAGCGCTCAGTGTCTCCGTCGCCGATCTTCCGCCCCTGCCGCCACAGGTCGATGACGCTCCGGCCGAGACCGGACCGCGTGTGGGTTCGCGTCAGCCTGATCGGCACCCCGGCCGGTCCCGGCTTGCCCTCCGTCGACAGCTCCCAGACGGCGTCCACATCCTGCGTCTTCGCCGACGAGCCGCGGGCGCCCCGGCCGGAGTCCTTGCCGAAGTGGTCGAGCCTCACGCTGGCGATCCGGTCCCGCTTCAGGTAGAGCATGGTCCGCCGGTAGAGGTCCAGCCATGTGTCCGAGTCGTTCTCCTTGCCGCTGATCATCCTGCTGATCGTGTCGAGCATGACGACCTCTGCCTCCGCCTCGTCAATGAAGCGACGGAGCGTCTCGCCACCCTCCGCGGTGTCGAGCGGCGGCAGGCCGGGGAAGCTCAGGTAGCGGACGCCCGCCAGGTCGTCGCCGTCGAAGCCGAGGCTGCGGGCGCGGTCCTGGATGTCACCCCATGAGTTCTCGCAGTCGACGTACAGGACGCGGCGCGGTGTGCGCTCGCCACCGCCGTAGATGCGCCTGCCGGCGGAGATGGCCTGGGCCCATTCGAGGGTGAACAGGCTCTTGCCGACCTTGCCATCGCCGACGAGTGCGGTCTGCTGGCCGGGCTGGATGATGTCTCCCGCAACGAACTCGGCGCGTCCGAAGTCTTCGGCGAGGAACTTGGGCCAGTCGAGGAACGGGCTCGTGGCGATGGGCTCCGGTTCGGCGGGCCGCTCCCGGCTCCATTCCTCAGGCCAGTCGATGCCGTCGGCGTTGGGGATGGTGTCGGTCATGCCACCGCCCCGGAACGCGCAAGGTCCGGTATTTGGGCAGGCTCGCGCCTACCGTTAATCTGGCCCACGGTTGAGTAATCCTTTCGGGTGCTCGATCGGGCCCTAGCCGGTTGAAGCTGTCCAAGGCGATCCGGCTGGGGCCGCTTACTCAGTTGGCGTCGGCTGCCGTGGCGGCGCGGTCCTTCTTGGCCTTGTTCACCACGAGGCGATCGGGACGGTGGCGGCGGTTGAGCGCCAACCATGTCTCCGGCCTCTTCCTCCAGCCGGTTTCGCGTATCCAGCCCGTGGCGTCGCGAACGTAGCGAAGCCTTCCGGCAAGGACGCGCTCACCAATCTCCGGCTCGGCCGCCAAGACGCCAGCGATTCCAGCCCTGTTCAGGAGCGTCTGGTACCACGGGTTGGCCAAGAACGTCGCAACGGACGGCGACCGCTGCCGGTCCAGCCAGCGACCAATCGCGGTGTTGCACCGAACGCACAGCAGGCCGCGAACCGCCCAGTCGGCGATCGCCGAGTCGTGGTCGATGTAGAGCTGACCCCCGGGGCATTCCACCTCAGGGGTTAGGCAGATTTCGCACCTGCCTCCCGACCTGGCTTGAAGGTCGGCGTACTCCTCGCACGTCAGGCGGTAGACCACGCGATGGCGACAGCCCGTCAAGACTCGCCACCCTTCTTCTTGCCTGCCGCCGCCTGCCGCTTCCGCTCAGCCTCAACCTGACGGAGCGCCTCTCTCTGCTCCTCCGTCATCGCGTCGCGGCGGAGCATCTCGCGGGTACGGCTGAGCCGTTTCGCGATGGCCGACTGTCGGCCGCTCGCACCCTCCGTGACGCCCTCCGCGATGTAGGAACGGAGGGTCTGCCGGTAGTTCTCCCAGGCCCGTTCGATGTCCTCGAACGCGGCTACGACCTCGTCTTCTGTTGCCATGACTGCCATGATCTCACCTCCTTGGCCTAGCCTATATGGCCCAACCTCCTTTGCCAAGTTTCCTTGACACGCCTACTTTCCTTGGCTACTGTTAAGGCATGACGCAGACGAGCACCGCCACCGCCAACCGGATCTACTCGGTCCCGAACGCCGGCCTCGTCCACGTCATCGGCGAGGTCGAGATCACCCTCAACCCGCACACCTACGCCGGGTTCCTCCTCCGGGGCAGCCGCAACGGCGTCCACGCCCCCGACCTGTGCGGCCAGTTCAACCACTCCGACGACGCGATCCGTGCGTTCACCGCCGCCATCGCCCGCGTCGAGGCGGAGCAGGTCGAGGCCGCCGCCGAGAAGCCCGCCAAGGTCGAGGCGCCCGCTACCGTCCACGCCATCCCCGGCAACGTCGGCACCATGCAGCGGGTCAGCGACCCGGCCCATACGGTTCTCGCGCTCGCCGCGACGCACCCCGCCGGGATCGTCGAGCAGGGCGGGAAGCTCGGCCAGGCCACTCGCACCCAGATCCGCTCGCTGGCCCGCAAGGGGTACCTCGTCGAGATCTACGAGCAGGGCCGCAACGACGCCCGCAAGGTCATCGAGGCCGGACGGATCACCGCCAAGGGCCGCAAGCGGCTTGCCGAACTCACCGCCGCCGACAGCGACGCCGCCCGCCTCAACGCCGCCCTCGCAGCCTGAAGGAGCCCCGCCATGATGCAGATCGTCGCCGAAGCCCCGCAGCCCACCCTCGTCATCCACGGCCACCACGCCACCATCAGCGGCGTCCGGTTCCTGCACATGGCGCACTACCCGTGGTGCCGCAACGCGTTCCACGTCGCCACCGACGGCGGCACCATCCACATGGGCATCGCCGTCACCGGCAAGAACCCCGCGCTGGTACGAGAAGGAAACCCCCGGCGGTCACCCCGAGGCACCGGCCGAGTGCCCGAACGAGGCGTGCGGCAAGGAGATGCCTCGCCGCCAGTACCACTGGTACACGCCGTCGCCGGTCTACCTCGCCCGGGACCTGATGAACGAGGCGTGGACGACGATCCGCGTCAACCACCCGAAGCTGTCCGGTCCGGCCGACCGCGCCGCCGGCATCATCCCCGCCTGAAGGAGCATGCCATGCACGAGCCCCACCAGCTGGACGAACGCACCCCCGCCGAGTACGCCGCGCTCATCGCCGCCGTCGAAGCGTCCCTGCCCGTGCCGATGCGCGACCCGAAGGGCCGGACCGTCATCGTCGGCGCCGACCGCGTCGCCGAAAGGCTCGCCGCCGGCTACACCCAACACCCCGACCTTGCCGCCGCCGCCGACCGGAACCGCTGAGGAGCCGACCGTGCCGATCCCCCTGGACCCGTACGTCGCCGAGGTCGCCGCGGCCCTGACCGCCGCCGGACACGACGTCACCGAAACGTGGACCGAAGCAACCGACCCGACGGACCACAACATCGCGCTGCGGGTGCGCACCTCGACGCTCGTCCTCGTCTGGGACACCGCCCGCAGATGGGTGTGGATTGCATACCCGTCCCCGTCCGGCACGTACAGCGCCGCCGGGACGTTGCTCCCTGACGACGGTGTCCGTCCCGCCCCGGCTGTCGTCGCCGCCGCGGTCGCCCTGCTCATCGCCCGCCCGATCTTCTGAAGGAGCCCGCCATGCGCCGCACCGACATCGTCACCGGGGCCGAGCTGTACCTGGCCGCCGGCGAGCAGTGGAAGGTCGTCCCGCCGAAGCGCGCCACCGTCGTCGACCCCGGCCCGTACCGGATCCACCGCGCCACGCAGGGCCCGTTCACGTTCGTCTCCCACACCCGCGACGACGCCGGCACCGCGGTCCTCGTCCGCGTCGACGGCGAAACCACCGACCGCGCCGTGCCCCGCCGCGACCTGCGCGGCCTGTGGCTGGAGACGCTCGCCGCGACCGGGCGAACCCTGGCCGGGGTCAAGGCGCACAGGGCTCTGCTGTCGGAGATCGCCGGCTCCGGCCGGGACGTCACCGGCGAGGACCTGCTGCGGCTCGCGGCGGGCGACGAAGGCCTGCCCGACGACACGTTCACCACGCTCGCCTGCACCATCGAAGGAGAATGACGTCATGGCCCTCTACCTCTTCGCCTACCAGTCCGGCCGCGCCGGCGGAGGCTTCGGGTTCGGCAACTGGATCACCGAGCGCGAACGGGCGATCCGGACCAAGGAAGACCTCGACTGGGTCGCCGAGGAGATCCGCGTCGGCAACCCGGGCAACACGTCCGTGGTGATCCTGTCGTGGCAGCGCTTCGAAGACTGAACCGAACGTGACGGCGTCGGCAGCGCACGGTGAGATTCCGTGCCAGTCGGCGCCGTTTGCTGTGTGGAGATCGCTTACGTGGCCTACGTTCCGAAACAACGCAGACCCCCATCTCGGCTGCTGACAACAGTTCGCCGTAGTCCGGGTCTCCGGAAAACCCTTGCCCAAGCTGTAGGGGTGCAGGCTGATGTTGGCCACGGAGAGCGCAGGTGATCCCCGGACCAACCTCTGGAGCCCACGCTGAACGCAGCTCGTTTCGCCGCAGCCCTGACCGTCGCCGCGTCCCTCATCGCCGTTCCCGCACCACCCGCCGCCGCGCACACGCCCGTCGACGTAGCCAGCATCCCGCAGCAGCTCGCCGCCCGCACACCGCTCCCCCGCGCCGACAGGTGGTTCGAGCGTCGCGTCGCGCCGGTGCCGCCCGTTACCGAAGTCGTCGCGGGGAAGCCGAAGAAGCCGCCGGTGAAGATCGTCAAGCCGAGTGTGAAGCCGGTGAAGAAGACCTCGCAGAAGGCCACCGTCGAGGTGACGACCGTGACCGCGTCCGGCTCCATCGGCGCCGTCCTGGCGTACGCCCGCGCGCAGCTGGGCAAGCCGTACGTGTGGGCCGCCGCCGGTCCGGGTGGTTTCGACTGCAGCGGGCTGGTCATGGCGAGCTTCGCGCGGATCGGGGTCAAGCTTCCGCACCAGACCGGCGGACTCATTGGGCGCGGGCGGGCCGTCACCCGTGCGCAGCTGCGTCCCGGCGACCTGGTGTTCCCGAGCTCGGGGCACGTCGGGATCTACGTCGGCGGCAACCAGATGATCCACGCGCCGAAGCCCGGCGACCACGTGAGGATCGCAACGGTGTACGCGTTCTACGCCGGACGTCGTATCGTCGGGTAGTCCGCTGAAGCCCTCCCCGGGTATGAGCGGCGGGTCAGCCTGTGGCCGCTGCGGCACTGACGCTCGATAGGTACCGCGCCAGCGAGATCGGGTCCCTGCGGGGAAGCAGTGCCTGTCGCCAGTCGAAGCCGTACGGACAAGCGGAAGCCCCGACCTCGTTACGAGTAGCCGGGGCTTCTTGCTGTCTTCGGAGTCGGGGCGGGCTTATCGTTTGGGCATGAACGAACCCGCGCTCCTCGTCAACGTCACCAGCGTCCCGCTGACCGCGCTCCTCCTCGAGCACGAGGACACGCCGGTTGTCCGCTCCATCCGACGCCTGCAGGCGAGTCTCGAGGACCCGAACGGGGTGCTGTCCGCGTTCAGCTCGTTCATCGACAAGGTCTAGGCAGCGAGCCAGCCGCCCGACTCTACGACCCTGACCCGCCGTGCCGTCGGTTCCAGGTGCACACCCGACAGACCGCGCTGTTCGGCCTTGCGCACCGCGCTCGCCGTGCCGCCATCCACCTTGCCCGCTAGTAGCACCGCCACGACAGCGGCCGACTCGGCGAGCATCGCATCGTTGCGGGCGTGGAGGAGCCGGACCGCCTCGCGCCGGTCTCGAGGATTCGGCCCGACAACCCGCACGACTGTCGCCAGCCCGCGGAGCCGCGTCCACTCGGCGCGCTCTACAGGCGTCCACCGGTCCGCCTGCGTCTCGAACGGGATGTAGGCGTGGAGCTCCAGCCCGGCGGCGAGGACGGCGTGCGCCCACCAGGTGTCGACGCCCAACGCCATCCCGCTGATGCCGACCTTCATGCCGTGCTCGTCACGCAGCCAGACGGCGCCGACGGTCAGCTTCTCCCGCACCCAGTGGACCGCAGACGGGTCGAGGTGCTGCGGACGGTGCCCGGTCGCGCAGACAGCAGGCCACGAGGCAGTCACAGCGGCTTCCTCAGCGTGCGCCGGTCCACGAGCAACCCCTTGCCCTTCAGCGCCTTAACGATCCCGCCGGCCTCTCCCCAGTGCCCCAACCGAATCTCCGCCCACCCGTCGCGCTGCGCCAGTTCGCTGGCGATGATGACACGTGGGTCGGTGCTTTCCGGGTCGAACTGGCGGGATTTCCCATCGTCGCACCGGCGGTGCCCGAACGGGCCGGTGACGGACGCCATCACGCCACCGTGCCTAGCACCGGCAGCGCCGGGATCGTCCCGGCGAGGAATCCGCCCGCGTTCGTCGTGAAGTGCGGCGCCGCCCGCGTCTCCCACCACGACCGCATCGCCACCACCGTCTCCTCGACCTGGGTCCGCTTGTGCGTGAACGTCACCTCACGCTCCCCCGACGCCCGCACGACGACCCGTCCGCGCTTGCAGCCGTCCGGGTAGTCGTTCCAGTTGATGCCCTTCTCCGCCCACAGCAGTTCCTGCGCCTGCGCCGAGTTGACCCCGTGCAGCCGCTTGTGCGGGAACACCGCCTGCGCCGCCATCGAGATCGAGTTGCGGACCGCGTCGCGCTGCCGCCAGATCATGTAGTTCGCGACCTCGTTCGGGTCGGAGATCGTGAACACCCGCGCGTCGAACATCGCCAGCCTGCCAGGACGACGGGCGTTCAGAGTCGCGGTCGCCACCGACGCCGCGACGGAACACCACTTCTGCACCTCCGCCGCCTCGACCACGTCGGCCAGCTGGTCGTTGGTCATGTCGGCGAGCAGGCGCTCCGCCACGTACGGGTCAAGCTTCAGCGTGCTGAGGACGTGGGCAACCGCGAGGCGGACAGCGTCGTACTTCTCGCGCGTTCGCGGCGTCATGGTGCCCCCTCCGCCGCGTCGTTCAGCTCTTCCTTCGCCAGCGCGATGTAGTTCCGCGCCCGGCGCAGAGCGGCGCCCCGCTTGCCGGTCGGCTGATCCCGCACGTCGGAGCGCAGCCAGTCCTGCGCGTCGCCGAGCAGCTTGTACGCCTCTGAGCGGACCGTCTCGAATCGGGGCAGCATCAGCGCTCCACATCCACGTCGGCGTCGGGCTGGAACGCCAGCCGGTACCGCAGATTCGGCGTTGACCCGAGCCACTGGAAGTCGGTCGCGCCCGTCACCTCGGGCAGGCGGTCCGGGTCGCCGAAGCTGCCCGGCTTGGGCACCTCGACGTCGACGAAGATGCGGTCCCACTTCGGGTCATCGGGCACGAGGTCGCCCCACGGCGCGTCGGAGACGACGAGCGTGCCGATCGCGGTGGGGATCCGGTCGCCGATGGTCAGGTCTGCGGGCTTCACCTGGTCACCTCAAATGTCCCGTCGGGCGTACGGATGCCCGCACCGAAGGTGATTCCCTCCGGGTTCCGCCAGACGGCGATACGCCCCCTGACGTTCAGCATGAACCGGATCTCCCGGCGGTTGGCGATCTCCTCAGCAACCTCGTCCAGATCGGCATCCTTGTCCACCTCCCAGTCCCAGGCTCGGGTCGAATGGATCGGCGGGAGCGTCGTCCAGTCCGTCTCATTACGGCTGAGGTCGATCGTCTGGACTGCGTAGGTGACGTACATGCTGGTCTCCTTAACGCCGCGAACGGCAGGTCGATGGTCGGGTGGGTGTGGTCGTCGCCGAACATGGCGTCGCCGGCGGAGTCGTCAGCGACGTGAACGCCCTCGCACCGACCGAGGCCACGCAGGCGGCGGAGGGCGGCGAGCCGGATGTGGGCGAGGTGTAGGTCGTGGGCGCGGGCGGCGTCGACGTACCGGCCGAGCTCGACCACGGCGGCCTCTTCGCGGGTCACGACGCACCGCCGAAGTCGGCGAGGTTGACCGTCTCGTACAGCTGCACGCCGCTGCCCTCGTCGACGTAGACCCGGACCTGGGTCAGGTCCTTGCGGAGCATCCCGAGCCGGTAGTCGTCGGCCATCTGCTGCACGTAGCGGTACGCGGCGGGCTTCGACTCGTGGCGCTTGTACGCAGAGCCGGGCGTGGTCCGTGTCGACCACTTCTTGCGCGGGCTGGCCATCAGGCACCCACCTCCCGCAGGTGCTCCTCGACGGCGACCTCGGCGTCCTCGCGCTCCTCGAACCCGGTGTCGTCCCAGCCGCAGGAGCAGCCGGCGTCGAACGTCTGGTCGTCCTGCTCGTCGACGGTGGCGACGTGGTCGAACTCGCTCATCACTCCCCCGTCCCGACGCGCAGCACGATCGCGTGCTCGCCCCGAACGAGCTGGTCGATGTGCTCGTCGCGGATCGGCCCGCTGACGTGCGTCGCGGCCCACGGCGAGAAGACCTCCTCGGAGTCCTCCTCCTTGAAGAACGCGCCGCCGATGGTGGCGACGACCGACCCGACGGGCAAGGTCGCGGCGGCGGGCCGGTCGATGGCCCACTTGACGGCGTCGATCGCGGTGCGCAGGTCGCAGCCCGTCTTGTCGCGGACGATCTTCGTGGCGCGGATGACGCTGACCTGCTCGTCGTGGGTCGCGGATTCGCTGGCGACGGCGGCGATGGCAGCGGTGCGGATCTCGTCCATCAGGCACCGCCGACGGAGCGCAGGACGACAGTCGCGAGAGCGCGCAGGTCATCGACGGTCAATGGATCGGGGTGGCCCTCCCACGCCTCGTCCAGGAGCGCCCGGACAGCGTTGTCGATGACGCGGTCGGCGGTCAGGGCAGCGGTAGCCACCTCGGCGATCTGCCCCGCGCCCATCGTGTGGTTGCCGTCGGCGACGCGGATCGCGTTGGCGATGACGTCGATCGGGTTGGTCATCAGGACTCCTCGGAGCGGACGAAGCGCCGCACGAACACGTCAGCGCTGATGCGGGTCGTACGGGCGGGCGGGTAGTCCATCGCGGTCCAGCCGGTCCGGGCGCGCACCTGCCAGGAGCTGAAGCCCTCGACGAACCCGTCCGGGTCGGAGGCCGTGACGGCGACGAGACGGCGGTAGCGGGTCTTGTCCCGCCACTCGCGGCGGTCGGTCATCGGGCGCTGGTCGATCCAGGTCTGGCCCGGCTGCGGGGTGGCGGTCATTGGGCCATCTCGCGGACCGGGCCGTAGTCAACGACGAGGCGCCGCCAGTCCGCGATCTCCATGCCGTCGGCGCTGGTCCACTTGCCGCGTCGGCCGCGATTACCCCGGGTCCACACCTCGCCTTCGGTGTCGACAACCTTTTCCAGGTCGTCTGGGGCGTCCGGGACGCCGAACGTGCGGACGTTGACCTCGTCACTCATGGGTCCATCCTGACACTTGATGTTGCAACACCCTGTTGCATCTCCACCGAGAGTACGCCGCTGCGCTACCGCGATGCAACACGATGATGCATAATTGCCCGCATGGACGACGACGTGACCGCAGCACTTGCCCAGATCAAGCGGGCAGCAGCGGCCCACGCGCGCGCCCAGAAGCGCGAGGAACAGACCCGCGCCGAGTTGCATACAGCCATTGTCGAAGCGTTCCGGCACGGCGCCCGGCCGGTGGAGGTTGACGAGGTCAGCCCCTACGACCGCAACCACAACGGCCGCATCCGTGCCGCCGCCGACATCCCCGGTGTCCGCGAGCAGAAGAAGGCCGCCGAGCAGTAGCTACCCCTGCTCCCGAGCCCGCCGCGCCGCCCGACCCAGCGCCTCCGCGAGCGCCTCAGCCACAGCCGCCGACCACGCCAGGCCGCGCATCGAGAACGACACCTGCACCGGGCCCGAACGGTGCTGCTGCAGGACGACCGCGCCGTACTTCAGGCCGCCGACGACGACCGGCCACTCAGGGCTCTGGTGGGGCATGCCGGCAGCGACCGCGGCGGACGGGCAGGTGGCGGTGTCGCACCACTTCGGGTGCGTGAGGGTCGCGGCGGTCACAAGCCCACCCCCGCCTCCGCGAGCAGGTCATCCACCGCCGGGGCGAGAGACTGCGCCACCACCAGCGGCACCGCCAGACGCTCATCACCGAACCGGAGCTCCAGCCGCGGCACCCGCGCACCCACCGGCTGCACCAGGCGCAGCACCAGGGCGTCGACCGTCGACGGGGCCGAGCGGTGCATCCCGACCTGGAAGCCGTTCACCGGCGGGCGCTCGATCGTGCAGAAGGCGGGGATGCACCACTGCGGGTGCGGAAACTGGTCGGCGTCCACGAGACCTCCGGGGGTGAGGTGTGGTCGGAGGCGGGCCGGCGCGGGAGTCTGCCGAGCGCAGTGACCGCGCCGACCCTTGGGCCTCCACCAGGTTTGCCGACTCGGGAGAGGCCCCGCCGCGAGTCTTACATATTTGCCCTGGCGAAAGAAGAAAGCGGCGGAGTGGTCTACTACCCGTGCCGACTCGGGAGACCCACATGCCCGCCAAGAAAGGCCCCTCGTACCACGAGGTGGCCGCAGATCTGCGTTCCAAGATTCGCCGGGGCGAGTATCCGGCGGGCTCCCGTCTGCCCACGAAACGCGACCTGAGCGCCAAGTACGGCGTGTCGATGCAGACCATCGACTCGGCGAAGATCCTCCTGCGTATCGAGGGTCTCATCGTGGACCGGACCCGCGCAGGGACGTACGTCGCTGACCCGCTGCCGCCGTCTACGTAGGCCGCGCAGATGAGAGCAGTCTGGCCGTTCGGCGTAAAGTAACCATCCGTCTGGCGGTCGACCTAGGTCAGCCCCTGAGCGCGAACGGGTGCAGAATCGGGGGCGAGTCATCCGAGCGCAAGGCTCGGGTCCTCCCCCTGGGAACGACCTGAGGGGCGCCCCACCCCGCGAAACTTGGCTGACCCCCGAGCGAGCGGGGTGGGGCGTTCTGTATGTGCAAGCAACCATACGTACACCCGGTGCAGCCAACCCCACACGGCGCGCATTCACTCACGGATTGTCATTTCGTTTTTGCGGACCGACACAGGCGTGCGCACCCGCAAACACCAAATGAGATAGCCGCAGGTCATTTGCCGTGCAGGTACTGAAAGCGGAACGCCGAGAGTCGTTCGGCCTCCGGTTCGCGGTAGTACCGTGCGCGCCGGACCGAGAAGGACCGCATCACCGACCTGAGCCCCCGGTTGCGTTCGGGGTCAGTCAAGTCCGGCCAGTGGTCCAGCAACTGCTCCACGAGGACGACCACCTCCCCCGGCCTCGGGGCCTCGGCGAGTCCGCGGGCCGTGTCCAGCTGCGCGACCTGACTGGCCTCGTCGTCGGTGAACTGGGCCATCGCCCGGCCGTACGCGTCGTCACTGACCGCCCCGCGAGCCCACGCCTCGGCGAGCTTCCCCATCGCCTCGCGCGTCCTCTCCAGTTCACGCTCCACCCTCGGGACGCTCGCCCACGCGGTCGACCGTTTCGCCTCCCGTGCCTCCACCGCGGCCGGGTTGCCCCGCAGGTCGGCGCCGTGGAGGCGGACCTCGTCGAGGACGGCCGCCTCAACGGGGTCATAGAGGGGGGTGCCGACGCCGCCGCAGGCCGCCGTCTGCTTCTTGCGGTTGCAGAACAGGCGCCGCACCCTGTCGGGGTTCTCCTTCGAGTGCATGACCTGGACCCGGTAGCCGCAGTGCAGGCAGACACCGAGGCCGGTCAGCGAGTACGCCGGTTCGAGGTGCCGTGGTGGGGTCTGCTGGTCGGCACCGAGGCGTTTCTGCGTCAGGCGCCACGTGTCGGGGGTGACGAGCGGCGGGTGCTGGTCGGGGATCTCGATGTAGCCGCCGGTGGACGAGTTCAGGACGACGCGGCCGATGTAGACGGGGTTGCGGAGCATCTCCTTGACGTTGCGCCGGTCGATGGGTTTGCCGCGGGCGAGCGCGAACGCCGCAACGATCTCGGATACGGGTGCGCCGGCCGCGTAGCTGTCGAACATGGCGGTGATGGCGGGGCCGAGGATGGGGTCGGGGATGCGGGTTCCGTCCGGGCCTGCGATGTATCCCTGGCTGACGGGGCCGTGGATCTGGCCGCGGCGTGCCCGGCGTTCGATGATCCGTGCCCAGCTCTCGCCGATCTGGTTGCCCTGGAGTTCGGCCATGTTGAGCCACATGCCGATCATGAACTGGTCTTCGGGTGTGTCGCCGATCTTTTCCGTGGCGGAGACGATGGTGACACCGCGTTCGCGGAGCCAGCGGATGAAGGAGAGGGATTCGGCGAGGTTCCGGCCGACGCGGGACAGGGCGTAGACGGCGATGACGTCGACCTGGCGTGCTTCGACCATGGCGCGGATCCGGTCGAGGCCCTTGCGGTTGAAGCTTCTGCCCGAGACGTCGATGTCGTCGTCGATGACCTCGACCTCTTGGAGGCCCTGGCGTTGGACGAGGTCACGCATGCTGGCGACCTGGACGTCCGGTGAGTGGAAGGCGTCGCCGCCACGGCCCATGAGTGCGCTGACGCGGACGTAGAGGACGGTCCGGCCGGCACTGGGGACGGATTTGAGTCGCCTACGTGGGGGCATCAGCGGATGCTTCGCAGGGGGTGGGGCCGCGGTTGCGACCGGGGTGGGTCGGCGTGGTTCATGCCGTCGATGATGCCGTCGCTGTTGCGCTGGTCGCCGTACGTCTCGATGTCCTGGCGGAGCCTGTCGATGCATCCGCAGATGCGTTCGGTGCCGCTGACGATGGCGAAGAGGACCCAGGCGGTGCCGGCGGCGGCGCGGAGTGCCGGTGCGGCGTCTGGCCAGTGGTCGAGGGTGGCGATGATGGCGGTTGCGGTGATGATTGCGGCGCCCACAAGGGAGGCGGTGCGAAGCGGGGTCACTGCCTGCTGCCCTCCGGAGGTCAGCGCGAGGCGGCGGCTCCGCCTCGCGTGTACGGCTGACCCCCGAAACGCGTGGTCCGATGTCGTCTTAACGCGATTCCACCTGTTCCAGCAACGGAACATTGTCATGGACTAACCATCTGGGTGATCTTTCAGACCGAACGTTTCTGCAGCTGGGAACGGTAAGGATCGATGAGCCGACTGGTCATTGCTCGAAGGAACTCGATGTCCTCGCGGCTCAGCGGGCTGTCGCTCCCGATCATTCTTTGCAGCTCAAGCACCAACGGGTCATAGACCGCCGGGTCCGCGTCGACCCCCGTGTGGTGGCCGGCCGCAGCGAGCAGTGCGCCATGCTTCGCCGCTACCGCCGTGTCGCGATCGACGCTTGCGGTGCGGGGGTCGAGTTGTGCGTCGATGAGTGCTGCGGCGATCCGGCCGAGGGTGTCGGTGTCGGGATTCGCGACTCCTCCGTAGATCAACCGCGTCACCGTCGACGGGCTGACGTTGGCAGTCCGGGCGAGGGCCGCCGCCTTGAGTCCGGCGTCCCTCATCTCGCGTAGGAGCCGGTACCCGAACTCGGTCGGCGTCCTGTCAGTCCGCGTGTTCCCCACGCGGAACAACACTACGGCACCACGCTGCCGAGGTATGCGCGCACCCGTGACGGCGCGCCGATTGGCTCGATCTAACGCATCCATGCCGATCACTGCCATGCGTCGGACGGTACACCAGATCTTCCGGCGCCGGAATTCCCACCGAACGGATGAACCGATTTCCTTCCGTCGACGGAACATTTCGGGTACGTTCCTTGCATGGCAAGAACAAGCGCCAATCCGGTGCATCGCCGGAACAGCGGACCGCCGAGCAGGACTTTCCCCAGGGCCGTCGTCAAGCTCCGCGGCCAAGCACTGAAGGACCTGTTCGAAGCCGAAGGCGTCAAGAGCCTCCGCGGCCAGGTCGCCGAGCTCAACCACTCGAGCATCGCCGCACTCAGCCGCGCCTACGACGACGGCGCAGTCTCCGCCTTCCTCATCGCCGCCGTCCGGCTCCGGTTCCCCCACGTCCCCTACGAGCAGCTCTTCACCGAAAGCGAGGAGTCGGCCGATGCGCGAACGCAGGCAGCCGCTTGACCCGAACAGCGAAGCCGGCAAGGCCACCGCTGAAGCCCTGACGGCATTCCTCGCATCCGTCGGTCCCCGGGTTCGCCAGCGCCGACGTGAACGCGAAGCCGCCCAGGCCGCATCCGAGCAGAAGGCCGCCTGACGTGCCCGCCGAGGACCTGCTCACCGTCCGCGAACTCGCCACCAAATGGCGGGTCAGCAAGAACGCGATCTACGCCGCGATCCGCAGCGGCGATCTCCAGTGCACGCACCTCGGCCGCGGAACGAACCAGACCCGCATCCCCGAATCGATCGCCGACCAGTACTGGCAGGCCCGGCTGGAGCCGAAGAGGCCCGGCCTTCGCGCCGTCCCGTCGGCCGCCTGAAAACGAGAGGCCCGCCGGTCGCACCCGACGAGCCTCTGCGGCACCAACCTCATCACCTCTTGAAAGGAAGGCTGGCGCATGCCTGATCGGCAGAGTACAGCCCATGGCGGATCGACCGCCACCGAAGACACCGACACGTTCCTCCGCACGCTCAGCGACATCGCCCGCGCCGGCATCGCCGCCAAGGCCCCGTGCGGCTGGTGTGGCGTCAACTGCGGCAACGCCGAGCACGACCGCCTGTACCGCATGTCGGAGACGACGTGGCGGGAGATGGCGGCATGACCGACGTCGTCCAGTTCGACTTTGAGGGCCTGACGGAATGCCGCCTGCCCGGCAAGGCGAGGCATGGCGGGTACGTGTATCTCGTCGAGTTCGTTGGCGGGATCGTCAAGGTGGGGATGACCGCCAATCCTCAATCTCGCCTCGCGAACTACACCTCCGGTGCGGGAGTCTTTGGCCCCCAGCCTCTCCGTGGGTGGCTTTCGCCGCTCCACCTCAACCCAAGGGCAACGGAGAAGATCCTGCGTGAGGTCCTGGCTGACCTCGGCAGCCCGGTCGCCGGCCGCGAGTGGTTCACCGAGGTCTCGTTCGAAGAGGCCATCAATAAGGCGTCCCTCCTGACGCTCCAGCCTGTTGACGTTGAATTCGAGACCGCGCGGGCGATCAGGGGGGGTGACGACGCCGTTCGGATGCTCGCCTCGCTTGGCGGCGGGGTTGAACAGCATTTACTCCTTAGTCCCGGACGGGATGAGCGCAGCCCTTCGGGTAACAGCGTCGAGGCCGTGGCGTACATGCTCGCTGCGGTAGACGGGATGCACGGCTTGCCGCAGGGTAGCGAGCCGGAGGTCCGCCACTTCGCAGCAGCGCGCGCTGTCCTGGGCCTCCTGGACGGGCGTCCCCTCGTGGTGTCGGCATGACCGCCCCGGCCGCCCCGATCACTCTCCGCCCGGACCCGTCCACGGTCCCCGCGACGATGACCGACTACCAGCGGATGATGGCCGAGGCGCTGTCGCCGCTGACCGAGAAGTGCGCCACGTGCGGCGAGCCGGCGGGCATCGGCTTCAACTGCCGCTCTAAGTCGGGCTACACCGTCCCGTTCCACGCCGCCCGCAAGAAGGCCGTCGCGCACCTCACCGAGGACGAGCGGATTGCCGCGTTCGGTGCCCTGCGCGCCGAGCAGAGTCGCCGTCGCGCCGCGACCGTCGCCTACATCGAGCGCGCCAAGACAGACCCCGAGGTTCAGCGGCAGCGTGCGTGGTGGAACGACCAGTTCGCCCGCATCGACGCGGAGGCCGCCGCGTCCGAGCGTGACTTCCGCGCCCGCTGCACCGACGCGCCGTTCCGGAACTCCCGGACCCACGCCGACGGCTGCACCTGCCGTTCGTCCGGGGTCGTCGAGTACACGCCCGAGTTCGCGCGGGTCAAGCGTGAGCGGGAGCGGGACGAGGCGCTGCGCGGCACGCGCCGGGTCACCGACCTCGCGCAGGTTCGGGCAATGCGGGGTGCGCGATGACCGTCATCTCCCGCCCGGTCACCCTGTATCTCGGCGGCCCGTTCGTCGTCGACGCGGAGCTGCGCTACGACACCACCGACCAGCTCGCGGTCTCACTGGTCCCGCAGGACGCGGACGGCGGTGACAACCCGTGGCAGTTCGCGCGGTCGCTGCTCGCCGACGGTCTCAAGGCGGACGCTCATGTCGTCGGCGCCGGCGGTGTCGCGTTCCATCGTCACGGCCCGCGGCTTGTCATCCGGCTGCGCGCCGGCGGCGTGTGTGGTGAGGCGTGGATGCACGCGGCCGAGGTGCGGGCGTTCCTGCGCGACACGTACCGGCTCGTTCCCGCCGGGGCTGAGGTCGTCGACTTCGGTGCGGAGCTGGACGCGATCGTCGCCGGGGGTGCCCGGTGAAGCCGCTGTGCCCGACGTGTGACCAGCCGCTGCGGTCGCAGCTCGCGACCTGCCTGAACTGCCCCAAGCCCGAGGGCGATCACGAAATGTCCCACGTGCGCAGAGAGGACGTCTGATGCGCGCGTTCACCGAGGGCATCCCCGGCACCATCGTCCTGCCCGGCGGCCAGGAGAGCGGGAAGCTCGTCACCGCCACGTGGACCCCGAGCAACCCGGACTGGGTGACGCTCGGGTTCCCGGACCGGGTCACGGAGGTCTCCCGCGACGGCTGGTACGCCGGCACCGGGGCGCCGCACTGCGAGGCGGGCGGCAGGGTCTACCCGTCGCAGTGGACCGACGTGCACTGGACGGTGTTCGAGTCCCGGGTTCCCGGCCTGCCAGTCCTGCGTTGGTTTGTGCAGACGTGGCGGGTGACGGGGTTCGTCGGCGACACGCACATCGAGATGCCGGCGTCGTGGACCAAGGATCTCGAGGACCTCAACGACGACGCGAAGGTCGACGCGTGGCTGCGCGGTCTGGCGGGTGCGGCGTGAGCACTGTGGACCTGTCGCTGCTCGCGGACCTGCTCGCCGACATGGCGAGGAGGCGTTGCGCGGACCCGTCACCGGTCCGGGACCGTTCGGAGACTGACGTCGTCGACATGAATTACCGCGTCGACCCGCAGTTCGCGACCGCGTACGTGCAGCAGCGCATCCTGCGCGCCCTGGACCGGCTCCGTCCGGACGGCGTCATCTCCGGCGATGCGGTCTCCGACGCGCTGATCGTGCTCGGCGCGTGGGCGCACCTGCAGGACCTGCGGGCGGTGAACGCGTGAGCACCTTCGACACCACCGTTGACCTGGCCCGCGCGTACCGGTTCCCGAAGCACCGCGCCCGTCGTGACTTCGACTGGTCCCGCCCCGCGTCAGCCGCGTCGCTGGTCCTGCTCGCGCTCGGCGTGTACGGCGCCTGGGCGTGGGTCGCCGGCCCGTTCCTCATCGACCTGATCGGGCTGTGGCCGACCCGCGCGGTCGGCGTCGCCCTCATCGCTGCGACCTTGTGGAGGCGCTGATGGACCGCAATCGCACGTGGGCGTGTCTCGCGCTCATCGGCTGCGCGGACGTGTTCACCGCGACGTTCTGGCCCGGCCCGCTCAACGGGCTGACCGTCGTCGCGATCCTGGCCGTCGACGCCCTGCTCGCGTTCGTGCTGCTGGGGCTGCCGAACATTGTCGCCGCATACCGCTGCCAGGCTCGGGTCCTCGCCGGGGAGCGGTGCGCCGACTGCGCGGGCGGCGCACGCGAACGGGCCATTGCCGCCGCGGAGCGCGCCAATGACGACCAGGTGTTCGCGACGATGCGAGGTGGGCTGTGACCCGCGCATTCTGGCAGCTGTTCGCGATCGTGTTCTCCGCGGTCATCGCTGGCTTGGTGTGGCTCGTCGGCTACATGGTCGACGTCGAGCGTGGCGTCGCTGTTCTCGCCGGCGCCATCGCCTTCGGTGGTCTCGAGGCGTGCATGTCGAGGTTCATCGCCCGCCACACCGACCCGGCCGATCCGGGCCTGACGGACCCGTGGGAGCACGGGCGGGAACTGCTCCACCAGGAGCATGTGCCGGCAATCCTGAACCGACAGGCCGACGCCGACGACGTGACCCGGGTGCTGTCCGCCCGTGACTTCGCCGGGTACCGCGGTGAACGGCGGTCGCTGAAGCCGGGTGGTCAGCGATGAGGTACCTCGCCATCGGGTTGGTGACCGTGATTGCCGTCGCCGCAATGGCGTACGCCCTCTACCGGGCGGCGCGCGTCGGCCGGTCCGCCCCTCCCCCACCTGCCAGTGACGGCCCCGCGCGGGCTGTCGTCAGCCGAGGCCGGCACGCCCGGGGTGATTTGCGGATCGACCCGACCGTCGAGATCACG